CTGTGGGCCAGTTGCACCAGTCAAACCTGTTGCTCCAACTCCACCCTGTGGGCCAGTTGCACCAGTCAAACCTGTTGCTCCAACTCCACCCTGTGGGCCAGTTGCACCAGTCAAACCTGTTGCTCCAACTCCACCCTGTGGGCCAGTTGCACCAGTCAAACCTGTTGCTCCAGTCGCTCCAGTTGGTCCACCAGCAGGTCCGGTGGGCCCTGTACCCCCCGTCGGACCCGTTGCCCCCGTTGGTCCGATTGGAAGTACGAAGTTGAAAACTGCAGCACCAGATGTGCCGCTGTTCGTAACAACTCCGGTTGCCCCACCAGTAGTTGTCCCTACGGCGACTGTTGCCGCGATACCAGTTGCGCCAGTAGGTCCTGTTGCTCCCGTTACGCCTGTTGCTCCCGTTGTGCCCGTTGCTCCTGTTACTCCGGTTGGACCAGTCTGACCCGTGGCTCCTGTTAAACCGGTTGGTCCAGCAGGACCAGTAGAGCCAGTTGCTCCTGTTGCGCCCGTAACTCCTGTAGGTCCTGTAGGTCCTGTAGCGCCAGTCGCTCCAACACCAGTAGCACCCGTGACACCAGTAGGACCAGTAGGGCCCGTAGGTCCACCTGCAGGTCCGGTCGCTCCAGTCGGTCCTACGGCACTTAATGGTTGTGGTCCAATTTCAACCCATGACGAATCGTAATAAATAAAAGTCTTACCTGTGTCTGACTCAAACCACAAATCCCCTGGAGATGGCGATGGCGGTGCAGTGTCAGAGATAATTATCGAAGATGAGTCAGCGGGTGCGCTAATCCATTTCGTTCCATCAAATTGAAGAATGTCACCAGCAGATGCTGTGGAAGGCTTAGGAACGTACGCGTCAGGGCGTTTTTTTGTAGACCCAAAAACTATCAGCTCTTTGAAAAACTCGTCAGTAAACGTACACTTGACTACATCACCAACAGAATAAACACTCGTCTCAGTTGTATTCATTGGCATTAATGGTCCATATGAAAGACCAAGACTTGGAATGCGTACAGTAATTAATCCCCCGGGCTTTACTGCTGTGACGGTTGCCGAATAAAACCTGCCTTCTGCCAGTGCAAAAGACGCAGCGTTGTGTCTATTGATTACTCTTGGATTATTGTTCCTACTCATTATAAAGCCACCCATATAGAGTCGGCACTACCTGGCGTATTGGGGATTAACCATTTTTTATTAACGTAAGTAGGAAAACGCTTATTCACTACTAGTTCTTGTTGCCAATGAAGAAGCCACGCGTAATCACGAGCGTTTTTTTCGGCGTCGAATTTGGTAATCCCCCTGATGATTCCTAAGTGATAAGCTGACCCAGCTTCAATAACTTCTAGTGCTAAATACCTGGAGACTACTTCTGCTGACGTTTTTTTAATTGCTAAATTTGTATCAGGGTCTGTCCATATTGTTGGAAGCAGTATTCCTCGCCACTCACTTCCATACTGAACAAGATGGGTTATCGAGTTTAGCGTTTCTATTCCCTTGTTGTTTACACTACTAATAGGATGTGCTGGACGATTGTATAAATCAATATTGCCTTGAACTATCAAAGTGTCTACGTCATTTGTGCTATCCGCCCCCTTTACTCCGCCAGTAATTTGATTTTTGTATAGAGGGTATGTTTTTGTGAGATTTGCGTAATGCATCGCTGGGTATCTGTCCAATCCGGTATCGATTGTGGGTAAAGGCAGTATCCTGCTGTCAAGAGAAGGTTTATTTATTGGTTTTCCAGAAGCAGATTTTGATTCCGATTTAACGGTTTGTATTTTTTTATTTCCTTTTCCTGGGTTTACCCCAGGTATATATGTTTGTGCGTATTTTTCTCCAACAGGAAGCGTTCTTATTTTTTCAAAATGACCTTTGCGTTCATCTCTGGCTCTTGTCCTAAAAGAAACACTCACTGAATCGGAAACCATTTCATTAAATGAAACTTCCGTAATTAAGTAGTATCCAGACATATTGTTTACTGTTCCAACATAGGCTGTCATGCCGGGTCGTAACTGTGTTCCATTAATTCTCATGACAGTACATGAACCGTCGGCAGCATAGGCATCATTGTCAGATTTTGTGATTGTCGGATATTGAGCCAATAAAAATTTACCAGGTTTTCCAACGTAATTAGCAGAATGGTTAGGGAACTGCAATGGCACAAATCTGAGGGTTTCTTTTCTCTTTGGATTAGGATTTTTCTTTGTCTTAGGTATCTGCTTGGGGTATATTACGTCTGTGCCCCAGTTGTTCATGAGCCATTTCTCTGTGCCAAAAACTAAGAATCCATCCACTTCAAATAATACAAACTGAGCATCACTGGCTAGTCTTTTCATTACATCCCATAAGGATTCGGCCTGAGTTGACCCTGTGGCTTTTGTTATGGTTTTTGCTTTATTGGTCTGCTCAGCATGAACTTTTAGTCCATATTTTAGAGCTGCATTCTTGATGAATGTGGTTCCGTTCCCTTTTATGGCAGAAGGTTTTTTATCTCTCTTCATTTGTTGAATAGCTTTTGTATAACATTTTATTGAATAAATTACGCTTCCGCCAGAACCTTGAGCTACTGTAATGTTTGCCATCTCAAATAGTTGACGTATAAGTTTTACTTCTCCAGTTTGGCTATTGATTTGACCTATTGTTTGGGTCTCATAAATAACATCTCTAGCAAGAGTAAAGTAATTTTTTTTTGACATTGCCATACCAACGTCAACTATGTCAAAGGACAATTCAGAGGCCATTTCCATGTTGTAGCTAACGCTTGCTGACACAACAAGTTCAGATATATCAGTAAATGAACCTTTATCAACATTGGGCAAGTCTGCTATCATTATTTTCGACGAGTAAAGACCACGAGACTCACTTGGTCCTTTCCAATCGGGTATTGTTGGGATGCTTGCGGCCATATTAAGGTGGTGTACTATCTACAACTTGAGTGCCAACAGACTCGATTGTAGTAAACCCGGTTGTGTCAAGAATGGCGGGGATAGTATCGGTTCCGTTAGTGGTTCTTCTTCTTGGTGCAATACTGTCTGGTGTGAGTTTTGGCATGACTATTAGCTGTATTCCGCTCAATGGTATCTCTTGAAGAGTAATTGAAACAGTCGCTCTATTTATCTTACCCAGTGAAGATTGTGCATCGGTACCATTGCTTCTTTGTGCTGAAGTAATAGATAAATCAGCAATAACAAAAACCATCTGTTTTGCTTTATCGTCTTTATAAAAACTTAATTGTTCTGCAAACATGTTATCCAGGCCAGTTAAAGCTACGGGATAAGGCCTGGACGCCATTTGTCTTAATTTTTTCAATTCATCATCACAGTTCGAAAATAAATTCAAATTGTCTCCAACAACAAAATCAAAACTAACTTTCATCAGTTTAAAGTTTCTAAAATCTACTAATGGCGTATTGTTAACTCTATCTATTTCAGTCCATTCAGCCCCTATATTGCTGTAAGTGGCATTGTTTGGACGGTATTTAAATTCATATGAAACAGAATCCGATTGTCCTGATTTGTTTGTAAATATTTGAGTCATTGTTGCGGCTTGTGAAGCCGGTGAACTACTTACGGCTGTTGATGTAAGAACAGAAACAGTTTTAACTGTTGCTTCAGCTATTGAGCCGACTTTTGCTAGTAATTTATCTGCGCCTATATTTGCTTTTTTTGCAATTGCTTCTGTCCCTGCAGCTTTAGCTTCGTTTGAGTTTATTAATGCTGTTGCAGATGGTGTCGAATATCCAGCAGACACCAACTCGCGTATTTTTGCAAGTGTAAAGTTCGCTAAATTTATTTCTTGAGCGTCTCCAGTAAATGAAGACCATGCTCCAGAGTTAAATAAATCTGGGTCCGGTAACATTTGTAGGGCATCTGTATTTTCCAGTGCATAAAATCTTTTTAATTGAGGGTGAAACCAGAACTGTGCCCACGGCGTAGAGGTGTCATCTAGACGTCTCCATTTGTGTATAAGGTTTGTTCTATATGGATTTTTTGATTCTGGATAATTGGTATCAGTCCAGTGAAACAAATACTGAGTGCATTCATATGCTGCATCTGAATAAATTCGTCTTTCCCCAACTGGGAAATCGTAAGATTTTAATAAGTTTTTATTTGGGGCAGCGATTAGGGCAGGTCTTTTAGAATCAATATCATTCCATGCATATTCATCCCCGTATGTATATTCAATATATAAAGCATCGGAAGGCGTAATACTGGTGTATGGAAACCAGTAAGTCTTTGATATTGGGTTCTCTAGTGTTGGTGCCGGATAAAGAGAATAATCAGTTGGAAACTCTGGAGCCCGGTTTGTTGTAGTCTGGCGATACCTTTTTTTGATTGGATAATGCTTGCGCAAGCTACTTGGGTCAGAAGATGTATAACCGACCGTAATTAACAGTATGTCTCCATATGCCATTATGAACGCTCTCTTCCGACCCTGTCTTCACGACGTATGTGAGACATTACTTCAGAAGCTATTTCTTGTGGCGAATGCTTTGCGCCATTTACGTGGATGTTGTAATGGTTTGTTATTGGTGCGCCAATCTGGCCTCCGGCCTGTCCAGACGGAGCAACTGTTGAGTTCAAGTTTCCTGGACCTGGCACTACGTGAAGATGTCTAGTTGCCATGCTTCCGTGGAATTCGGCAAAACCACCATTTGCATGAACAAGCTTGGAGTAGGCCCCAAGGTTTTGTCCGGTCAAGTCATAGGCAGCGCCAGTTGCGTGGTCTGAACTTGGTGAACCAAGGTTGGTTGTTCTGAGAGATGAAGTTATTTGACGCGTACCAGTCAACTGTGAGTTCATTGCCTGATGGCGAGCCATTGTTTGTGACAGTTTGCTTGTTGCTGTATCGCCAATGTGTCCGCCACGAGGTGATGAAGTATCACCATCTGGCATCAGTCTCATGTCGTCGCCGGTTCCGGTAACTTTAAGACCCCTAGCCCACCATTCGGGGACCCCCGTAAGTGGACCCTTCATGAATTCCTTGGCAGACTCATTAAACAACGTTATGGCATCGTCCATGCCCGCTATTGCCGGTTTAAGTCCAGCAAGTGTGTCATATACGCTGTTGGCTAGGGCGGCGTCCGTACCCGAGGTTTGAGATGTTATGGATGTTTGAATTCCGGCATTTGCAAGGATTTCTTCTACTGCGCCTGTTGTTTGGAACTTTTTAAATTTCTTAAAATTGTTTTGTTCAACCGCGCGTTTTCCCTTTCCACTCATGGTGTTTGTATTAAGGGTACTCATGTCTTTTATTAATTTTTCTATTTGAGCATCATCCATGCCGGCAATAGAAGTTTTAATTGCGTCTATGTTCCCCGAGAACCCCTTCTGTCCTAGTATGCCCTGGATTTGTGTGGTGTACTGGTCAGCGATTCCTGTTTTTATCTTGGCATCAGCTTGCTGCTTGAGTGGGTTGTTGGTGAAAAAGGCTTCTTGGCCTGCAAGTTCTTGTCCAGGAGCAAAAGCTAGGCCACCGCCAGTTGATACTTTTTTACCCGTTTTGGGGTCTATCGTTGTTGATGGGCCAATCAGTTTTCGACTTGCTATGAATGCCTTGCCCGCATCGCCGCCTGCTGCAGCAAGTATCTGAGGATAAAAAGTCTCCATGTACGAGTTGACAGCTTCTGTCTTTGATGTGGGACTTCCTCCCGCACGCAAGGTATCTCCCAGCCCTCGAGAAGATTTATTAATAGTCTGTGTTGCTTCTCTGGCTTCTCTTGCTTTTTTGAAAACGTCACTACCTGACAGAAATACGTCAATAATGGCATCGTTGAGTTGCACAGAAGTACGAACCATATTGTCTGTGAATTTTTTAAGAATGTCGTTGTAGTCTTTGGTGGCGTCATAAAGGTCAAAGCCCATCTCCCGCGCCATTTTTTCAAGCTCAGGAGCACTCTTTCCCGTGGCCTTTGTCAGTAAGTCCATTCGTTTGGTTGTTTGGGTTTGAATCATTGCTAGGTTTCTAGCCTCTGTGCTGTCTCCCATCAGTGCTTGTATTGCATGAGCTGGTGCTTCTAGTTGAGCTTTGAATTGTTCTGGAGTTATGTCCCCAAGTAAACCTTCTTTTTTAAACCGCGTAAGCAATTTACGATTTTCTGCCTGGCCTTTTTTGCCAATGAGGTCAGACTGTTTTCCTCTTAGTATACTTTGCTGCGCGGCGTTATTGGTTGTATAAAGGTCTATACCAAATCGTTTTTTTACTTCATCTACCATTTGAATGTTAGTAAACCCGGCTTGACCTATTTCTGTGTCATACGTTGCACCAACATTTGATTTTACCAAAGCCTCTGCATTGTAAAGATTTCCTAGTCCAGGAGTGGTGGATAAAGCTATATTTTTCATCTCCTCCTGTTTTTTAACCATCTGTCCGGCTATATCTTGAAAAGCTCCTTTCTGACCTTTCAATGATTCTCCAGCGTTTATTTTTTTGACGTTTTGTTCGTAGTCGTACGCAGCTGCACGGCCTATGGATTTATAGAAACCATCCATAGTTTGCTTAACGGATTCTTGGGCAGCTTTTACCGTCATTCTTCCTTTATTTACAGCTCCACTAATTCCACCAAAAAGTCCACCAACGAGCGCACCAATTACTGCTCCTTGGGCACCAAACTTTGCACCAAGAGCGGCTCCACCCATGGCACCAGCGGCCATTCCCGCTCCAGCACTCTTGGCTTTCATTGCTCCGCCAAGACCAGCGACAGCAAGACCGAGTAGTGGGTCTATCTGGCTGACCGTTGCGCCGAGAGCCATGGCCCCACGCATTTCTTCGGGAGCGTACTGGCTGGCTAAACCAAGGCCGAGGCCAGTACCCATCTTCCCGCCAAAACCTTTTTGAAATTTATTTACTTTGGAACCAAACTTTGTCGTTGGTCCTCTATTGATTTTGTTCTTAGCTCTAAATTTTTTAAATGCTGAGTAATCACTTCTGGCGTCTATTTGAGCCCTTGCTGCACTTGGGTCAAAGTATCCACCGGTTTCCGGGTCAATAGCTCCAGATTTTGAAAAAGCTATCGCACCTCTATATCCAGCAACCCCCTTTCGCACAGTTCTGCCGGCTTTGTTTATCTTTTGTTTAACACGTAATTTTGCGCGTTCCATTTTTTCAGCATTGAGATTGTTTCTGTCTTCTATTGACAATTTTCCAGGTGGGGTTAATGCGTCAGTTGCTGATTCCCCTCCTCTTTCTAACCGGGTCATAGAAAGAGCATCGAGATAAGAAGATGCTTTCGGGGTTACGGCAGCTTCTTTTATTGCCTCACTTCTTTTTTTTGACTGCTCAATTAGTTGCTTATTACGCGCATCCCGTTCAAGGAAAGACCGTTCCGTGTCTCGTCTGTTCATGTTTATGGCGCTGCTTACATAGCCGCTAAATTTTCCGCCATTGTAATTTTTTAAGTCCCTTATTGTGCCGTATCCAGCCTCGTAAGGAAGTGCTGCACCAGCGCCAGCTAGTCCGCCTTTGGGGTGAATCATGTCCATTTTTCCAGGCTTGTCTGGAGAAGAGGAACCGGTAGTTTTGAAACTAGTGGCGTCCTTTGATGCTTCAGCAAGGGTCTTCTTGTGCCCACTTGATAGCTTGTCGGCAGCTGCGGTGCTTGTAGCAGCTGCACTAGCTTGAGGTGTGGTTCCTGGACCAACTCCTGTTGCCCCATTAACGTTTACCTGAGTAGCCGTTACCTGCATTACATTGGGATTCATTACCGGAACTTTTGGTGAAAAACTTCCTTGAATTTTTCCTAGTTGTTTTGAAGCTATTAACCCACCAAATATTGCAGCAAACCCTTGATTGAATCCCTTATCTGCCACCATTCCAAATAGTGAAGACATGAGTTTTACTACCATTGTTACGCCACTAATTAAGTCGTTTATAAATGGAAGCATACTAAATATGACTTTTTTAACGTCCGAGAACAGTTTTGACACCGCATCTATTAGCCCTGCAACTTTTGTTCCCGTCTCAACAACATGAACTTCGTTTGCCTGAAGTAGTTTATTGAATTGGCCGAAGTTGCTTGCTCCCTTTTTAATTGAGTTCCATACTGGTTTAAAAGCACTTTCAATTACTTTTGCACCATCTATAAATGGGCGAAGATAATCAAGAACCCTATTCCATCCTCTTCTAAAAGAAGTCCACCAATCGGACAAGCCGGTCATCATTCCTTTTGATTTTGGAAGGTATTCTCTTACCATTTTTACAAAAAAGTTACCGACTTTGTCTACGGCGCTTACAAATCCGTCAAGAAAAGTTTGGGTTCCAAAACTTGAACTAACTGCAGCCATTATCCTTGTAATATCTTTGGTTATTATCCCAAATACTTTTGCAAAAGACTCCTTCAGGGGTGCAAGCATCTCGTCACCTTGGTCTGCAAATTGACCCTTAATAAGTGTCATGTAGCCTTTTAGCTGGCTAACAAGAGTGCTATTTACTGCAGAAAATTGTCCAGTAACTCCACCTTTTTTAGCGGCTTCGCCAGACATGATAAAGTCTTCAAAGTCTTTTTTTGACTTTATGTTTTTCCCTTTAAGCGACTTCTTTGCTTCCTCACCAAGCTTCTTATACTCCGTAGTTACTTGAGAGAGTGTTTTTTTCTTGTCAGCAATTGTCTGCATAACTACAGAGACCTGTTCTAAGCCTTTTGCTGGGTCCTGACCAGCGGAACCAAAATCCATAAGAGATTTAATCATTGGCTTAGAAGCGTTAATTTGGGCAACACTCATTTTCTTGGACATGTTTCCATATGCTTTGTTGAGGGCTTCAACACCAAGAGTTGCAAGGTCTACATCGCTCTGGAGGTTTCTCATACCCATTTGTGTTTGAGCCATGCCTGAGCCAAATGCTGCAGCACCTTTTCCTCTATATGCAAACATTGCTGCTTGCTGTTCTCGAATAGCAGCAGATGCGGCGGAGAGCGCTACCGTAACTCCCGCGACACCAACAGAGACCATTTGCATAGCGCCGTTGTAAGCTTTCATTATGAACTGACCGCTTGCAAATAAAGCGTGAATACCTAGCATTGCGACGCTAAAAGCCGCCATTTCTACTATCGCACCTTTTAGGGCTAAGGTGATGAATTTACTTACCCCTTTGCCGAACATTTTTACGCCTTTTTCGACGTCATCGAGACTTCTCTTAAAGGCCGTTAGTCCTTGAGCGTTTTTTTTAGCCATTTGGCTTATTCGGTCCCCAGAAGAAAACCTTTTATCCATTTGCTCAAGCGCCTTGAGCTCCGTCATGGCTTTCTTGAGACCACCCGTACGGGCGTCAAAATCGACTATAACTTTAAGTTTTTCGTCAGCCATTACGTCTCCGGTGATTTTTAAGTCACGTGAGTGTAAAAGTTGTCAAGCTATAAATCCGGATTAAATCTACGGATTCTGAGTCTTTGACTTACGCTCTTGCTCTTCGCGGTCGTTACTTATAACTTTAGCACAGGCCAAAAGTAGTATCCAGTCAGTTTCTTCTAAATCTAGGAACGTAAGTGGATTCTGATTAAATAACTCGCCCAGCCTTGCAGCTGCCATTAGGCCGGAATCTACGACTAGTTCGTCGAAGACTCCTTCGTAGGGTCCACTGCTTCGACCGAGTCTGAGTATCCAGCAGCATCAAGAATTGCAAGTGCTGCAGATTCGATGTGTGGGTCTACTCCAAATAGGGCTCTAACAGCATCAGGAACAGGACGTGTTGTCTCTGTCATTTCAAGAATCAATGGGTGAGCAAAATTAAGAAAATTTCCACCCTCATCGAATACTTCTTCGTCGTCAATATAAATACCAGTTGTTGTGTGACCAATTACCAAACAAGCAAACTTGGTAGCGTCTAATCCGTTTCGCGTGTCTTCTCCGGCATTTTTACGCCAGTTGCGCATTTGTGTTTGTGTAATATTTGGACTGACCTTAATGGCCACGCCAGGGCGTTCTGTTACGGGAATAAGAACAGCACTTCGTTCTACTTTTTTGCGAACGATTGAGCGCAACTTGTCTAGTTGTGTCTCTTCCGGACCTGTGGACATGCCTGAAGGGCTGAATCCAGCATCACGGAGCTGTTTCTTGGCTACAGGCTTTACTTCGTCCGTGCCGTCTTCTTGTACTGAAATTGGTGAATCACTCATACGAATGAAACTAGCACATCATTATCACGCCGTAGCGCAACTACCTATTATCTAGGAGTAGAGGTTACGTCTGAGATTGCGAAGGTAAGAGCAAATGTAGCTGGGGCACCAGATGACGAGTCGCCGTCTGGCTCAGTGATTCCAACAAGGAGGGCATCGTAGTAGAAGCGGTCGTTGGTTGGGTCTTTGATGTCACAGTCGTAAACAGATACCGTGATGTTGTAGTAAGCAACACCTACGTAACGGCGCAACTTCTGAATTTTTTCACCAATTCCCGAAGCTGTTGAAGCTGGGTTCATGTCGTCGTCATAGTGAGCGGTAAGCGTAATGTCACCGATTTCTGACGGAGCACACAATACCGTAGGTCGACGACTTCCGCCTTCGTAGATTTTCTCTACAGAAGCAGTGATTTCGCCACCAGAAACTTGTGCAAAACGAAAACCGTTCCATACTGGCAAGTTACCTTGAACATTTGACTGCTGTTTTAAATTGTTAACAAAGTTACTTGGAACAATTTCCGCAAGTACTTGTCTCTGTGCAATTTTTGACATTGGGTTACTCCTCTATCAGACCACTGATGTTGTTAAGTTTGATTTGACGATATCGATTTCAATCTTGTCGCCAACGCTGCTTACTCTTACTCCGACTTTAGCCTTTACGAGGCCAGTCTGAAGTTGTGCAGCAGGGTTGATTGTGGTGTCGCACTTAACGGTGTATCCGTTGTCAAGTTGCTTGCCATTGACGTTGAATGCTGGGTAAAGCGCACCAAGGTCACGCATACCAGCAAGAATTACAACTATACGAGACTCAATGCTTGCAAAGATTGTATTTCTTCCGTCGATTGTACTGAAAACAAGGTCCTCAAGTGAACGGTAGCACATTGTGACGATTGAGTTTACAACGTCTTGCTGTGTGATGTGACGGAAGTTGTCCGTATCTACTGAGCATGAACGTGCTCCGTAGATTCTCACAGTGTTCTGAATGACGCGAATTGCATTGACATAGTTTTCGTCAAGGTCATCGCCGGTTACTTTGCTTATTTCTGCCTTGATTCCTGTAACAAACTTTGCTACTGACAAGAGACCAGCAGCTGGAAGATGTGGTCCAGTCTGGTTGTGGGCAACTGCGCGTTTTGCGGCAGCATATCCAACTGGAGGGATAAAGCGAGTGATTCCAGCGGTTGCTGTTGGAACCTCTATCCAAGGATAGAAGATTGCTGCATGTTCTGCATTGTCTTCTGCTTGGATAGCGAGAGCCTTGGCCTTGACGCTTGCTGTATTTGCATTTTCTGTGTCATACAAGAAAGCAACTCTGCTGTATGCATTTGCATGAGCAACAAGAGCGTTAGTTACTGTTGAGCTTGAGTCTTCAGCACATGCAACCACTCCGGTTCCGAGGGCGTCGTTAAAGGCTTCAAGGCTTGCTACGTAATCCGCGACAATAATAGCATCTCTGTCATCATCACCGGCGCTCAATGCTGAGGCAGTTGATACTTCAGGTCGCGCGATTGTCGCATCAATAACTTCAGCAGAAACATAACGAGCAGCTATGGAGCTGAGGTTTATTCTGCCAACTGCTTGAGATACAGAACTGACAGTTCCGGTTGTGTATTTGAGAACACCCGAATACTTGATATCAATCTTGAAAGTTGAAGCTGTTGGGTGAGTAACGTCTACTGTCACGTTAGAGCTCCATGCGCCTGCTCCGTTTGCTGTGAGTGCGATGCAGTCATCTCCACCTACTCCGCCTTCGTTGAGACTGAGGGTTCCTACTGTTGCATCAGAACCTACTACGCGAGAAACGTAAGCACGGGTTCCGCCTTCTTCAAAGAAAGTTTCGATTGTTGGGTGCAAGTTAGAATACGAAACGTATCCACCGAATGTGTCTTCGAATTCAGCAAGACTTTCAACCATTACGGCTGTACCTGCTGGACCTCGCTCGGCTTTGCCGGCTACGAAGAATTGTGAAGACTCGCGGACCGTCGCTGTCGATGGACCTGTTCTAACTGAAGTTGAGATTACTACGCCTGGCATAGGACCTTCCTGTTTCGGATTAGGGGGAATACCGTATGTGATTTCAATTGTACAGAGGCTGTATTAATATTCTGTGCAACTATCTATTTAACTTATTCCAAGAGACTTTTAAATAAAATTTCAAGCTATAGGACAGGAAGTTCCTGGCCTACACCAACAGATGTGGTATCTACATCTATCTCACCGATGGTGCCTTGGTCTTGCCTATCAACAACTTCATCTATTTCAAGCGTGTAACCGATGTAAGCACCAGACATAACTCTGTCACCTTTTAGCAAAGTAATGTCTGAAAACTCTTCTCTAAAAGTCCCCTCATCTATTAACGCTCTGAAGTTGGTGCGAGCATCAAATGCCTTTAAGCATGGGTAGTCAAGAAGGGCTGAGCGCACGACAGTAGTAAGTCTGTCCCTCATTAGCCCACATGCTTCTGAACCCTCTGTACGGACCCATATGTAGGTTCTCATTGAATAGGAGATTCGGTAGAGGGGATTATTCCCCTCAAAACCAATTCTTGTTAACTGATTAGTAGAAAGCACCGTAGTTATCACTGACGGCCACCTATCTATTGCTAACGGTTCGTGGATTATGAACTGTTCAGGGTCTGGGAGTTCACGACTGTCAAGACCCCACCCATTTCTGTACGTAATAAGCCGTAGTGGCATATCCGTGGAAAGGTAGCTATTAACGTACTGTTTGGCATAATGAGAGCCATTCATTAGCTCAATCACGTAATTTTACTGCCTTCCATAATGTAGGTGCTGGCTTTCTTGCCGAGCTCCCTATCAAAGTCGCGAGGTACGAAGACTATAGGACGCGCAACCATGTCTCTTGTTCCATATTGATGGAACTTCGCTATTTTTGAGTTAACACTGTAGGTTCCACGCATGTCTGAAATGTCGTCATCCATATGTGTTACCGCAGCAAATAGGCCACCGGTCTGCACGAGTGTTGGTTCTCCTGGAAAGTGGGCCATCTTCCATGCTCCATATTTTGGCGTAAGTGGGGCCCATCCGCCTCTAAGCATGGCTAAAGCCGACATTGCCCCCATCGTGGTGAAGTTCTCGCCTAGTGCGCGTTCTAGGTGTCCTCCGGCCCAATGAAGAACGGGTCTCATATTGTGAGCCCTGTCGTGCATTCCATCTAATCTGTCTTTGACGTCTTCTCCATGAACACGAACCTGAATTCTTACTTCAATGTCCGCCATGACCTATACCCGAACTCTGCGGTATCTTCTCACAGACGATAGTTCCGAATCTAAAAATCCTGTTGACGTGACGGAAACGCCTCTTGGGTTTAGGTCTTTTACGCCAACTACGTCATCGTGCATATTTTGCATTTCTCTTGTCGCTGCACGGAGTATCAATAACTTAAATACTGGAATGGCTGCACCATCTAGGCCTGCAGTATAGGTAATCGTAACCCTATCGTCGGCATAGCCGTAGTAATAATCAAGGCCATAGACGCGCTTCGTGTAGTCCTGTTCTTCTACCAATACTCGGTCTGAGCCAAATAATGGCTTAACGCGAACTTCCAAAATCTCCACAACTGGAGAGTTCTTGAGGTAAATGGTTGGAGGCGGATATGCCCATGTGGTTGAATCTATAGAATCAACAGTGGTATACGAGTTCATGAGCCCACCACTACTGCGCATGGTCGTCAAGAAGCTCCCCATGGGTAGACCTGTATGGTTAGACGGAAGAACATGCTCTTCCTCAAACTCGGTGACCTCAATAGGTCGACGAAGGTAGCCCTCCAGTTCGCTCTGAAGTCCAGCGAGGATTATTTCTGCCGCATCTTCCTGCCGAGCAGTGAGGGAAATATCCATGTATGTCTTTATGTCATTGATGCCAACAAGCATGAATTCCTCGAGTCAATTGATGCAATAAATTGCAGATATTAAATTTTATCATCTATCTGCCACCACGCAGACTAGCAACCTTTGCTTGACCACACAGCGCCTTGGGTGTAGCCTTCACGCATGACCACCACACCGTTCTCCAGAGAAGAAAAACGTCTTGCAACTATTGACGTAATGAACCACGTTTGTGAGGTGTTGTTTTACTTCTTCAACGAAGAACAGGAAGACCTTGCTGGAGACGATGCAGCACTGGCTGAATTTGTTGATTACATGTGGGATATATCAATATCCTCAATGGCGGCAGTAGGGCTAAGTATTACTGGAAAGAACGAAGATGGTTCTTATACCGCTATTTTAAAACCCGTAGACAGCGTTAAACAATTTTTAATAAACGAAGACTTTGCTATAGAAGGTCAGCCATTCTATGAAGACATGGTTGAAGACGTTGTCGAAGGCTACGACCCGGAGTTGGGTGATGTTGAAATAAACCTCGGCCTGCACGAAAAAAAACTGCTAGGCGACTAGTTACTTTTTCCTTTTTGTAGGCTTAGTTGACTTCTTTGGTCCAGGAGGCTTCTTTGGTCCGCCACGGCTACCTTGGTTTCTGCGAGCCACGGACGATTGCTTTGGTGGTCTAAGCGAGCCTGTCTTGGATAGGCCAGCAGCTGCCCGACCTAGTGAACCTTTACTTACATTGGCAACACCAAGATTGTCGATAGATTCCTGACTATTGCTTCTTACTGTTCTTCCTTGGTAGCTAACCCCTTTTTTAGCTGCACGTGCCTGTGCTGCATCATGAAGCGCTGCAAATCTTTTAGTTTTGGTTCTTCCCAAGTAAGATGCACCTCCGCTTGAGGACGAATCCAATCCACGAGATACTTTATTATCACTTCTTCGTAAGTGTTCAGCCGCGATTTCTCGCTGACGTATTTTGCCAGTACGTGCATTTTTAGCCATTTTTGAACGTTTGTACGCTTTGCCTCTAGTGCTTTTTCCGTACGCGCTATATTGCGCTAGTTTGCCCATGTCGCCGAACTTGTTCTGGTCAATATCTGCACGTGATACGCCAAATATTCCATCAGCCAAACTGGCAAGTTTGTCTTTATTGCGGCTTTCTTTTGCCGTGAGTTTTTTGCCTTTTTTCTCTAAATCACGCTGGCGCTTGTTAATAGATACAAGGTTATTCATAATATATGCGGCATCATCAGCAATGTCTGGGCCGTAGCGTACACCTGGCATATTAAACTCCTTATGGTTATTTAAAATATACCATTAAAAGGTGTTAACTAACGGTCAGCATTTGGGGGGCGTTCAATAATTACGCTTTCCCCGCTCTCTTTTCCAGATGGCGCTTCTATCGGAATCCATGCTCTTGCATAGTTGTGTTCCTTGATTTTGCGAGCTTTGAAGATTGTCCCGTCAAGCATTAAGGCTAATTCTTCGCTTCTCATGCATAACATTGCTTCAAAATCGTCTTTGCCGTATTTGCCAGAACGTTTAACTGTTCTAATTATCTGTGAGGTTTTGGCGGCAACCATCTGGGTGTGTCCGCGGTTTAATCTCAAATGGAGCATCATTGCGTCCATTTTGTCTAAGTCGTGAAATACGGCTGGGACGAGACCGTCTGAATGGTCAAGTATCTGTCTAATATTCATAGCCAGAAGGACTCGCTCTGACCCGTCTATAATTTCCCTAGTGCTTGTTCGTACATGGATTGGCTGTATGAACCCGTATTGCGAGAGGGAAGCAGAGACAACAAGCATCTCTGGGCGTAGTAAATACGTAGCTCTCCAGTCAGGTATAACTAAAGTTCTTGGGTCAACGTATTCGATATCTAGCTTTGTCATAGGTTTTCCTCTAGTTCTTCTTCTGCGGCTCTGATTGTATAGGCCCTTGTCTTGGGGCCAACCGGCGTAGGTGAGTTAACGTCTATTTCGTTAAGCATTAGATTTCTGATAAGCCACGACACCGGATACCCGTGTGGGTCCGTGAGGTGTTTTTTCCTAAACTTGCCTATATAGACACGTGCTTCCATTTGACGCCGTGAACCAACCAAGTAATCATCAACAAAAGCTGACGCTCCGTCAAACCCGTGGCGAGCGTAACTAGCAATAAGTTTCTCAACATCAAACTCTGGCCACAGTCGGCGCTGTGCATCTATGTATGGAAAGCATTCGTAGAGCCTGTCGTAGAACTCTGGCTCCGTTGCAATCACGTCACCAATTCTTCTAATGGCAGTTGCATGAAGCGGAATTCCGATTCTTGTATTGCTCCCGGTGGCGGCAGCTAAGTCGTAGTACTCACAGTAAGGAGCACCATGCTCTTCAATGATGAACTTGAAAACGTCATTCGTGTTCCAGTCATAAATGACTTTTGCAAACTTGAGAGGTATTCCTTTTTTGAGCTTGTATGGAGTGTTGATGTAGTTCTCATGAAGCTTCTGAACAATAGAGCGGTAACGAATCATTGACTCGCTTGCTCGTACTCCAGTAAGGAAGGCTACGTTCCCCTTCTTCCCCTGCATGGTGTAGTAGTCGGTTTGTTCAGGAAGAGACACACTGTGAGTTAAACCAAAGTTCTTCCCAGTTATTGCCCACTCAGGCATGTCACGAACCCAGCGGTTCTGCTCGAATCTTTCTTGACTCCAAAGAAGAGTAGTAATGCGGTGTCCAAGAACCCATATCTCCGCAGGGTATGGAAGGCAGTACCATTCCATATCAACCCAGTCATAGTTTCTAACCATCTCTACATACTTGATGGTTGCAGGACTAACCATTTCTTCATCGCGAAAGATTACTTTTACTGGACCTAATCCGCGTTCTTCATGTACCTCTTTGGCGAGTAAAAGAATTGCAGTGCTGTCCTTGCCTCCAGAGAATTGAACGCAAACCGTATCAAACGTGTCGTAGACATGCCTTATCCGCTGACGCGCAGCATCAACACAGCTCATATCTAGAAACATTCTTTGGCGGGTCATTTAGTATTTTGCAATCTGTGAAAGTCTTTGTATCTCGGCCTTGGCTTCATTATAAAGAGACCTAAGTTGTCTTAATTCGCGAGCTTCTTTGCTCTCATAGAACGGATTGTTTTCTTTTTTCAACACAAGAGTTGCGTAACCTTTTTGTAAAGGCACCCAATTCTCGCGCATGTGCTTAAACCACGCGTCTCTATCTGCTTGAGACATTTTCCCCCAAACAGTAAACGTTGTTCCTATTTCGCCTTCGCTACCGATAGCCATTAAATCTCCGTATGTTGTTGAATAAAGTCAATCAATCGTTCTGCGGTCGTTGTACCTACTACTGCGGCATCTGATTTGAGCCACTTAATGAAGTCGTACCAAGTTCTTTGCTGGTCGTGATTATCGAATACGATTGTGTACTGTACGACAGCTTGAGGAGCAGAGCCCGGAGAAACCGTAGTGGAACCACGAGTAACTGCATCGTTCTGGTCCACTCCAGCACGAGCATTGATTTGTTGATTGCCATCCCTGTCTCGCGTTATTGAGACGTTATTCATGTCTATTGATGCTTTTGGTCGTTCTTCATCTTCATCACGTTCTTCGTAACTACTAAAGCTATCCACCCTTGAAGAAGGTGAGAATCCATTGCCGGCAAATTCGTTATTGGCTACCATCGTTGGTGCTGTGTATGACCCACCAGACACAACTTGGTTATCTTCACGGATTGAACGCTGCTCTATTTCGGCAACTTCGTACTCGTCCCATCCAAGCCCTTCTATGAGTTCCGGATAGAATTCATTTATCTCCGTGATGATGTCGTTGAGTAGTTCTGGTTCGGTGTAACCGAGCTCCATTGTTCTATTGTCAGCGAGCGCAAAAGCCAAAGCTCTCTTGTCATCTACGTGATATTCAACTGCTGCAATCTTGTCCCATCCAAGTCTTTTGGCTGCTTGGTATTGATGGTTTCCCGCAATAATCGTAGAAGTGCCATCAACGTTTGGGCGAACAACTATCGGCTTTATCTGTCCAAACTCTGTATAAGAGGACATGATTGCCTCCACGTTCCCATGTCGTGGGTTACCACCGAGTGGAGACAGGGTATCTATGTCAACTGCGAGTGGGAGTAAAGACTTGTGTATTCCGTTTGCCATTTTATACCTGCGTTCTTACGTTTGCGTTCAGGGTTCGTATTGCATCTATTGATGTTCTAATTGAGTAGAGACTTTCTCTTTTAGATTTAACCAAAGCCTCAGCACATTTGTACTCAAAACTCTGTTGGTCCATCTTGTAATCAGCCCAAGATTCTCTCTCTTTGATAGAGCCCTTAGCCGAAAGATATTCTTTTGCCCAGTTAGATTTATAAAGAGCTTCTTTTTTAGCACAGTCCATAGCCAGTGTTTCGAATTGTTCGGTTTGTACCTCAAGTCTCTCAACGAGACGTATTAGTTCCTGTTCAATATCAACTTGACTGATTGGTGATGTTCTCATTTTTCCCACTTTGTAGCTTCTCTAGATTGGCCCAGTCTACTTTGTCCATGGCAGATAACTGCTCTTTGGTCCACTCCCATTTAGATAATCCTGCCATGGTTAGGCCCATCTGTTCAAGGACCCACGCATCGCATTCGTCGTTCCCGCCAGCCCCACTAAAGACCATTCCAGTCTTGGCGGAAACAGAGGAGATGACTTCACCTTTTGACGCATTTCCTTTTCCTGTAGCAAACTTTGCCCTACACGTTGGAGGAACGTCAATGTATGGAATGAAACATTCCCAGAGGGTCATTCTGATGCATCCGCCAAGCTCTCCAATACTGTGGGCCTGTGAGTTGCGTGAAGCAAATGAGTAACTTTCAATGACCGCTAGTTCAATATCGTTATCAAGACATAACTGAAGAACTATTTTATTAATTTCAGATAATCTTGCCGGCCCTTTATTTTTGGACACAATGACGCCAGTTTTCTCATTGATGCTGTACCCAGTCGAGGTCAGGGAGAGGTCTAGTCCAATGATGTTCACAAGGGGACTATATAACAAAAGAGACGCAGGGACGGGGAGCCAATGACTCCCCGCCCCTGCGCCTATAACGGTCCTAAGAACTTTAATTATACATGTGTATTTTTTAACACAGCGAAATTATTAAAAAAATAAAATTTGCCTTTACAGGTTTGGTGGTCTTTTTGTGGTTCGAGAGTTTGCTATAATTTCTACTAACAACGACTTTCACAGGAGAAAAAATGTCAACAGCAGTCCTTGCCCCAACAACCGTCACGCTCACAATCCCAGGCGTGCTTACAACAAACAGTATCGTCACAATGGCTATGCCGTTTGCTGGCACAATCACAGGCGCTTATGTTGCCGTCACCACAGCCCCTACTGGTGCAGCGCTTAACGCAGACCTCAAGGTCGGTTCTGATGTCGCAGCAGCGTTCTCAATCGCAATCAGCGGCACTTCAGACGCAGGCACGCTTACCGCTGCTAATTGCGATTTTGCAGCAGGCGCTCTTGTTAGCCTTGACGTTTCACAAATTGGTTCTAGTACTGCCGGTTCAAACATGACTGTCGCATTCACGGTTGTTGAAGGCTAATTTAACTTTTTCGTAATTAAAATCACCCCGTTCCTAGTGGGCGGGGTGATTTTTTATGTCACAATATTAACGTTACTTACTAACAGGAGAAAAAATGTCTGGAATTATTCCACCGTCAATCCTCACCATGCAATACGAAGTAGACACATATTTCAAGAAGTATGTAAACCTTTCGTTTCCATTCCGAATTAAGATTGAGTCAATCTGGTTCACTGCTGATGATGCTTTGAGTGGTCGCGGCGACAACAATGATGGCGGGTACAACCCCAAGAACCTCAACCGCGTGTTGCGGCTTGGTGGTGTCAAGACGCGCAACGCTCTTCGCCCTGATTCAACCGATGATTACCCGACCGACTACAACATCCTATGGAACGAGTGGGGTGCTGGATTGCAGTACGAATCAAAGCCTTCCATCTGGTTCGGCGACCCTGACAACCGTGACAATGTTGATGACAACGACCCAGAAACTCCAGAACAGGTCGTTCAGTACGACAACTGGCAAGACACGCGAAGCGTGTATCGCAGCACCGCTCGCCCTCTTCCAAGCATGGAAGTAATGGGAGAATGGAATAACTACGGCTGGGACAATGCCGAGTATCTGGCAAATAAGTACAAGACCGACTTGTCAATCATGAACCCAGATGAGGTTCTATCGCTATTTGTTTACGAAGACGGTGGTGACTGGGGCGACTACACCAACAACTCTGGCTTGGCATCAATCTTCGTTCAATACACAGGTATTGGCGGCTCAGACATTTCTAATCCAACCCGTATCTGGGATGGAAGAAACAACTAATAGGAGACAAAATGTCAGGAATTATCGCACCATCAATTGTCAACTACGACTGGACAGTAAGAGAGGGCGACCCTTCATATCTGAATGTGTCGTTTCCGTTCCGTGTGAAGATTGAGTCAATCTGGTTTACCACGCAGCAGATTTACGGTCCAACATCTGGTCTTTGGCAGGGTGACGAAACAACTGTTGATATTGAGTCAACTGAAAGACTACTTCGCCTTGCGGCAATCAAGTCAAAGAACTCAAAGACACAGCACAACGCAATTGACAACCCATCAGATTGGGTGTTTGGCTTTGAAAATGTTCCGTGGGATGGCGATGTCAATGAAGAACTGAAGCCAACAATGTGGCTTGGTAACCCAGATGATGCTGCTGGAAGAGTTGGGGCATGGGGGACGCAGCAGTACTGGGGAAACGGTGCTCTTGACATCCGAAGCACAGCAGCAACACCTATTGATAAAGCCCGTGCGATAAACAACAGTTGGAACACCTTTAATGAGTGGGAGGCAAATACCTACCTCACTGATGTTGCAATTATGAACACTGACGAAATTCTCCAAATGTTCGTTTACGCTGATGGCGGAGACTGGACAGGCTACGAAGATGACGCAAAAGTGACAATCTCCGTTGCTTACACTGGTATCCACGGGGATGGAGCATCTGCTTCAGCCAAGCCATGGACAGCATGGTGGAACGACTAGTATTGCCGTATGGCAAAACTACCCTCAACATTTGCGCTTGATACTGGAAACAAATTAAGCGATAATTTCTTTGATATTCGTTGGTTTTCTTACGGACTAGATAAACAACCGCCCAAACGCTGGTATAGCCCTGATGAAGAACTACCCACTGAAGACCTGACCGAGTGGGGACGCGGAGAAGTTGATGCCGAAGGTCATTTAGTAGTCAAGTATTACCGTCCAGAAGTCTTTGGCTCTGAAGACGAAGTAGTTAAACTTTGGTTTGTACTACTTGACGGGCGACATATCCAGCCTCCTCATTTAATTCTTCTTGGGTTTGCCGACAGTAGATACCCTTGGGGCACCGTGATTGAGGGCTCAGAAGCCTCTCGGGTGCTTGAGAAGGAATATATGTCCACATGGGCCGGAATGATTAACTGGCGTGCTGGAGACCCGATGATTCAGCAGATTACTACTTCTCCAAACTGGCGACGCAAGAGGATTTCAGTCATGATGTTTGGCGTCTGTGATGTTGTGAACGCTTGTTACGGGTTTAGCCCTGGCAAAGTTATTCACGGCGGTGCAATTACTACAGCAGATGGCGAAAAACTGCGAGACATTTATCCTGGCGGTAGTGAACGAATAGATAACCGTATTGGCTCTGTGGAGAGTTTAAAAAGCAAAAACCCGCCCGACCAAAAGGCAGACGGGAAAGATTCGTCACTGAATGACTAATCAATTTTGCTGCAGGTTTCCCTGCTAGACCTAAATCACCACCTTTCTTTTTACGGAACGAAGTAGTGCACTGTATCTATTTTATCATTTCAGTATTTTGACAAAAATGATGATTAGCTTTCCCAGCTTCTTTTAGCCAACCCAAGGTCTATTGCTAATTGAGGGTAATTCCCTATTCGTGTATGACATTTACGGCAAACGGCTAAAACGTTTTTTTCGTCCAAGATTGACCCACCTTGCGACCTGCGTACCAGTTCGTGTACGTCTTGACTTGGGTATTGCACAAATGTGGGTTTTTCGTCATGTGCAGCGAAAACTTTACATGCCTCGCATGCTGGTCTTTCTTCTAAGATTCTTGCAACAAATGGGCGTCGCTCTTCATAAAGTTTTTCTTGCTTTTTGCTTCTGTTAGCGATTGGTTTTGTTTGTCTCTTAATGGGCTTGTTTCTGCGCAACATTAATACCCCAATTTACAAATTGTCGTCGGTTACCGAATCGAATAACCACTTGTTGTCAAGTGTAGCCCAAAGAGCTCTGTCGATAGATGTGTCTTCTAGGTCAAAGTCTCGCAACATTTCCCTATGCGTTGTAATTGCTTTCTTTAAGAATTCAACCTGAGACCAGCCATCGTTAACAATAGCTTCTCCTGTCTCAATCATCTGCATAACTTCGTCTAGGCGTTTGTCGACATGAAATTGAAACCGTTTAATTCTCGTGGCTTTAGTGTCGTAGTACGACGTCGCCTCACGACTTAGTCTTTTGCCTTTGGCCCCAAGTGATGCGTACCTGCGCTCGTCCGACTCTGAATCGGCCTCAATGCTGTCTATCTGGTCCTGAAGATTCTCCGAAAGAGCCAGCAATGCTTCTTTCCACCTGCCCCAGTTGTGCTCCTGCATTAAATCATTTTTGTGAATTGGTGAGAGTTTGTTTTTTACCTCTTCAGCCACCATGCGAGCAAATGCGTCGTCATTCAGTTCCACACCTATTGCCTTTGTCTGTTTTATTTCCAAGCTGGACATAGCGCCTTAAAACCGCACCAGTTACACAGTATTGATGTTTTTGGTTCAAATTCTCCGGATTCACATCTTGAGTCTATTCCGTCTTTGACTTCACGAAGTGTTAGTACGACCTCATCAATGTCTTCTTGAGTTATTTGTTTTTCAAACCTTACCCCGTCCTTGAGGTAAAGAAGTTCTATTTCTTTTTTAGGAGAATCAATACCAACACTGTAAAGAAGTTGAGTGTAGATAATTAGTTGAAAGTACTTATCTGACATGTAGTTTTTCTTGGGTGTCTTGCCAGTTTTATAGTCACTAACTTTTGCCGTGTCGCCACTAATCGAGAGTCTGTCAATAAAGCCATGTATTTTGACTCCACCTATCTCTCCCTTTACGTGTGTCTCAATACCCCAAGGTTCAACATCTTCTGGCTTTTCAAGCATCCAAATATTTTCTATGCACCACCATGCAGTCCATCGGAAACGGTTTAATTCTTTTTCACCGCGAACATACTTTGATGACTCTTCCAGCCACTTAGATGCCCATAGTTCTCTAGCAATATCTTTTGCCGTATCCTGCGTACGCTGTTCCGGAGGGAGAGCATACATCGTTTCTAGAACTTCATGAACGAAGTTACCTAGAACAGTTGCATCAGAGCCTGGTTCATACAAGCCATCTATTTTGCCAAACTTAAACTTTAACGGGCACTGTCTAAACGTTGATATCGAAGATGGAGAGAGGTACTCCGGAGCCACTAGTGGCGCTTTTGAATCACTCATTTACGTATGTTCCGCCGAGTTGAATGCGCAATGACTCAACAAGAAGGGCTTGGATATCTTCTTCAGTTGCGGTTGATTTTGTAGGCTTTGGTTTGCCCGGAGCATGCTCTTCCCAGAATTTATTGAGTTCATCTTTTTGTTCTTTAGACATTCCTTTTGTAATGTCTACAAAATTGTTCCACTTTTCATCTTTGGGAGAAGCTGGCTGTGGCGGCTCAACATGTTCTGGCATACTCATTGCGTCTTCAGCATCCATTGCGTCAGCGCTTCGTGCCAAGTATAAACCAACACCGAGTAGCTGTGCTGCCTTCTTTAATGCATCAGAAACAGCACCCTTGAAATCGTTGCCAAGGTCAACTGGTTTCCCACTGCTCTTTACGCGCTTTACACTTTGTCCACCGAAGCCATGCTTGACTACCGACTTGCCGTTGATTTCAGCAGTGATACTTACGTGAGCGACTAGTTCGTCAGGGTCTATGTCGTCACGTCGTACGGAAATAATTTCAAACGACCAACTATCAACACCAAGTACCTTATTGAGGCGGTTGATGACTTCGCTGATTGGCAGGTAGATAAGCTCTACGCCACTTTTCATGAGCACCTTTTCCATCTCCTCAGGAAATGGTTGTGCTAGTGCTTTTTCAATATCAGATTCATGTCTGTCCATTTTGGTTCTACCTTCTATTTATTCTTTGGTTTGCGAACAATGATGCTGGTTTTCAGCTCCCCAACTTCACAGTAGTTGTCAGGGTTGATACCAATTTTGTTTAGTTCTTTAATCCGCCAGTACGACGGCGCACAGTAACTTAGCATCTCTACGGCTATTTCGCGAGGGGTTTTCATTACTTCCCCAGTGTCCATATCGACTGACATTTTGACAATCTTGTCAGCAACAGCAGAACCTATTTCTTTGTGTTGCCAGCCCTTGCGGTCATAAGAAGATTTCTTTTCAACCTCTCCTCCGCCTTCAATGAGAACACTCTCGGTGTCGCCCATTGTGTGTCCAACCGACGTAGCAAAGAAGTCATAAACAAGAGACATGTCTCGTTTCAGTAGATTCATGTCAATTAGTACGGCACAGGCTTCCGATACAGATGGCGATGAATCCATAAACTCACTCAACTCAGTATCGAGAGCTGTAATGAGTGATTGTATTTCCTGAATTTTACTCAGGGTCATAGTATCCCCTTATCTAGTTATGTTTAGATGAGTATAGAGACACGTTTTCTTTGAGGCAACCCCAAGCCAGTTAAAAATGTAAAAGCTCCAACTGCAGAGTCGACTTGGTCGTCATGGTCGCAGGCTTCAGGAAAAGATGAGAATTCGTCAAGCCACGCACTCAACCATGACGCTCTGATTATTCTTACGTTTCCGTTAGCAGTAGCCGCAGCAAACGGCCTGGCTCTTGTTACCTTGTCTCCTGATGGACGAATTGCACCGAAGTCATATCCTGGAACCACATACCTTGCATACTGGTCCATGAGTGCTTTACCTGACGAACCAGGCTCTTGCTCCATTCGTATCGGAACTCCGATGCCATCTTCGAGAGCTGTTTGAGCAATCAGTTTTTCAACTTTTTCTCCTCTGAAGCGTTCGCGCCTGACATCCAAAATATATGAAACGCCCTGGTCGAACATCATTAGCGTTCCTACCGTCCAGTCGGGGTCAGGATAGGACGTGGATGGTTCCGTGGCTGCAAGGTCCCAGTATCTAACAACTCTTGCTGCCGGAGATATGGGTGGGATTTCGTTGCCATCAATTATTTCAAATGCTGGTCTGTCAAAGAGGCTTCCAAGAGTGGTGCTCCACCAGTCTCCTTCTTCAAGTCTTCTTCTTTCTACAGGGTCAAGAGCGGACAGTGACTGACGGTATGAATCAGCGTCAATTCCTGGGTTATCTTTCAGTGTTGAAGGAACAAAGACCCTGCTCTCTTGTTTGCCTTCTACGATAAATCTTTGTCTAACCCAGTTGGGGGCAGGGTTTGAAGCACAGCGCATCCGTAGTGGAACTTGAGAAACTGGACCAGATGCTGGACGACGGAGACGAGAGAACAGGTATCTGTAGTCAGATTCTCTGATTTCTGTAACTTCATCCATTCCGATGAATTGAAATTCGGAACCCTTGTAGCGAAGGTAGTCATTGACGTTATTCAGATAACCGAAGGATATTCTTGCGCCAGATGGGAATGTGGCGATAAAGGTGTTGTTATTCCAATGAACGTCGTCGTAGTTACTTATCCACGACCTAAAGCGGTCCATGAGTGCTCCAGGGAGCGAAAGGTCGGCGAAAGTTCTACGACAGAGAAGGGCTGAATAACCAGGCACGTCTACGTACTGGAGAGCGGCCATTAGTAAGGCCGACGATTTTCCTCCACCTGCTGCTCCGCCAAACAAAGCTTCTATCCCATTTGTTCTCAAGAACACCTTTTGGTTAATTGAAGGTTCTTCTGGGCAAAACAATGGTTCTTTTGGTTGCAAGTACTCAAGGACATCATCCCAGTTAGGTTTCTTTGTCATAAGTTTCTTTCACTACTCTTGTCGTTCCAAAAGGTGCATTTGTGCGCTACTGTATGGTATATGTCAAAACTACGTACAGTTAGTAGAAAAGCCTTAATATGGCTAAAGTCCAAAAGCAAAAGGCCTACATTCGCTAATTTGCTCATGTTTTCATTTATAATGTTTACGAGTGTCGGCACTAGCATGATTTACCTGCCGGCAGGTTTAGTGGTTGCTGGTGTTTGTTGCGGCATATTCGGATTTTTATTAGGACTTGAGTAAATAAAACATGGGATGGAACTCGTCAGAGAATAAATCAGTTCAGTCATCGGGGTCGAAGGGGTTGGGGTATGGAATACCTATCTCAAATAACCCCTCTTTTGAGGGTAAGCCATACAGGGACTCGTGGGATATCGAGCGTGCTTACCGCGAAGGCATGTCAAAAATTACCTGGGTTAACCGGTGCATTGATGCTATCGCTGGAAACCAGGCACGTCTACCGGCCATACTCCGCAAAGACAACTCCAGCAAGGGTGAGATAATAGTTGGCCGCGAGGCGAACCGCTCAACATTGCTGGAACTCCTAAACGTCAAGTCCAATGTTGGGGAAAACTCATTTATTTTTAGATACAGGCTTTCCGCTCAGCTTCTCCTTGGTACACGGGGTGCTTTTATCGAAAAAGTGCGTGGTCGTGATGGTGGGATAATTGGACTAAACCTACTCCCACCTCAGTCAACTGCCCCAATTCCCGACCCCAAGACCTTTGTTTCTGGTTACGAAGTAAGCATGCCAAATGGTCAAAAAGTAATCATGAAGCCGGATGATGTTTGTTGGGTTCGTCGCCCGCACCCTCTTGACCCATACCTGTCCCTAACTCCACTTGAGGCATCTGGCGTGGCGATAGAAATTGAGAACTTGGCAAAGCTCTACAACCGCAACTACCTGCTTAATGATGGTCGTCCCGGTGGATTGCTTGTCCTTCGTGGAGAAATTGATGAAGAAGACAAGGAGGAGCTCCGTAGTCGATTCCGTGGAAACATAACACGCGCCGGCCATACGACCGTTATTTCGGCCGATGATGGTGTTGACTTCGTTGACACTTCGGCTAGCCCAAGAGATGCTGCCTATATTCAGATGCGCCAAGTTACCAAAGAGGAAATACTTGCTGCTTTTGGTGTTCCGGAGTCGGTAATAGGAAATGCTGCAGGACGTACGTTTAGTAACGCTGCTGAGGAAATCAGGGTATTCTGGATGGAGACAATGCTTCCGCATTTGGAGCCAATCGCCCGTGCTTTGGATGAACTAGATGATAAGAACTACGTTGACTTTGATACCACCGGTGTCCCAATTTTGATGCTCTACAAGCAAGAGCGCGACCGCTACCTGATGCAGGAATTCCAAGCAGGTCTAATTAGCAACAACGAATACAGAATAGGTTCTTCACGAAAAGAAGTAGAAGCCGATTTGGCTGACTCCCTTTTGATGAACCCCAACCTCATTCCAATTGCCAATACTAAGAAGAAGATGGAAGAACCAAATACGGCACAGATTCCAGGCGCTCCAGGAATGCCAGGAATGCCAGGAATGCCACCAGGCGCTCCAGGAATACCCCCAGTACCAGGAATGCCTCCAGTGGGGGCAACACCGCCACTTGACCCCAATACGATGCAGGGAGCCCTTGCAGCAGCAGGACAAGTTGAAGGAATGCCTCAAGACACTGTTCCGCCAGAAGCGCTTGCTCCTGAGGCGATGCCTGGGATGGTTACGGCTTCTGACTCAAACACTCAGATTCAAACAAAGAGTGACGAAACGACAGCCGAAGATAGGTCTGAGACTGCAATTGAGCGCTGGACGGACATACTTTCTAGAAGCATTGAACGTATTGTCGAAAGACAGCAAAGAGTTGTTCTTGAGAAGGCCAGTGGGGCAAAGGCTAGAAAGTCTCTTATGTCTGGAACTTTGGACATAGATTCAATTCTCTCAAAAGATATATGGAATAAGCAGATTGATGACGACATTAAACCCGTATTATCTGCAATTATTAATGACTCATACGAATTAAGAAGCGAGAAGTCAAACGAATACGGTATGAAGATTAAAACTCTTCAGCCGTTTGACGTTGTCAAGAATATTGAGTCACATTTGCTTAGAATCAAAAAGGTTAATGACGTATTCTTCTCTGACATCAACTCCATAATGCTCAAGTCTTTTGAGTTTGCCGAAGAAGATAGACGCCTCCTCTCCTTCAGGGAGGGTTTGATTGATATGTATGCAAACTTCTTTGCTAAAGAACAGTTTGAAATAGCCGAAACAGGCGCAAGGGATGTTTGGAACTTTGCTCAAGTAGCTTAGTTTCTTTATATTGTTTCTTTATATTAATGGATAATAACAATAGGTGCACTAACAGACCTACAAAATAGTTTATTATCGTTTCATCGCTAAAGAAAAGAAGCCAAATGCCTTTAGAAATGTTTGAATACAAAGCAGCATCACTAGGTTCTACAGCAGCAGCAAATGGCTCGCTAAACCTAGATGAAGCGCAGGGAATCGTTGAGTGCTTTGTGGCAGGCATTGGTAATAGAGACTCTGTTGGTGACATTTGTGCAACTGGAGCATTTACCAAGAGCCTTATGCGCAGAAAGCCGCGTGTTGTTTGGGGACATAACTGGAACGACCCTATCGGTAAGGTTCTAGAAATTTACGAAGTACCGCCAACCGACAATCGTCTTCCAATGAAAATGAAGATGGCTGGTATTGGTGGACTTTTTGCTCGCGTTCAGTTCAATCTTTTTTCAGAAAAAGGCAAAGAGGCGTTCTCAAACGTAGCCTTCTTTGGTCAAGAGCAGGAGTGGTCAATTGGCTACAAAACCCTCCGCGCTCAGTATGACCAAAAGGCTCAAGCAAACGTTATTTACGAGCTTGAACTCTATGAAGTAAGCCCTGTATTGCATGGCGCAAACCAACTCACGGGGACCATCTCTGTCAAGTCTGACGGTCAGTCTGCAATCATGGAGAACCCACAGATGAGTACTCCTGTTACTGATGGTATGGACGTAGAGGAACTAGAGAAGCAACTCTCGATGATGCTCGGCAAAAAAGTTTCCGTGACTGACGTTGCAGATAATCATGTCATGTATGGACATGTAGGCGAAAACGGTCAAAATGAAAAGTACAAGTGCCCATTCATGCACAACAACGGCCGCTTCATGTTCGGTGCCCCAATGGCTATGCCAATGTCTATGCCGACTCCACGAGTTCAGGCTCCAACGGTTCCCATGCGCCCACCAGCAGCATCGGTACCGATGGCGTTTAAGCCAACTAGCGAGGGAATGGCTGTTATTGCTCTTCCACGAGTTGAGTACGCGAATACAGGCAACAGCAACATGGGTCAGCAAACTCCTGGAAACCTCGATAAAGAAGAAGCGGACCTTAGAGACGCTTTGCTAAAGATTGTAGCTCGCCACGGAAAGTTCAATGAAGACTCCGAAGGTGTGTGGGCTGGATATACGCCGGCCATAGAAAACGAAATTGCTAGAATAGGCGTCAAATGCTCAAACTGCGTATTCTTCCAAGGTGAAGGAAAATGCAAGATTATTGACATGGCTGTTGAGAGTGAAGGAAAGTGTCGATTCGCCGTAATTCCTCCTGGCGTGGTTAATGCCGGTCCGTCTGTCATGAAGTCGTACAGACTAGATGAACTCAATTCAGAAGTCGAGTATTTAACAGACATAGAAGTTAAGTACCCAGAAGATTTGGCTGTTGTTTCACTCCGTGGGGCAATTGAGAATAAATTCCTCTCCCGTCGCAAGTACAAAAGCCTCGCCGAGTTTAGTCTCGGTGATTCATACGATGATAAGCCGTATTACATTCCGGTAGTCGTAGAGCATGCATTTAAAGTAAAACAAGCTCTTGACCCAATTTTTGATTATCACAGAGTTGAGTCTTTTGTTGATACGGAAGGCATCGTTCTCACATCCGGAGTAACCCTGGAACTCATAGATGCAGTAGACACTGCACTCAATAACCTAAAAAAAAAATCTTTAATTGAGTTTGACCCCGAAACAAAGGCCGCAGGCTTTCGTTTAGGAAGGGCGATTGGTTCTCGTCTCATAGACAGACCAACCCTTGGTGACCGTCATCTTGGCGACAACCGTAGAAATAGAAGCACGGATATCGACATCCCTACTGGTGGCGTTCGCGGATACAGAAAACCCACATTCAGTACCTTTGACCCCGACAATGACGGCTGGGTAGACGAAGGTTCAACCAATCCTCGTTTCATAGGAATCCAGAACGCATTGAAGCCTATTGGGGCCCCCGACGTCAAGCCAAAAGACCGTGTTCCGAGTGCTAAAAAACCAGTTCAAAAACTAGAGAACGAAGTCGGCGACTCTGTAGCAAAAATTTCAGCTCCTAAATCACCAAATCCAGATAAGAAATTCAGCATTCCTGGAAAAGACCTTTCTAACGACTATAAGTTTTATCTCAAAACAAGTCCCAAGAACAGGTCTGACGAAGACAGATTTAAGTACGATGGTCCGCTAGCAAAACTTTCATCAGGTCAAGAACTAGATGAAAGTTCCCTTAAGGAAATGTACGACTTGATGGCTAAAGACTTTTTAGCTTCTCTTGAAAAAGTACAAAATGACCCTAATTCAACATGGGAATTTCCTTGGAGAAGAGCAATGTTTTTTGCTACTAATCCAAATACCAAAAGAACATATGAAGGAACAAACCAATTCCTTCTCATGCAGGTTGCATCGCATCGTGGGTACGAGATTCCACGTTGGGCTGGGGTGGCTCAATGGAAGAAAGCTGGCGGAGAACTAGAACCGGGATATGAGAATAAGCTCGTACAGATAATTGCACCAACTTTATACAACGGTCGCCCAACAGGAACGTTTCACATTACTGAAGTTATTAACGTTGCTGAAGTAAAAGGCTTGCCGGAGGAGTTCTATAAACCAATCTCGCATGACGAACTTGACGCAGCGAAGAGAATGAAAGACATTGAAGACGTTATTTCAGAAATAGGACCGGATTGGAAAGAGGCAAAACAAGGCCGAGCATTTTATTCACCTTCCAATGACTCTATTACAATGCCCACGTTCTCTTCTTTTAAGGACCCAATAGGTTTCTACTCAACACTGCTTCACGAAACAACCCACTGGACCGGCCACCCATCTCGCCTCAATAGAGACCAAACAGGAAGAATGCGAGGAGCTGGAGCCGAATCTAAATCTAGGTACGCATTTGAAGAACTAATTGCTGAAATTGGTAGCGCTTTCGCCATGGGAATCCTTGGCCTTGAGCCGACAGTCAGAGAAGACCACGCTCAGTACGTTTCCGGCTGGATGCAAGCCATTCGCGATAACCCAAACGCACTTCAAGATGCGTTAACACAGGCACAGCAGGCCATCGACTACATGATGAACAAGTCGCCAACGCTTCGTAGACTTGCTGGTAAAAGAGACGACGAAAGAAAAGGTCGTCAAGACTTTACCTTCACGGTTCCTGGAACAAACACTGCCAGAAACGTTACAGTCAAGCTCGGCCCACCAAAGAAAGGCGAGAAAAAACCACTTTCTCCACAGGCTCCATTTAGAGTTCCTGCAGGAGGAAAGAGAAGAGGCGTTGTTGGTGCAATGTCATCAGGACTCTTTGGAGAAGACCTTGCAGGAATCCCTGGATTCTTAATTAAAGACAAAGACGGCAATAGATACGACCAGTCTTATCGTAAGCTAAGCAGCGGCGCTGACCTGAAGCCGATTGTAAGCAAGTTTGACGATAAGAGAATAGTCAAGAGAAGCGACGCGGAAAGCGCTCGCGAGCGCCTAGGCCTCAACTACACGCCAACTGAAGAACAAGTTGCAATCATTGACACCGGAGTTCATTTCTTGGAGCAACCGGGTGGGATAGCTGCAGTAAGAGCGGGTGCCGGAACTGGCAAAACGACAACCCTGGAAGCAGTCTCTAAAGCTGTTCAACTAGAAGACCCAGAAGCAGGAGTTTATTACATTACTTTTGCCAGAAAAAACGCGCAAGAAGCAAACGGAAGAATGCCAGAAAATACTGGTTCTTCAACAATTAATCAATTGGCGTATTGGTCACTCAAGTTTGGCACCGGAAATAAAATGTTCGGCCCAAAAACTGCCGAAAAAGTTTCAATTGGTGCAAGTGGCGGAGGCAATTCGTACTGGGGTAAAACCCATAAACAGGCAACCGTTAAAAAAACCATCACAAGATTTGATGGAACTACTGTGGATTTAGTAGGTGTTAAGTCTGTTGGGTACAGAACGCTTGGGTATACCGCTTTTGACAAAATAGAGGGCTCTAAAGCTGTTGTCGAAAAATACAAATTAGACGAAATCAAATATGGCGGAAGCAACAATGGTGGCGCACTTCCCTTGGGTAGTCAGATGTTTGATGCCACGCAAATAAGCGCACTTCAATACGGAGCAATCCTCAACAATGCTCTTAGCAGGTTCTGCATAAGCGGCGACGAGACCATAAGTGCAAAACACTTTGAACATTCTGCTTTTGACATACAGAACATGGTTCTAAATGGAGGCAGCACCACCCTAAGTCCTGTAGTAGACCGCGTGTGGACCCAGCCTGTTCCAGATGCTTGGGTTAAGCAGTTGGAACAGATGTGGAAAGACATTACGGACGATAATTCAAACGTTCTTCCAACTTTTGACCATCAAGTAAAAATGTGGGCATTAACCAAGCCTGACCTATCAACAGACCCAGGTTTGATTGGTCACGCCAGCAGGGACCAGCAGGGTTTTCCAAAAGCCACCCCATCCGGAACAAGAGCCGTCAAAGGCAAGACAGGCATTGTTACACACAACAAGACAGGTGCAACGTGGTACCGCCAGTTTGGAACAAAAGACAAACCGTTGAGCCTGTTCATGTTCGACGAGGCACAAGACACTAACCAGGTAGTTCAGCAAGTAATTGCCGACAATGCCGAAAAAGGCGTCAGCATAATGATGGTTGGTGACCCACGTCAGTCAATCTTTGGGTTTAGAGGTTCATCAGATACTTTTGCTCAAGTAAAACCAACATTTGAACTAACCCTTCGTGACTCTTTTAGATACGGAAGATTACAAGCATACTTAGGTAACTCGATTCTTAACATGCTGAATATCGAGGACAGAAACGATGGCGTAGACCCAGAAGCTTCCGATTACCAATTGTTTGGTAGAGCTGCTGGTGTAGTCGAAGCCGACTTCAGTATTGCTGGACTATCCAAAGATGAACTTACTAAAAAATTTCAAAAACTTGCCAAGAAGTACGACGCTCGATGGGTCGACATACAAAAAAGAAACAATCGTCTGGATGAAAACATTGTAAGTCTTTCCGCGCTTCCCTCACTTAATGAAAAAGATAGAGACAAATTATTAACCGATGCCATGCAGGCTCTTGCTGCTCAGGCTGACGGAGAAATACTTAGAGACTACAAATTTGACCGTCCTGGCAAAAACATGGTTATATTCAGGACCAATGCGGGAATGATTTCTCAAGGTATAGAAATAAGCACGCGACTTGGTAAGACGCTTGGCATGCCGGAGGAAAGACACTCTAAAATGCTTGCCGCAATGAAGGTTCTGAATTGGATTAACTCTGGCAAAAAACTTGCAAGACCAGTGGAGTCAAAGCTTCTTGGTGGAAAAGTGATGGACGCTGCAAGTATTCAAGACGTCAAGAGAATACTTTCTATCGACGGTAAAGCTAATGCTGACGCGCTCTCGTTGATGAGGCTTCTTGATTTGCCTAAAATGAACCCAGACGGAACACGGGCTACATATAGAGACCCACAAACCGGGGCGATAATGCAAGCCAACATGAGCGCCATGGATTACGTAGAAGCCTTAGAGGGCATGTGGGACTCAGTAAAAGGTGAATTTGACTATTCTAAGAGAAAAATTATTCCAGTTCAAGAAAGGGTAGACATAGACCCATTTGAACAAATTGATATTGAAGCTGTAAAAATACAGGGAGCACTCAATCCCAAGAAATCTGGTGCTGGTGCTAATGGCCCGTGGATAATGGGCGGCCTTGAGCCAAACATAATTATTCCAGCATCTCTTAATGGTGACGCAGATATTAATAGGGTTTACTGGAGACCATTATTTACCGACTCTGGTTCGTGGCTTGGTCCTGGCGTTACGGCATCAGGCAAATGGGACGGGAAGAGTATTCTCATAACCGGTAACGGAGTTGACGGAGTAAAGTCATACACGGCCGCGAACGGCTCAGCCACAAAAGCTACTGCGCTCGGGCCAAGCAGACTTGCACTTCAAAAATGGATTAAAGACCACAAAATGGAAGGGAAAATATCCTACCATGAGAAGAGTGTTGCTTTAGACGGGAAGGCGCAGCGCCCGCCTGGCGATGGGTGGGTTGTCTCCGGTGACACCCTAGAAGAAAGTGCTTCTATTGTTTCAGAACTTGGAAGATACCTCACAGACCACGTAAACGACACTGAAGGCGTTGATATTGAAGTAATTACCGGACACGGGGTAAAAGGCCTTGAAGCCGACTACGTCATGATGGGTGATGACTGGGGAAGGTCCAATGCTCGTGACATGGGGATTGCACTCACTCAAGCACAGAAAGATGCTGGTGAGGTTAACAATAGGTTGCCAAGAGAAGAAGCACATCTTCTGTATGTTGCACTTACTCGTGCAAAATTAGGTTTTGACCCCGGTCCAGGCCTCGATTGGATATTCGACCCAGCCAGAAACACCGGTATTGACGGCATTGCCAATGGTCCAACAAAACTCGGACCAGAACAACAAAGGCCAAACGGACACTGGAATCCGTACGGTGGTGGAGCTCCTAAAGCATCAACATTTACACCAACAGTAACTGCTCCGCAAAGCCTGTCTTCTGGCAAAAATCCACCAGGAGACATGCCAAATCCAGAAGAGCAGAAAAAACTAATAGAAGCTGCCGCAGCAAAAACTCCCAAAAAGGGTTTTGAAGAAAGTTTCTTACCTAGTGTTCTTTCTCAGCATAAGAGTAAAAATGGAGTCCTTAGTCAGTCACAGTGGGACACGCTTCGTAACATGGTTTATGGCTGGCCTACCGTTGAAAACGGCAAAACCGTATGGCCAAATGGTGACGCTACTCCATCCAAGCCTTCCACCCCGAATGCCCCAGGTGCGCCAAGTACACCAAGTGCTCCATTCTCTAGAAAACCTAGAAAAATAATTGACATAAAAGACGTTGAGAAATACGACTACCCAGACCTCCCTGCCAACAGAAAACCTAACCCTGAACAAGATGTTGCTATAGACGCAATGATGACTGGAGCAGACGTAAAGGTTAGAGCTTTAGCGGCAACGGGTAAAACAACAACAGTTATTAACTTTGCTAAGAGACTGCAGAAATCAGAACCGGAAGCAAGAATTGCTTATTTAGTATTTAACGTTAACGCCAAAGACGACGTAACAAAGAGAATAGCCAAAGAAGGCATCTCTCCAGATTTCTTCCAGATTAGAACTATGGACAGTCTTTCCTACAATGCCATGAAGGCAATTAATAGAAACTTGACTGATAAAAGCTACGAGGCTGATGCTGTCAACTGGATAGACCCAATCAAGTCTTACAAAGATAGAGCCGCATATCTCGGTATAAAGGGTATGGTTTCTGAAGCAGATGAACTCAGTGCCATAGATGTTTACAAGAGAGTACAGAAGGCAATTGATGCTTTCGTAATCAGTGATGATAAGGAAGTTGGCCCTCAGCACTTTACCGGTGCCTTCAATGGTTCATTAGCAGTGAAAGATGAAAAAATACTTCCCGAGTTGGTCGGATATGCCAAGAAAATGTGGGAAGACATTAATACTGCACGTGATGGCAAAAAGGGAATGTTGCCAACGAACAACGCTCATTTAACAAAAATATGGGCACTAACCGACCCAGACATTGGGAAAATAGCCGGAGCCAATATAGCCATGGTTGACGAGGCACAGGATATGAACCCTGTGTTTGCAAAGATGCTGGCAAACTCTGGCGATATTCAAAAAATTTACATTGGCGATACCAATCAGGCCATCAACGCCTGGCGAGGGGCTGATGGAAAAACTTTAGATGATGCAAAATCCGTATATGACATGCCAATTACAGATTCTTATAGATTTGGAAAAGTAATTGCTGGAGTAGGAAACCAGTTCCTATCGCTTCTTGGTGCAAAAGAACGCATGACCGGAAAGAAAGCAGACAAGTCAGGTAATCCTGTAGATGGAGTAATTACAACTATAGATAAACCAACAATGATTCTTACTCGTGCAAACGGTGGAGCCATTGCGGCAACTATGGATGTTTTCAGCAAGGGCGGCGCTGTATATGGAAGTAAGAACTTTAAGAAAGACTTAGAAAATTTTATCCAAAACATTGACTGGATGGAAAACAAAGCAAAAGGCAACCCTTTCTACATCAACGAATTTGGCAAAGAAGTCAAGACTCCTCCACCTCCAAGTCAAGACCTTGACGGAATTACTACTATGGAAGAATTCAAAAAAGCCATAGAGGACGGGGATAACAACAGATTAAACATGCTTAATAAGCTGCTTGCAGAGAACTCTGTTGCAGACTTGCGTGAAGCACTCAGCAAGATTATTACCGACAAGAAAAAACTGCCAGAAAATCGCGACGACTACGTGCATATTCAAACAGCACATACCTCTAAGGGTCTTGAGTCTCCAAGAGTAAAAATTTGGTCAGACTTTAGAAAACCAAAGTGGGACAAAGAGAAGAAAACATGGATTATGCCTGACGAGCAGGAACTCCGACTTTCTTATGTTGCCGTTACAAGAGCAGAAGAACAGCTTGAACTTGGTTCACTAGACTGGATTAATGACTTCCCTGAAAGCGATTCAGGAAGCGTTGCCAAACTAAGCAGTGGTGCAGCTTCATCAAATGCTGGTGGACGTCTCTCCAGGCGTATTCGTACGGTCGGTAATGCCGGCGAGGACATGTCTGGTGCAGAAGGCGACACCCGACGTTTAGCGCACCCCATAGAGCTTGCTGGGTTCTCTAGCGTTACAAAAAATAGTGGCACTAATAGAGCAATCACAAAAACATCAATGAGCATATGGAAGGGCTTTAGAGATAATGGCATAGCACTTGATATTGACTCCGACTCAACAGACCCTGCCCAGAAACAAAAAGCACTGAATAATGCGCTTAATGCTATTTCTGAAAGAATGCGCGAGCGCCCATCAATTAAGATTGGAAACATATCTCAAAATGGTGGCAATCAAGAGCCTTCAGCTGAGACATGGATGCTCCCAGTATCCAAGCTCAAGGATGCCATTCGTGTTCCGACAGAGTGGACTAGGGATTATACCGATAGTGGTTCACTGTCTGAGTCTTTCCATTCACAGACTCGTCCAATCACCAATGCCGAGTTAGCAAGCATGCTTGGTCTTGGCAGAAGAGACGCTGCGTTGTTGGAAAAAGATGGCGCAGCTATTAACCATGACGCAGTCAGGTACATGTTGGCCGAAACCGGCAAGCAAAAAGAATTCGGAGCATGGAGGCTTTTTGCCCCAGTAGATTCGGCGGAAGCAAAGCAGAAAAAGTGGAACGCTGAAGAAGTATTTGCCGAGAATATAGGCCGAGCCAGCATGCGAGACCGATTCATTGTTGAGACTTTTGGTAAAGACGCATTCCCTCACTGGTTTGACCAAGAAGAACAACAATCAATAACGCCAGATGAATACGCTTCTCTTGGGGAAGTTAGTCCTGTTGCCAAGTTTCAGGCAATGGGCCGATTCCAGAAGAATAGTGCTACTGATGGCGACTCGGAAGCAGAACATAATTTAATGCTGGAAGGAATGTCTGGGGCATCCTTAACTCCATCAGGAACAGTCACTGCTGAGCAGATAGCAACCGACAAGACATCTAGACAGGATTTCAAAATAGAGCCCCTTCTGGAGCACCTCGGTATTAGCAAAAACGATAACTGGCACGAAAAACTCCGTCAAGTGATTGCTGAAAGTTTTGGTAGTCAGAATGTTGGTCTTGGAAGTAGGCGTGATGCTGCTGAATGGGAAAAGAAAGGCGTTCCCGTCGCTTATATCGATGAAATGATTCGCAAGGGAGTAATACCTGATGCTTCTTCTATTTGGACGGAAGGGAAAGCTGGTCAACAGCTTGATTCCGAGCTGAGTCGTTCCAAGCATGCTGTGTACGAAGCCCTAAATGAATTCATTCAAAAGAGTGGCGTGGAAAAGTCAAAAGCCAATAGAGAGACTGTTCATTCAATAATCGGTAAAAAAGACATACATACTGAGCTGCCTAAACTGGCTGCTACACGTGGTCCAGTTTTTTCTCCGAAGAAGGGCGACAGCCCTCGATATTCAACAAATGAGCTTCAGGGTGTTGTAAATAGATTCAATGAAGTTTTTGGAACAAATTATTCCATAGATGACATTTTCAGTGCGGAACAACTTCGTACAGCGCGAGAGCGTATAGAAAAAGATGGAAAAACTCTTTACGGTAAAAACAAAAATGGAACGAGAGTAATTTCTGATTCAACAGCTGTTTAGTTAATAAAAGACCGTTGCAAAACAGTCAATTAGTAGCAAGTCATGGGAGACCCTCATGATAGGTTATAATTAAACACATTTATTGGACAGTGTCGACTTGACATCCCCAGATAACACAGGAGTTCTATGAGCTACGATGAAAAGGCTACCGTCAACATTGACAGTGATGGAAACGTGCTTAAATGCGCAAAAGCGCTTGCTGTAAGTGAGTGCGGTTTTGAAAAGGGCGCAGATTTGTGCGCTAAGTGCGGAGCAATGCCGATGGAAATGAAGATGGTCCCAGCAGAGCCTGCAGCATCCATTGTCCCAGAACAGCCAATGGCTGGAGCTACTGCTCCAAAGAAAAAGCCAAAGCTTGACCAAAACGGTAACCCTATTCTCGACGCCGAAGGCAATCCTGTCATGGAAGACGATATGCCTGAAGAGGACATGAAGCTTGAACCAAAACCAGAAGACGACGAAGAACCGATTCCTGCAGATGCAGAAACAGTCCCTTACGGCGAAGATGACCGAATGGACGACGATTACGAAGACACCGTTGGTGACCCGATTGATGCAACCATGGATGATGGAGATAATGATTCGGGAAAGCCTCGAGTCCCAGTACGTCAGACCGGAGCCATGAAGGGTACCCCTAACCTTGTTGTCGACCCAGCTTATGTAGCGGATGGTCCAGCTGACGAAGAAATCGAAGAAGACGAAAACGGTATGCCTATTAAGAAGAAGGGCATGGCTGACGCAGAAGATGCTCTCGACGGCGGCATAGATGAAGAAGAAGAAGATGAAAACGGCATGCCACTCAAGAAGAAAAAACTTCAAATGCCTGAAACTGGCGAAGAAGTGGATGACGAAGAAGACGACATGATGGCTGAAAAGTCATTCTCTGCCAACGACCCAGAGTGGGAAGAAATTCGTTCTATGAGAATTAAATCAATGGGAATTGATGAAGCAGAAATGGGAACCAAGGGTTACGTTTGTGCCCTAGAGCGCAAGGGCTATAATAGCTCAACTCCGGTTTGTGATGACTGCCCAGGCGGTTGTGTTGCGGAAAAGGGAATGCCAGGAATTCTTCACGTAGAAGGTCTTGCAGAGAAGATGTTTAACGGGGTCGTTATCGATTCTGGTTACTCATCTGATGCTGACATGTTCGTAGTTGATGTTCAGACAAAAGATGGTTCTGTTAAAGAAGTATTCATTGATGGAACAAGTGCTGAGGTTATGGGTTTCCATAAGCTTGACAACGCTGAGTTTGAGCAAAAATCAGACTTCGGTGGTTACAAACTAATCGACTTTACCGAAGCTGCTGAAATTGCAGTCAAATCAATTGACGGTCATGTTGTTGCTGTTGAACCAGACGTTTTCGAAGGCTTTGATTCCTACGCAGTAGAGATTGAAGGATTCGACGGGAAGTCATACGACGTTTTCGTTGCACTAGATGGAGAAATTTTGGGTTACGACAAATATGAACAGGATGAAGCTGCTTCAATTGAAGCAGAAGCAGCCGAAATCGCACTCAAGAGAGCTTTTTCAGAGACAAGACGTTTTGACTTAGCCAAAACAGGCGAAGCAATGCCTGACGGTTCTTACCCAATCGTTAAAGAGTCAGACCTCCGTAATGCTATTCAGGCATTTGGGCGAGCAAAAGACAAAGACGCGACCAAGAAGCACATCATGAAGCGCGCTCGCGCTCTCAAGCTTGAGAGTCTTGTGCCAGCAAGCTGGCTAGCTGGTACGGAAGAGAAGGGCGACTCACTCAATGAAGCAGAATTCATGGCAGCACTTGTCGAGTTCCAGTTGCTCGAAGACACTCTCGACGACGAATTTTAAAAAGGGACCCCGGCATGACGGGTGATTCAATAGTCCGTGAACGAGTAATATTATCTGCGCGCTTAATAGTGCCTACGTCTTGCTGTAAAGACATAAACAAGACTGCTGTCTCGTTCAGAAAATCAATTGCAATAAGTTCTGCTACTGAGCGTCTATACGCAGATATATCTATCAAAGCACTTGATGGAACTCCTCTTGGTGGAGGCGTAGACAAAGATAATACTGATGGCAAAAAGCGCGACATGCGCGGCGGGTCAATTCCTGGGATGGAATCTCTTCCTACTGGCGAAAGATTCATGCCAGACGAGACATGGGAAGAAGGAAAACACCTTCAACTTTTTCCTTCATACTCAAGTATTCATGGCTTGGAAGAAAAACCAAACTTTGGCTGGCTTGCTGATAAAGAGCCAAAGTCAAGTTCTTTTCAAGACGAACTAAATCAGATAATAAAAAAACCATCCGTAGAACTAACCGTATACGATGTCAATCCACGTACTGACGATATTGTCCCAGAGTCTGGACGAGTAGTCAACCCGTTCTCAATAACTTCTGGATTAACAGTTGGAGAAAAGCGTCGCGAAACAGGAAACAAGCTCGACCCCGAAGTAAAGATTCTTCCTGGGGAAAGAATAGGCTCCAGTATTCCCGGGGGAAACCTGGCTTCACGTGCGGCTGCCGCATTTGGAGTAATAAAAGACGAGCTAAATAAGTTCAGATGCCCTCCAGGGACGCCGGCCGCAAATCAGTTTACGGACATGTATGGGACAAACTGTTTTGGCTTTAGTCCGTCTAAGTTCGGTAGATTTGCTGCAAGAATGGCGCAAACAGCCACCGCTGACGGGAAACTACAGGGGACCAGAACCACTGCTCAACGTTTCTTTGATGGGGTATTTAACGGCAACTGGAGCTCCCAAAGATACGACCCAATGGCAGACAGGGTTCCTGGCGAAATACCGAGCCCTTCTTATTTGGCAAAACTCGGAAGAACTGTCTGGTACGACTCCATAACTGGAGAACGCGTAGACACGCCTGACTGGCGAAGTATTGAGATGCCAGAAAACCAGAGATGGTTTAAGAATGGCGCAATAAGAGCACAGGACAGAATGTTACAAACAGATGCCCGTGTTTCATCGATACTTGATTCTCTCGGCGTTGATAGAAGTGAAACTGCACGAGCAACAAATGAAGACCTTAAGCAGGGGTTTGATGCGCTTCGCGCTTTAGCGGCTTCTGACCCCTCTCTTGGTTGGGACATAAGGCTCGTTCATCAGCGTGGTGGAGCCGATGGAGCAATGCTTACTCCGGTTGAAGTTGAGCAGTTTTGCCAAGCAAGACTACAGTCCGTAAAAGGATGGAGAGACTTAACTAAAGAAGAACAAGATATTGTTTTAAAAGCAGACGTATCTAGGTACTACAGCACTGAGCGCGCAGTCCTAGAGGGACTTCTGGACCAGTATGTAAAATCCCCAACAACGATGCGCCGCACAAACGTCATGGAGTATGACAACTCGAGCACTGACGAAATGAGTACAAGGTACGTAGGTGGAAAATACATAATCTCCCTAAACATGCACAACAGCATGTCTGGGCAAGAGTCACTACTTCCATCGTTGCGCCCAAATCAAAGACTTTCGGTAGCTGCAGTTGGAGCCTCTACTGACGCTGAAGCACGGGCAACAGTTGCAGATTTCCTCGTCAACGCCGACCACACGGCACGAGGTATGGCCGGTTTGATTGATGGCGAAAAATCGTACATGCGCCAGCAGATATTCCACGAAATTTCTCACACACTTCAGTACCAAGCATTTATGGACCATATTGAAGCAGAACTAATGGCTGGTGGTTCAATCCGCATTCCGGAATATGACAAAAAAACGGGAATGTTTACGGGGAGATACAGAACTGTTACTGATTTTACTCAGATAACGAGCTACGACTGGCCCAACATCATGATAGATGTTGCTGATGATATAAACATTGAAGCACTTAATGGAGCATTAAGCAGAATTGAAGTTGTATCAGCTCTTGCTGGTAGCTACCCAGGGGATGTGTACAGAAAAGGCGGAGAGCACTGGGCCCTAGAAGTATGCGCAGAGCTTTGGGCGCTTCGTGAACAGGGAATAATTTACGGCGAAGATATTGATGCAGCACTTGAATGGATGGACAATGTCTCCATGAGGGCGGCAGCTGAAGATAGAGCCATAGTTTCTTCAATTATTCCAAGCGGTGATGCTGGTGGAGATTTTATTCCAGACGTATCTGGAGACGCTGTTCCGGATATGCCCGCGGAAGACATGGCGGAAGAGTTGATTTCAGTTGGAGAAAGAACCTCAGAAGAACGACGCGCAGCCCTTAAGTCTTTCAGTGAAGCTTTTAAGGAGCTCCCAGAAGAAGACATGATAAACAACGCAGCACTAGTTGCAGCACAGCGTGATAATGCTTCAGCAAAAATGGATTCTATAGATGACATAACTTCTCCCGCTTTTGATTCTGCACAAAAAGAATTTGAATTTTACGACAAAATGTATGAAGACGCCAAAAAAATATGGCGAAAAGAACATGGCGTTGGTTCAAAAACTGAGTTGGCTAGATTTGAAGAGAGAGTAAAAGAAGTTAGAGATGCTCACGGTCTTTATGCTCCAGAAGAGATAGAGGCCGCTTCTAGGGCCGCAGCTCTTGATGACCTAAAGGGACTTGCTTCTTCGATGTCAGAAAAAGAATTAGTTCGCAAGATAGCTGACCATTCATTACTGATTAAAGATATAGAAAATTCAATTGCTTCCTATGTTCCAGCCGACGTAGAAACCGTTCCAGATGGTGAATTAACTGTTGTCGATATTGCAGCACTAGACAAAGACCTCATGGATAAAGCAGAGGAACTTGACCTTCTCAGAAACCAGTATGCAAAATCTATAAAAGACGCCGGCGATAAGAGAACCACTGCGCAAATCCTGATGGAGCTTGATGGGAAAGTTGAAACTGTACTTTCGCCTAAGCCACGAGCATCACGGAAAGTAGCATCAGCTACCGAAGCTCGAGATATGGGTAAAAAGCAAAGAGCACGGCTCCGTAGAAAAATAACAAAAGAACAATCTGATGCCGTTAAAGAGATGGGCACATTCGATACTGATGGGTTAGCTGGTGCGCTAGAGCCATCTAAGCAAATATCCGTAGGTAGGGCTGCAAACAGAAAAAATGCTCGATTAAAACGTCTTGCACTTCCAATAGATGATAAATCTAGTAGTGAAGCTTCTTTCGATGACCAAATCAAAAACATACTAGTTCCCACACTTGAGGCAATGGAAGTTTCCTCACTTGGAGAGCAGCTAGATATAGAAACAGTAATGGAATTTGACCCTACTATTTTCACGGGAGTTTCCATAGGTAGGGAGATAGAAAACGACGGACTATTAAGTGGCCGAGTGATTTCTAAAGGTCAGAAAAAAACTGTTATTGATGAAGCTACCAAGATAAATGAAGAAACAGGAAAAGTAAAACAGCGCGTAGTTATTGTTGCTAAAGCAAAAGACAGGGGAATATTTCCCAATATTGGAGATAGTGGAGACCAAACTGTCGTTATGCCTCCAGGAAAAATTAGAATTGTTGGAAGAGAAGCTGACGGAACTATTCGCATAGAAATTGCCGAGCAAAAAGGAACCGTTGAAGTCCTTGATTCGATGGCTACATCGATAGCATCGGGCACTGATGATGCTGCATGGCGTAAAGGTGCTTCAAGAAAGCTTAAAACCTTTGCAGACAACTACGCAGTAACCAGACACGATTCCCCTCTTCCTGGCTCACGCTCTGACGATGCGGATTCTGTTAAAGAAACAAGCAGGACAGTTCTTTCTGACGTAGTCGATAAGGGTGGAGTATTTGGCGAAGCCCCAACAGAGCTTCCAACATATTTAGAATCTATAAGTAAAACTTCAGCAGAAAGAGGAGGCCGTCCTGCGTCGGAAGTTGCTAGAAAACTTTCTTCTGGCCACTCCGACGTATTCGGACCAGCAATGACCCGGGAAGCAAGAACTACACAAAGAAACGGAAGAATAAAAGACCGTTCGGTAGAACTTCGTAAGGTGATATCCGGTTCTGGTTCAGGCGAGCACGAAGCGCTATCTATTTCATCACTTGATAGTGCTGTTGTTAAAAAACTTTCGACCCAGTCTCACGAGCAAATAATTTCAGACCTGGAAACCGCTGCCTTTCAGATGCATAACGGATTTGACAGAAGAGTCAGGGTGAGAATGCGTGAACCTGACCTAGAAAAGTTCCTTGCCGACGGCACCATGCGGGCATCCAGCGTAGGTCCTCAGGTTTCTAGTGGTAGTAGAAGAGTTGAAAGACTTGCCGGTATGGACCCAGCAGCAAGAGCTGGGAGACTCAGTTCTGGTGTCTCCGACTCCGCTGAACAGGTAGCCGAAAGAGGGAAAAAAGAAAAAGCTATTGCTGAATCTGCTTTGGAAACTTTTAAAAAAATAGCCGATAATGGCAAAGATATTGAAACCATGTCCGAAGAAGAGCTGTCATCGTTTTTTGGTGGAACCGTCAGAAGGTCTGGTCAAAAGTCTGTAAGTGAAAAATCTTCACACCTATATGAAGTAGATAAAGTCGAGGACGCTCTTGCGCTAATGATGGCAGGTCATCATGTGATGGTAAAACATGAAGATGTAAGACTTACTGAGCAAGCTCAAAAACAATTTGAAGAACTTGTTAAGCAAGAAGCAGCCAATCAAATTGAAAACGAACACCCCGAATGGCTTAAATTTAAATCAGAATTTGAAAAAATTAACTCTGACGAAGATTTAAAAAGTCCTGAAATGATTGCCGAGGCAAAGCGTCAATACAAAGAAAAACATCAGGCAGACCTATGTATGCTTTATAACCCAGAGAATAACCTTCTTTGCTCTGGACACATAGGTATAGCTCGTGAAGACATGCCGCAGACGAATGGTCGAACTACTGGACACGACTCTGTGGCTATCAGAATGCTTAAAGACGGCAAAGCTGCTGGGAAGTGGGCCCCATTAGGCAACAAAGGTGATGCCGTTAAGCAAAATATCGAAATAGAGCAAAGATATGTGGCGGAAATAGAAAAAGAAAATCAAAAATTGATTGCTGATGGAAAATCTGCAATGACTCCCCAACAACAAACTGCTTTTGTTTATAAAACTATTGGTGAAAAACACAATACCGAAAACGAACTCACTAAAAAAACAGTAGCAGAACATCGCGCCACTTTCCTAGCATTACCTGAAGACGAAAAACAATGGTTATATGACAATACAAATTGGCAAGACGTAGAAGTAAACCTTGAAATGCCATTTATAGAATTTCTGAAAGAACAAATCAAGACGGAAGATGGCAGGGATGGCGTAATAACAAAAGCAGCAGACCCAACCACGTATCAGCCTTCCCAGAGGCAGCTTGTTGCTTCAAAAGTTGATAGTACTAACGAAGATATTACCAAAGATGTTTTTAAACAAGTAAAAAAATTAGAAGATTCTGGTCTTGTTAGGGGAACCCCAGAATTTAAAAAAGCGTACGATGAAGCAATGAGCAAATTATGGTTCATGAGCCCAATACTTGCAACAGAAGACAAATACATACTTGATGGTCACCACAGATGGGCTGCAATAATAGTTGCCAATCGTTCACTACCTAAAGAGCTGCAACTCCCATTGAATGTAAATGAAGTTCAGACGGACATTGTAGAAGGATTGACTTTAGGAAAAGTATTCCAAGGTGAGTGGGGCATAAAAGCTGCAAAACTTGGAGTTGAAGATAAATGGAAAGTTGGAACTATAGATTCAATAAGTGATGAGGATATTGTTTCTAAGGCTAAGGTTCTAGAAAAAGACGCTCCAGGTCTTGTGGATGAAATGTACGCCGGAGGCAGTTTTATCAAACTTGGTTCAGTTGGCCTATCAAGAAATCCAGATTATGCCGCGCGACTTTCTGAACGGCAGAGCATAGCGTATGACCGTCGCCTACTTTCCGAGGCGTCTGCAGCAAGAGAGACAGCATACAACGCTGCAGTTATCGAAGAAGCACGTCTTGGTTCCGCTCCCAAAACCGTAGAAGAAAAAATAAATAAATTATCAAGTGGTTTATCTGATGCTCTTACTGGAAGAGGAAGAGGAAAGGCTCCCATTGCCGGTTGGGATGAAGGCGACACATTTGGGGCAGAGGTTGCTCGTCGACTTGATGGTACTCCTGAAGCAAAAGCGGTACATGATGCCTATGAAGTTTACGAGGGCGGAAAATCTTATGAAGACATGTATGGGGAACCATTTAATGCTGATAAACAGCTGACAAGAGAATTGGATGCAGTCAAAAAAGCCAGCAAAAAACGCGAATCCATAGTTCAAGCCATGCTCCAAGAGGGATGGGAAAAAGACAAGAATGCTAAGAAAAGTTCACCCCAGCCAGTACGCATCGAAAATGGTGACCTTTCTGGAAGAAGTAAAAGACGTGCAGTTAACGGTGCAGTCAATTCAGCATTAAAGAAATCAAATATAAATAGCTCTTACCGCAGGCCCATAAGGGATGCTATCTGGGAATCACATCGTTCCGCTATTCAAACCTATCATTACGAGCTCGACCAGCTCGCTAATGATATATCCCGTCATTCTGCTCCAGAATTAGCAGAAATAGCAATCAGGGACCTTCATAGGCGTGGAGAAATAACAGAATCTGAAATGCTTTCCACTATTAAGAACATTCAACCAGGAACAATGTCTGTTGAAGAAAAAACAAAAATAGCCAACGCCTACAAGGATGCATCAGATGCGTTTATGAGAGTTGCCACGGTCTCTAAAGACGCAGAAAAACTATCACCCACAAGCCAACGCACTGCAGGAAAATTTGGAAGAATAAACAAACAGCGGGGTTGGACGTCTGGTCCTATTGCAGCGAAGTTTTCTTCAGGGGCTTCGGTTGGAATGGCAAATGAAAAACTATCTCGTGAGTACTATTCAAGAATTGGTATACCGCCAGACGTATCCAACGAGACAATGCCAGTTTCTGGATATCTTGTACACAAATCCCATGTTGATGAAAAAATACGCAGAGCAACAGCCGCAAATAAGGGGAACGTTTCAAATGACGCCATATTTGAAATAGGCGATAAAGACATAGTCGGGGACGGTCTTACTTCCCTCGGAGACATAGAGGTCGTACTTAAATCTGGCGTTTCCAACCGTACGTCTTATGGGCGCGGAGAAGCAATGAATACGTCTCATAGACCAGTAAAACTTAACTCAATTAATAAGCATGACATTCTTGACGCAACAATAAACGCAGAAGGTAAGAACAACAAAAACAATAATATGGATGCAACACTTCATTTAATGGGGGCCGGCATGGATGGAAACTTTGCACATGTAAATGCAGGACTATCTGATGACGGCAAAATGGCTCCAGTTAAAAAACTCGATACAGCGGACAGGAAGCGTGTTCCATTTGAGGCACAGATTCTTGGTGGCTTTGATAAAGATGAAGTCGAGCAAATAAACTACCCGTATTCAAAAATCAAAGAAATGTCAAGCAATGTAGACATATCCGATGTGGTCAATACAAAAACTATTTCTGAAAAGTTAAGAGCAAGCGGATTTTCCCAAGAAGAAATAGATTACTTTTACTCTCTTGGTGGTGCCGGGAAAATGAACTCACAAAATATGCAAATGCTTCGGGAGTATCGGGCAGCTCAAGGAGTTAAAGATAAATTCAATAAACTTGGTTTTAATAATATACGAATTGCCCACCCAGATGGAATCAATATAGAAAATCCACGAATTATTGCAAAAAATGTTTCACCGTCAGCAAATATGGAATCCATATTGCGTAACGAAATAATGTTTGACATACAGGAACAAGCTGAAAAAGCCTTAAAAGAAATGCGTAAGGGTGGGAAACCAGAACTTATAACAAATCTAAGAAGGCCACGATGAGGGCAGTATTGGTCGGCTCAATACATGGGGACAAATTGTTCTATGTGCTTGATGCCGGCCCAGACGGTGATGATGGAGTCGTGGAGAAGCAAGACGGAGGAACCGTAAGTGTAGATTTTTTTGCATTTACATCAAAGGTTTCCGGTTTAACCAAAATGAGGTCTTCAAGATTTCATAGAACCCTATGGGATTCACCTCATTCTGTGACTAGTGGGAAATGGTATGAAACGTTTATAACAAAAACAATTGACATAGACAAAACCATGCTTGAGGGTATAAAAATATATACATCACTTGGCAGAAACGCCAGAAATATTAAGTCAAAATCTGACGCAGTTGAGTCATTCCTTAATAAACAATTACGCAATTTGCAGCTATCCAATTCATGTTGTGGCGAGATGGTACAGTCTGATATAGGAAATCTGTCATTCAAGACATTAAGCGACAAGAATAAAGCATGGACTGCCATGAGAATTCTCAAACAAATAGAGGAAAAATAAGATGAGTGACTACGACAATGAGGTAAAAATCTCTCCAGCTGACGTACCAGCTACGCCCCAAAATGCCGTCCCGGACTTTTTGCCACAAGAACGAATCACTGGTGACATCATGCATGGTCATGGGCCACGCAGAGGCAATCTAGAGCGCCTCCTCCGCTACTGGCGTCCAATCATGCGTAAAGAGGGCGGATTCCGTAGGTGCCGTCTTATTTTGGCTAACCATCCAGAGCTATTCCCACTTAACAACATGTGCGCATGGTTACATCATGAAACTACAGGACTATGGCCAAATGAAGGATGTCATCATCCTGGGATGAAGAACTGTAGAAAGAAGCTTAAAAAACTTACGAACTGGAATGATAGGCAATTCTCTACACACATCAATACAGGCAAAGAACCTGCAAACGTAATTCAAGGAGCAGGTAAGTCAGCCGAAGCATCAACTGACGTGTTCTTTCATGATTTCTCTCCATATGACACTGCAGAAAACCACGTAGTTACAGAAGATGACATAATGCATGCAATGACCGTTTTGCGTGACTTTATGGAGATGGAGCCATCGTTCACTAACGCTATTAGAAACAATGACAACTGGGAAGTCCACGGAGACGACCATAGTGGTGCTCGTGTTGTTGTATCAATTACTGTTCAAAAATCCCTTGAAGAAGAGTGCTGTGGATAAAGCTGCTCGTATTAATAATTGTTGTTCTGATAATTCATCAACAATAACGCGAGTGATACTTTTTGACGTCCAGTCAAAGGTGGCAGTTGACCACATAAGAGGAATCGGTGCAATTTCTCAAGAGCTTGTTGACTATAAAACTTTGGCCCGTGTATTTGGGGCCCATAGAAAAACAAAACTAACTTCCTACAATGAACGATTCCAAACAAAAGCCAACGCTGGCTCTTCTGCGTTAAGTTCCCTTGTTAGCACGATAGTCCCTGGAGATAGTGACAGGATTCAAAGTCCTGTTCGTTCTATAGGATTCAGAACCATAACACCCGGAAGACCAGGAATACCTGGCGGACGTGGTGGGTCGAAGCCTGGCGGCAACAGTGCCTATAGGTGTCCAGAGGGGTACCAATTTGGTGGTCGGTTTACGGATAATAGGCTGACTACGTGTGGGCTTAAGTTATTTGATATCCCTTCAGCTCTTGGTGTTTCGTTGTCTTTAGCTAGACAGGCTCGCTCTGCGGTAAACGCAGTAAATGCTCAAGGAACACCCATAACCGGCATGCCGTCGCCATCCGGGTTAATAGCATCGAGAGCTCCACAGATACCTAAAATTGGCATATTTGCTTCAGACATACAAAAATCTAGAGTTGCAGAAGCGATAAAAGCCATAGGCGAATTCAACAAGTCTTCTGGTACCAAAATACGAAGAATGGTAAGACGAGACGGCTTCGTACTAGAGCCCGTGGTGCCCAACAAAGTGCTTCGTGCGATACCTGACAATAGAGACATGGAAGGGGCGGCATTTATTATGTCAGCCCTATCTCCGAGGGATATTGGTGGAGAAGAACTAGGCATGCTCTCCAACACGGGGGTTGGAAAACTTGTTTACGTACTTCCAGGTGGTTCTACAATCTCGATAGAAAAAGCTCGTCAACTAACAGTTGGGGAACGCAGAAAACTTGGAAGACTAGTTAGTTCATCTCAAGCTATTCCAAATGCAAATGACCCATCTGTTCGTCTAAGAAGTATTTCTGCAGAAATTGGAGATGGCATAAAGTTTACTGAGAACTTTATAAACATCCCTAACCCAAATGAAAGGTCTGGAAGAACCGTCAGATGGGCAAACCAGTTATTCTCAAACCCCAAGAGAGAAGTTCCCCAGACTATTGAATCCAGTACGGCAAGAAATACGGTTAGTTTTGCTGGTTCGTCTGAAATGATAGGGAATCTTGATGAAGCTATAAACCACATAGCTGACGGAGGAAGCCTCGCGGATATATCTCCCGACATCTTGGCAAAAGTACTATCCCAGTCAAATGTAGTGCAAAGTCAAAAGATGGCAAACGGCATAACCGCTGTAACCGCTGGGGGGAACAAGTATTTCCTCTACGAAAGACCAAAAGACTTCCAACACATTGGAGAAAGATTTGCATCTGACCTGCAACAACATTTAGGCCTTGAGTCTCCAGATGTTATATTTGCTGGCCCTCCAGGGGATAAAAGAAAGTTTCTTCGCCAAGAAGTGCAGTCTGCCATTCCTGGCGGGAAGTTCAATCCAGATATAAAGTTTGCAGATTTACCTCCTCAGGATGTTGCAAGAATGATGATTTCAGATTTTCTCACCGACCAAAGAGACAGGCCAATGTCTTCCATCTATCCAGTAGAGACACCTGACGGTGCGCGTCTTGTTCTTGGACAAAACTCAACTTCAGGACTTATTGACCTCGACAAGATATCAGTAACACAAAGAAACAAAATAAGGCTTGAGTCCTATTTTGAGAGTACCTTAATACCTGCCTACTCTCAGTATTACATGCAGCTTCAAGCCACTCAACGCGTTGCCTATATTCAAATGATTGACTCCCTGATAGCTAAAGCTCGTTCTTTTAATGTGAGTAGATTTTCAAATAATCTTGATAAATACGGGATATCAACTGGAGAAAAACTTCACTTGAATATTATTCAAAAACTATACACAAATAGACTAAACACTCTTTCTTCTCAGAAAAACGTGTTGAAGTGGCTAATGAAGGGAACTGCATAATGAAACATGTATCAATAATCAAAGACGTGTTTGGAAATACTCCTCATGCAATCCTCATCAAAGAAGATAGCTCCTTAAATGTTGAGGGCATTACAGAATTTGGAAAATCAATAGCCACTGACATGTCTAGATTCGGTTCAATAGACACAAAACAAATTCCTGAAGGTTTTATGCTTACTCCATTTAGAGAAGTAAACCCGCAGATGGAAGAAATGCTGAATAGCTCATTTGGTGATGTCTATGAAAAAACAATAAAGCAAATTGGGTCAACAAAGACTACCGAACAGTCCCCAATGCTTCATGTTGGCAGAAACTTGCTTGGCACAAAGAAGAATATTCCATCTTCTTCTGCCCCGATGAATATATTTAAAAATAGCGAAGACAAGTCAAATATTGTCAACTATAAAGCCAAAAAATTTAATCTTGCATCTAAAACATCTACTGCTATAGCAGCAATAGATGGCATAAACATAGGATTCAACAAGAGCAGTAACGTTTTCACTCATCGCAAGAACGATGCGCTCTCCCAGTACACAGTAGAAAAACTTATGCTGTCTGTAGGTAAAGGCTCCATGAGAAGATTCTTGAATAACAGTTCAAAACTTGAAGAAAAAAGCAGTTCAAGAAGAGTTGAGCGAAGAGTTAAATCTATTGCTGAAACAGAAACTAAAGAAGATATTGACATGTCAGAAAAAATAAAAATGTCAATTCAGTCAAGGTTGCAAAAAAATGAAAAACGTTGAATCAATAACGCCAAAGATGCAAGCCCTTAGACTTGCAAAAGACATCGGCTGTTCCGGCGCTCATCTAGATAAAGACAATAAGTGGAACCCCTGTTCGTCTCCAACTGAACTTGACAGAATTTCCACGATGGCAGAGGGGTCGAAATGGCGTTCTGTTGTTCCTAATCCAAGGGCCGAAAAAGATGGAATGACTGCAAAACGTAAAAAAAGAAGAGAAGACGGTTGGGAAAGGCTGCGTGAACGTCCAGTTCTGGCCATAGATACCCTTCCCGGTGGTGGACTAGTTAGTGGCACCAACTCTGTAGCTGTCAAGGAATCGTTAGATACTTTTGGCAATACGGTTACCGCTTTTGGTGGGGGGATTGTTCCCCCAATGACAAATGGATACAAGCCAAGAGCAAATGATTCCGTTAAAAAATCAGGCAAGACCGCCGGTCCCGAATACGTCAGAGATAATGACTCTAATGTTTTTATGGATATCGAATCAGCACGTCAAAAAGCCCGTGAAATGGGATGCATTGGCGTGAGTAGGCGAATATCGAAAACAGGTCGTGCGGTTTGGATGCCATGCACCAACATGTCTGACTACGCAAACAGGGCTGGCTCTACAGACCTTGGACGACATAACATGGGTGTTAGGCAGCAGAGAAATATTGAGACAGCTGTACGTACCGTGATGCGCGAAAACCTCAAGAAAAAGCCTATTAAGAAACAGTAATTGCTGTATACGTTTTTGTCGCTATAAATATTTACACACTTTATTTGCGTAAATATTATTAGTTCCACTAAACCATACTTTCGGCGTGTTACTTTTGGTAGTACCAGGGCTGGGTGCTTACCTAAGGCTGGTGAAAACAAAACCTTAAAAACCCAACCCTTTTACCCATACAGGAGTACACAATGTCGCAAGACAAAGCCCGCGTAGAAGAGCTACAATCAGCTCTTCGCACAAAGATGGCAGATAATAAAGCCATCGCAGATTCATTCAAAATTGAAGACGGTACAGTTATCGTTTCAACCGAGCAGAAGAGCGCGTTCGACAAGAACATGCGTGACATCAAAGAGATTAAGTCTCTCCTTGGTGACCTTCAGACCATGGACAACGTTGATAGCTGGTCTTCAGAGCCAGCATCTGGTTCTGTTGGTTCAGCATATGCAGCTTCGTCTGCAGACATCAATCAGCTTTCCTCACGCGAAATCAAGAGCATTGGTCAAATGTTCACCGATTCCGCTGAGTTCAAGGCACTGAACGGTGGCCGTAATGGCGCTAACATGCCTGCTCCTTGGCAGATTTCAGCATCTCTTACCTCGTACAACGTTAAAGACGTTTTCTCAGGTATGCCTTCAGGCTCAATGGCCCGTGGTGCAGATGCGGTTTTCGGTTCAATCCAGCGTGACTCAATCGTTATCCCTCCAATGCGTACAAAGCGTGTTCGTGACTTGTTCCCAGTTCGCAAGACAAACGCACAGGTAATCGAATACTTCCGCCAGCTTGGCTTCACCACCCTCACCGGTGGCGGTACAAATAACGCGGCAGCAGTAGCTGAGCGTAACGGTTCAGCATTCGCAGCAAAGCCACAGTCGTCATTCAACTTCATTGGTGAGCAAGCTCCAGTGCGTACACTCGCACACTGGGAAGCAGCGCACCGTAATGTTCTTGCAGACGAGCCACAGCTTCGTTCAATCATTGATAACGAGTTGATGTACGGTCTCCGCCTTCTTGAGGATTCACAAATCCTTAACGGTGACGGAACTGGCGAAAACCTTCTCGGTGTTCTCCAGACTCCAAACATCCAGGAGTACTCATGGTCAGAAGGTGCAACATTACCAGTGCCCGACACCAAGGCAGACTCAATCCGTCGTGCGGCTACCTTGTCGTACCTTGCATACTACGAGCCTTCCGGCGTTGTTCTTCACCCGAACGACTGGGAAGATATCGAATTGACCAAGGACAAGAATGGCCAATACCTCATCGCAGTTTCAGTTGCAATGGGCGGCGAGCCAAAAGTTTGGCGCATGCCATTGGTTGACACTCCAGCAATCGCAGAAGGAGTCGCACTCGTCGGTGCCTTCGGTACTGGTGCTCAATTGTACGACCGTGAAGAAGCTAGCATCAGAATTTCTGAACAGCATAGCGACTTCTTCGTACGTAACGCAATCGTTGTTCTTGCTGAACAGCGTCTTGCACTTGCAGTCAAGCGCCCAGAAGCATTCGTCAAAGTAACATTCGACGGCGCTCCAGAAGCCTAATAAGCACTAAGCGGAACCCCGCCTGCACCTTCGAACGGTGTGGGCGGGGTTTTTGCCATATATGAGGTAGTTATGAAAGAAAGTAAAGCTTTTCAATTCATAGGAAACATGGCGCTTTTTGAAAACCTTCTTAATGATGTAAATTCACTAACTGACAGAGACTGGGAAAAAAATAAAGAACGCAAAATGAATGGTGGAGCAGCCGCCTCCAACACCGATACCATTCCACTTATGTATGACCTAACGCAAAGATTAAATTCTGGAATCACACATGAAAACTACGCTATCTTCGAGGGGCACATTGACGAGATAGTCAGAACGACAGCAAAGACTCTTGGTGAGATGGTCATTAAGCAGGCAATGTTAACCCGGCTTAAGGCGAATACGGTTATTCCCAGACATAGGGACAAAGGGCCACTAACTGCCAAAACACACAGAATACACGTCCCTGTAATCACCAGCACAAAATGCATTTTCAAAGTGGGCGACGAAGCAAAGAACTTAAAAACTGGCGAGATATGGGTGATAGACAATGTCAATAGATATCACAGTGTTGAAAATACTGGCGACACCGACCGTATCCATTTAATCATAGATGCTATTTAATGTGGGATAATAAAGGACTACAGTTCCCAATTGGCCCAGATGGGTGTGAAAGACTGGACGAGTATGCAAAATGAGCTAAACCCAACAGAAGAAGACATGTTTGATGAACTTCTACGCATATCTGAGCGTATAGACGCTGATACTGAATTTAACAAAATAGTCGAAGAGTCAATGGTCGAGTTAAAGCATGATGACTTTATGCCAATTTTTGATGAGTTCTATGGTTCGGCAGTAGTTAATTCTTTCGAGCTTAAAGCAGCCAACCCATGTTGGGCTGGATATGTTCAGCTTGGGATGAAAAAAGGCAAGGGCGGGAAAATGGTCCCTAACTGCATCCCTGTAGAAGGCAAAAGCGCTGAACAACTTCACGACCCGAAGGGTGGGCTTACCGCAGCCGGCAGAAAATACTTTAAAAACAAAGAAGGCGCGAACCTCAAGCCAGGAGTAAAAGGGCCAGCCAATACTCCACAGAAAATGCGTCGAAAAGGCTCGTTCCTAACAAGATTTTTTACCAACCCATCAGGTCCAATGATTGACGAAAAAGGTAGAGCAACAAGACTTGCCCTCTCGGCAGCTGCATGGGGTGAGCCTGTTCCAAAGAACGCAGAAGATGCAGCTGCGCTTGCAGCAAAAGGCAAAAGACTATTAGAGAAGTATGCAAATACAAAGAAAAAAGAACTATCTTTTAATGAAGAAATAAAAGCTCTTACTTCAAAAAAGAAACCAATTGACCCAGACCTACGCGGAATAGATGACGCAAGCGATATGGACCTATACGCCGAAGAGTCGGTAGCTGCAGAAAAAAATACAGCTAAAAATATTGCAACAGATGAACCACTAGACCTCTACGACGATGAAACTGAAAATGTTGACGCGGAACTATTGAAGCGCCGTGCAGAAATAAAAAAGAAACTTGCAGAAACAGCAAGAACAGGAGTAATTGCCGTAGAAGACATTCGCATGATGCCTGGAGTTAAAACTAGAATGGGTAAGGCTAGAAAACAAGTACAGATAGACATAAAAAAGAAGAGAAAAGCAAAGTAATGGAACGTTTCTGGTACGGAGCAACCCTTCTTAAGGTTATAGACGGCGACACCATAGAGTTAATGGTTGACCTTGGTTTCAACGTTCATCACAAAATACGTGTTCGTCTTTATGGAGTTAATACTCCTGAATCACGAACAAAAGATTTAGCAGAAAAAGAAATGGGCCTCAAAGCTAAGCATTTCACGGAAGACTGGCTTACAAACCACAAGTGGGTATTTGTAAACACAATCCCAGACAAGAATGATAAATACGGAAGAATTCTTGCCCGCATATTTTCTTCAGACCAAATAGAAGACCCTTCTACGGCCTGTTTAAATAAAGATATTATCCAATCAGGATATGCTCGCGAGTACTTTGGTATAGGCGATAAAACTTGGACCGAATTCAAGAAGGAAACAAAATGACCACGGGACAGACATGGGGCAACTACAGCGGAGAGATTAAGGGGTTTAGGTTTGAAACAAAAGCAGACCCAAACAATTGTCCTCCAGCAACACAAAGTATTGCCGTAAATATTAAAAACCGTCAAAATGCCATAGACACAGCAGCTTACGGACCGATGAATCCAAAAGAACCTGATGCTGCATTCTGGCCAAAGAAAGCAAAGAGATGGTCAGTATCTGAAGAAGATGCTAAAAAGTCTCTTTGTGGGAACTGCATTCTATTTGTTCGCTCACCAAGAATACTTGAATGTATTGATAGCGCACTTGGAAATGAATCAGGTGCCGCATGGGACATTATCGATGCTGGTAAAATTGGATACTGTGAAGCATTTGACTTTAAGTGCCACTCTGAAAGAACATGTGATGCATGGGTTGTTGGTGGACCAACACTCACTGACGGTAAAGAAAAAGAAGGAAAATAATAGCCATGGCTGCTGAAGATAATCTCTACGAAGAACTGCAAATGATTCAAGACAAGATACAAGACAACAAGCGCACAACTGGGGCTAACCCATTGATTGCGGCGCTAGGGGTACTTTTGGCTAATACTTTTACCCTGTACCACGAGACGCATGGTATTCACTGGAACGTAAAAGGACCAGACTTCCCGCAATATCATGAGCTATATGCAAACATCTATGAAGACTTCTTTGGAGCAGTAGACCCAACTGCTGAATTAATTCTCAAGCTTGGTTATGATGCACCATTTCATATGTCAAGATTTGCTCAGATGAAAACCATTGAGGAGTTTGATATCTCAGAAGGTGACTCACCACAAGAAATGAGTACCGAATTGCTTAAAGCTATTAATGAACACATTATGGAGCTTAAAGAAGTTTTCACAATAGCCAATGACATGAACGAGCAGGGTGTTGCAAACTTCATTGCAGAAAGAATTGATTCATCCCAAAAATGGGCATGGCAACTTCGCGCAAGCCTCGGCATACAAAAAGCTAATAGATTTTAATAACCGAACTTGTGTTTCATGCACAAAGCCTGAACAAATAAAGAACCACCAAGATTTTGGACCTGCCCACGTGCTCCACAAATCTCACATACGCCACCTGAAATCGACTCAGCCTTCACTGTAACTCTATTCATTTTAGGAAGCAGTGAATCTTTTGATGGCTTAAAGTAATAGCGAAGACGACCAAACTTTTGTTTTATCTGCAAAACCTTATAGTCTGGGTCAATCTTGGCCAATTGCGCATCGGTGTCCAAAATTAATCCAGCCCAGCCTGGGAAACAGTCGATATGTACCCAAGTATTTTCTTCACTAAACCGCTCAAGGATGTGAGAAAACGACTCATCTTTTCCTATTTCTCTCATTGACGTTACTGCCTCTCTTTTGTGCTGGCTGGCAAGGTAGGGCTCGAACCTACGACCCAGGGATTAACAGTCCCTTGCTCTGCCAAACTGAGCTACTTGCCAAATAACAGGGCACACCACAGTGTCGTTTAAGACGCGTTATACACGCAGTCCCCCGTGTGGAGCATTCTAGCACCACATTACGTGCCTCCACTAGGAATCGAACCTAGAACGAGAAATTAGAAGTTTCTTGTTATATCCATTTAACTATAAAGGCTAGATGATTTATTTACTCTTTCGAGCATGATACAGGTTTCTCTGCTGTTCGTTCAATTTATCTTTATTTTTAAGATTGTACTCGCGCATGTATTCAAGGTTCTTCCCTCTTCTTTTTGAGTCATTGATGCGCTTGCATTCCCTGCAGGTTCTGTATTCTTCACCAATTTGCCTGCCCTGCTTCTTGATGTAAACAAGAGGCTCAAACTCCTCAAAAGAATGACCTTTTTTACAGTGAGTTTGTTTTTTTGTAGAAGAGCCATTTCTTCCTTTTTTAAACATATCCTTCATGTTTCCTGAATTCGTATCTAGAAAAAGATGTTTAGGATTAACGCACGGTGGATTATCACAATGGTGACAGACAAGCATTCCTTTTGGTACTTCCCCTATATGGAATAGGTGACTTGAAACATGCGACCCAATCGCCGGCCTGTCTTGATAGTACTTGAAAGAGCCATAATCCTTGCTCGTCCTTCCGCCTTTCCAAATCCAGCAATCCGGATACGCCTCGCTACCAGACTTATCGACCTTCTGGAAAAATCTTTCAATGAGCGGCAAGTTCTTAGCCATTTTTTTTCTTTTCATTTCTGATTCGCATGCACTCCGCGCACGTCCGATACTTTCGTCCGCTTTTTTTCACGTACCACTTTTCCCCGTAAACACCAAAGTCGTGACCTTTTCTGCAGTGGTTTGGTTTTTTAGGCTCTATTCCCTTTTCCTCACGCCTGCGCGCAAAGCGCTCTTTCTTCCACCTCTTGTGGCAAGCCTTACAATCTCGTGTGTAAAAACCGGTACGTTTACTGATTTTGTGAATTGTGTTTTCTTCATCGTAGAGATGCCCGTGTTTGCAGTGTGTTTTTCTGCTTTCCTTATGGTTCCCGTGCACAACTGAATAACGTTGATTATGGGAGCGAGTTCCAACCTCAAGATGGTCAGGGCGAACGCATGGTGGGTTATTGCAAAGATGGCAAACTTCCAACCCCTCAGGAACAGTGCCATTTAGTTTTTCCCAAATGTATTTATGCGTTTGGACTTTTTTATTTATTCCATTTCGCTTGCACGAAAACATACCATATGTTTTCACCCTGTTCGCAGTCCATTCCCAGCAATCCGGAAAATCTGGATTAGGTCCGGATTTATCTACTTTCTCCCAAAAACGTTCTTCTTCTGGGATTGGTTTTCTTCCTGCCATGCCACTACTTTATCGGACAAGCACCAGTTGCACAATCTTCAAGGTCTACGGTTCCTTCAAAACTATTTTGAACCAAAGGAATAGTGAAGTCAATCTTTGCTACAAGCTTCTCGTACGCTTCTTTTGTTATTTCCTCGTATGGAGGGAGTACGAAGTTATGGTCCGAGTGAAGCAAGAATGAAACTGACTTAACGCTCTTGTCGTAATTCTTTGACAACCATGTCTTGATTTCTTCCAGCTCTTCCTTACGGTAATAGACGGTTACAGATACGGCATTGTCTGCCCAATCTGTCTGCATCTTTTTCACCCATTCAAGCTGTTCAACTGCGGTCATGTCCTTGGCCAAAATTGAGCCTTCTGGTGACATGCATGGGAAGTCGATGACCTGTCTGGTGTGGTCTTCGCGACCGTCCAAACCGATATCCCACTGAACCTTGTAGCCACGCTTGCGGCAGGCGTCAATAAGCGGGTCATTGGAGCCAAAACGCACTCTACGGACATAATAAGGGGCGAATGCCGGATGTATGCCCGGCGTTACTCCAGGCAGCAGGGAGAGCGTCCCAGAGGGCTGTACGGTGGTCATTCTGATGGACTGCGGGAATCCGTGCTCGGCTGAATACTCAGCGTCAAACTGACGAAGGTGTTCATATGCCTGAGACAACCAAGAAACTTGTTTTTCTGTTGACTGAAGAACTCCAGTTACGCTCTGTCCAAGACGAGCATTCTGACGCACAATATTCGTGGTCTTCTCGTATGGGTAAGCAAGACGCGTTATCTGCTTCTGTGCCATGTAGAGAAGTTTTGATATTGACAAGAACTGCGCCAACGATTCAATATTGGGCAAGAATATTGTTGCAAGGTTGCACGACTCTCCGTCAGCAAGAGCAATCTCTGCACATGGATTAAAACCCTCAATAGAATTATCGACACGGCGCTCGCCAAGGCGACCATAGGTACGGGCGAGCTTTCTGTTCACCAAGCCGTAAGGCTCTCCAGAACCGTCGTAGCCCTTCCACAGTTCAGTGCTCAGTTCATCGTAACCATCCGCATAGAGCGAGTTGTTGCTGTTTGCTCTCCATGCAGGAACACTTCCTGATGACCAATTCTTTGCACGAAGAAAAAGGACATCATCAGGGTCACCCATTGCTATTTGCGCGGACCGACGTGACGAGCCGGAAACAACAATGCGACCAATAATGTTGCAAATATCCAAAACATCTACAGACCTAAGCTTCTTTCCTACACGGTTATCCATTACTTTGCAAATATCAGCAATACCGTCAATCAGCGCACCAGGACCGCTTGCCGTACCACCGAAAGCTTTAAGTGGAGCGCCGTATTCGCGAATCAAGATTGTTGAGTAAGAAAAGCTTCTCCCCGTATCGAAGTACGACTTAAGAACACTGTGCAAAAGTCTACGCCACCCTTGACGGCTATCTGGGACAATGATGTCAGCATCATTAGAACGTTCTTGAGTAATGACTACGCCACCCTTAACTTTTGGCAAGTCGTGAATCTTGGAGCGTTCAACGGAAAAGCCAACGCCACCGCCAAGCATTAAGTAGTCGAAAAGAAGTTCGAAGTCTTCAACTTTTTCAATATTAGTGAAGTAGCAGTTATTGAGTGAAGCTCCACCAAACTTAGAAACCATTGGCGTACCGAGTTGCCATAGCGCGCGACCACTCATGGAGCAACGTAAATTAAACATATGGTCAAACAGTTCTTCTGCTTGTTCCTGCGTATACGGAACACCTATTTCAAGAGCGCCATTGATTACTCTCTGAATTGTTTCAGGCCATGTTTCAATGTTCCCGTTATCTTTCTTGCGACTATATGTACGAAGAAAAACAATCTCCCCCATACCGTTAAAGCCCCATGGGGCTTGCTTTACTGCGTAAGCATTAACGAAAGCGTCGTCAATAAATGGCATCTTAATTCCTATCGTCTAGTTCATCGTTGATGAGGTGTAGGGATAGAGTGTAGCGCAGGAATGAATAATGAAAAGGTCTAGCGTCGACGTAATTATTTAATCTACGAGACCTAGCTCTACGGCTTTTTCAAAAGGAATTGTTTTTCCCTTCCTGTGGATAAGTAGTCGCGTTTTTATTCCTGGAGCTATCTCAACTTCGTCAAAAATGTCTTCAGTAATTAAGAACGTTGTTTTATCATCAAGCGTTGAATGCGTGTCGTATCCGAATATTATTGTTGGCGGTCCGCTGTCCCCAACACAGTCTCCGGTTGGATGCCCACACACCGGACACGGGGACCTATCCGCTCTTGTAATTCTTATTCCATCGGAAGAATTCCTGAAAAGATGGTCTTCCTGAAATGATTCAGTATTATAAAATGCGCTCATAATTAAGTGTATATTTAAAATTCTTGCATAAGGAAACCTAGGGATGCGATTTCCTGCCTCATGTCAGTCAGTACAGCCGGATTAGCCACTTCCTCCACGTCTTCAAACATGACGTTTTTAAGCATTGTTGGGTATTTTGTCTGTTTTATGTAGTTCTCGGCTATTTCTGGATATACGAGAACTTCGTTCCACGTGACCTTCCTCCCAAGACCAACCTTGTAAGGGGCTGCAACCATGGATATCGGCAGTACGTTGCCATCCTCGTCTGAGCCAACATGACTGACGGTTATGCATTCGTATACAGGCAGTGCGGCGTCGGCAAAAGCCACAGAGAGGTCCATTCCCTTGGTTTTCTCGTTATCTAGCGAGCAGTACCCTTCAGAAACCATAGTAATGGCCGTTGACCACCAGTATTTGCGTAGAATTAAACAAAGACTTCTGGCTTGAATAAATCGTTCTTCAGGGCTTTTCTTGGACAGGGCCTCGCCCATTTGACAAATAGCCCTTAAATACGAGTCGTCCCAGGACATAAAGTGCATAGAAACGTCTTCGCCCAGACCAAATTCAGAAATTGCCAAATCCTTTGCCATTTGGGCAGAGGTGAGAGCAAGTGCCATTTTACTAATATCATTTACATGCTCTTCCATCCCTAGATACTAAGCAATGCATGCACTTCAGGCCGTAAAGAGTTATTGGTTCCGCCATGACGACATACCGGTGTATTAGAGTATTCCCCATGGCTCAGAAAAAAACCACACAGAAAACATCCCCAAAGAAGCAGGTCGCCAAAAAGGCAACAACTTCAAAAAAGGCTGCTCCAAAAAAGAGTTCCCCTAAACCAGCTCCGGCGAAAAAAGCTGCCGCTGCTAAGACCGCTCCTAAAAAGAAATCAGCCACAGCGATTGCTGTTGAGTTTGACGACGAATTAATTACTTTGGCAGACCCTGTTAAAGAAGAAGTAGTTCGAATCTTTTTTGACGAGGTTGACGATGTAGTTGAGAAAATTAACGTCACATTTGCTTCTGAAGTAAAAAAGAAGAAAAGCTGGATTCGTAAGATTCTTCGCCTCAAATAAGCATTGACTTATTGATGTATTGTGGTTAAATGACCACCGACCACAGACGTGCTCCCCGTAGGGAGATAATTGAAATATCGAAGACCGGCAGATGGGGTCATTTTGTTTATCTTCATAGACTTTCTTGCGGTCATGTTGAGTCTCGTAAAAGAGCAGCAACAACAAAAGTTTTAGCTTGTGCATGGTGCCTACGCGCAAGCGAAAAAGACACAGAGTTAAAAGCTTTAGCAAATACAAAGATTCCTAGATATTACGAATCAACATTGATTGACGAAGAATTACACATAGAACAAACACGTGCTTCTATAGCAGCAAAGTTCAACATATCACAAGACGCCGTAGACATAAAAGCTCAAGACATTGATGGTCAACTTGTTATACGCAGCGCAACGATATATCTTTCTTCAATCGACGTAGCAAGACTGTCTGACGCAAGATAGTATTCTTCGTTAACTACTTGAACGGGGAAAAGATGCAAAGAGTTGACACACCACCAAGAGATGGTGATTGCAAAGGTCTTAACCCAAACATCTGGTATCCACACGCTGATAAAACTCAGCCAGGAAATTTTTCTGATAACTACAGAAAAGCCAGAATGAATACCGGTATTGCTTTACAAATATGTTCCGACTGTCACGTTAAGGAAGAATGTCTTTCATACGGCCTGTATCATGAGCACTTCGGGATATGGGGCGGGATGACTGAACGTGAAAGACAAACAATGCGTCGGCGCTTAAATATTTTCGTAGTACCGCGAGAACCAATCAACATTCTTTTGCCAAACTAACCACGACAGGCCTGCTAAATGTCAGTAATCGCATCTCAGATAACAGAAAATTTTTTACAGCGGCTTGAGGGTGTTCGCAAGACTGGTTCAGGCTGGCAGGCTAGATGCCCGTGCAGAAACGACGACTCAAACCCTTCACTCTCCGTTGGGCAAGGGGATGATGGACGAGTACTGGTCACTTGCCATCGTGGTCAATCTTGTGACGTAGAAGCAATATGTGCGTCTGTTGGACTACATGTGTCTGACTTAATGCCAGGAGACGATACTCTTTCTTCTGCTAAAAGTTTTCTTACTGAGAAACCTTTAAAGATTAACAAGCCAGCACAGGCACCAAAGCAAGCATTGAAAACAACGCTGGTAGATACGTACAACTATGTTGATGCTGACGGAAACGTTTTATTTCAGAAACTTCGCTACATAGACGAAGAAGGAAAAAAAACATTTCGCCAACGCAAACCGGATGGAAACGGTGGGTGGGAATACAGTCTCGGTGAGATACCGAAAGTTCTCTACAATCTTCCCTTAGTTCTGGCAGCCAAACAAGAGGGAATTCCCATTTGGTTGGTAGAAGGTGAAAAGGACGCGAATACGCTTGCCTCACTTGGAGAGATAGCAACAACAATGCCTGGCGGTGCGGGCAAGTGGCTCGACATTCATACCGAGGCTTTGTCTGGTGCTGTAATTGAAATAATTGCAGACCATGATGAAGTAGGTATTGCTCACGCTAAGAAAGTATTTGAAACATTAATTGACGCTGGGTGTGATGCACAGATTTGGATGTGTCCAGAAGCAAAAGACATATCCGACCACATTGGTGCTGGTGGAGAACTTGATGAACTCATTGCTATTGAGGAATACAGATTTACAGAGCAAGAGAATGTTGGGATTCAAGAATCCACAAATAATCAACTAGTTGAAGAAGATGAAGAACAAGAGTCGCTTGAAGAAATGGCTCTAGCCAAACTACAAGACTTGCTTGACAGAAAAGACATAAGCCCTCTTCAAAAGATTGCAAAAAGCAATTTAATTATTGCTACTGCCAGTATGACTAGGGCGGTAGATACTGGAAGACTCGTTCAGTGGAACGACTTCCTGGGTGAATCGGATGACGAATCCTACGAATGGGTTATCCCTGGTTTGCTAGAAAAGTCAGAGCGTGTAATCGTCGTAGCAGCCGAAGGTGTTGGCAAGACAATGCTTGCTAGACAGGTTGCTATTCTTTCTTCGTGCGGGATTCATCCCCTTTCGTTGCAGCCAATGCCGAGGGTTAGGACATTAACTGTCGACCTTGAAAACCCAGAAAAGATTATTAGACGAACCTCTCGTGCTATTGCCAAAGACGCAATGGCGTATTCAAGGACCGACAGGTTTGACGCCTACGTATTAACAAAACCGTCCGGCATGGACCTAATGAAAGCCTCAGACAGAGCAGTACTGGAGCAGGCTATTGAAGACGTGAAGCCACAAATACTGTTGATAGGACCTCTTTATAAAGCGTTCCTTGACCCAGGTGGCAGAACTTCAGAATCAGTAGCTCTAGAAGTAGCCAAGTATCTTGACACTATTCGTGTCGTGTATGGCTGTGCTCTATGGATTGAGCATCACGCCCCACTGGGCTCAAGCATGACGTCAAGAGAATTGCGACCATTTGGTTCAGCGGTATGGTCGAGGTGGCCAGAGTTCGGTATCTCCCTCACTCCCGACCCAACGGCTCTAGGTGAGTATGTGTACGATGTGAAACACTTCAGAGGTGCACGCGATGAGAGGCATTGGCCTACTAAAATGAGACGTGGGAAAAGATTCCCGTTTGAGGTAATTGAGTGGAACCACGTATCTAAATGAGTGACGACAAAGCAAAGCCGATAACAACCAAAGAGTTTTTAAGCGAACGAGACATGCGCATATTTAAGATGCGTCAAGCTGGTACATCCGTAAACGAGATAGCTAGAAGATTTGGCGTTTCAACGTCATCTGTCTCTCGCTCTATTCAGCGTCAACTTGAGAAGATGAACAGAGAGGCAATACTTGCCTACCCCGAGGTCTTGAGAATGGAGCTGGAGCGCCTAGACAACCTACAGCAGGCTATTTGGCCACTAACCCAGCATAGGCGCGTAGTCACAGACGATGGCACGGAAATACAGGTAGAGCCAGACCTTAAGGCAATTCAGCAAGTCTTGTCAATCATGGACCGCAGAACAAAACTGCTGGGAATGGAACATACGAACATTAACGTCCAGATGGATGTAAATGGTTCACAGACCGTTAGGGCTACCATTGCCGGTCAACCTGGCGTTACGAAGCCACTAACTGGAGTAGACTCGGAATCTGAATCCAAGAAGCTTTTGGAGCTTATGGCTATTTCTGGTGTTTTGCCAGAAAGTACCGTTCGCTTGCTTATGGGTGACAAGGATTCTGACATCATCGATGCTGAAGTGATAGAAGAGGAAAAAAATGAGTGACATAGAAGAGCCAACTAATTCAAACATTAGGGCCGCAATGGATAAAGTTGCTGAAAATATCGACATGTCTGTGGCTCCGATTGTAAAAAACGACGATGGTCCGGCAGATAAGCAAATACTTATACGCACGACAGACTACGAACGTGACCGGTGGAAAGATGCATCCTTAAAAGAACAGTTGACAGTTTCTGCGTGGATTAGAAAAACCCTCAACACTGAAGCCAAGAATATTCTTGAATGTAGTCACCCCGTAGAGTTCGTTAAATACTATCCGTGGGCTAGGACTTGCATGAAGTGTGGACAACGCCTCCCATAGCTTATTTATCTGTGTTTTAGCGCTGAAAGCAGTGCTATTATTGCTTTGAATGTCTGTCGATGATAATGAGTTCCTTATTCCCATAGAGGAATCCCGTAGAGCGCGCCCTGCCTCAGTAGAGCAGAAAGCGCTTGGAAATAGACTCGCCCGATTAGTCGGTAGCCGACTAGTGGATAGGCCAAGCATTGGCGAAGGAAGACGCCGCCGTGGCGGGATGGACATTGATGCACCGACGGGCGGAGTTCGTGGCTACAGAAAACCCACCCTCAGCAACTTTGACCCCGACAATGACGGCTGGGTAGACGAAGGCTCAACTAATCCACGTTTTATTGGCATAGATTCGCCCACAAGAGGCACTGAGACAGCCAGAAGAATGTCTTCGGGCGCTAACGAGGACTACAGAGGCCAGCATGGAGCTCCAGAAAGAGGCGCAGGCGCTCCCCTACATGACATGTTGGCAGATGGTGGAGTTTATCCAGAGGACGTCTATTCTGCCGATGCAATACGTTTTTATGGTGTCGGGGATGACCAGCTTGACCCAATAGCCGCCAGCCTGATTAAGCAATACAAAGGCAAGCCAAATGCCGAGGTGACTATTTATCGTGCGGTGCCTCTTTCAAACAGTAAAAAGATAGAAAAACTAGAAAAACAACTCGCCAGATATATGGCGCGTGGCAAACTTCCAGAAGGAACCAGCAGAAGTATCGAACCTAGCGATTGGTCTCAGGGTGTTCGAGACGAAATAGAGAGACTAAAGAATCTTCCACCAGACGACATGAAGATAACCCCCGGTGACTGGGTTACCCCAATTCGAGAGTACGCAGTTATGCACGGCGATGGAGCACTGCGTGGCGAATATCAAATCATAAAGAAGCGAGTCAAGGCTAAGGATATTTATACAGCCGGCGACTCTTGGCTTGAATGGGGCTACGACCCAGAAGTAACCAAAAAACTTTCTAGTGGTACCGAAATAAATAATGCCGATATATCCGCAGCTTATACGCAGGAAATATTTGGGAAACTAAGAGCCTTGAAAGAACGACTCGGTTACGGCACGAACTTTGAAGAAAAAGTAAGCAAAGAAAAACTCGATACAAGAATAAAAGAAACAGCAGAGTCCGCCAAGCGTCAAATTGACTATTACTTTAAAAAAGATACAATTCTTCCGCAAGAGGCTATTGATTACATAAACGAAGTAGTAGCAGAAGGAAAGTTTTTTACTTCGGAGATGACCGGCAGGGATGCCGAGGCAGCGTTTTTCCCCATACAAGCAAGACTTCGTGAGTCTGGAGTATGGGCAAAAGGAGACCCTATTCCTCCGAGCGTAGCATTAGAAATATCAAGACAGATACATATCGCTAGGGGCGATACTGAAATGGTTGCAAAAATTGACGAGTTTAAAACTTATCTAAAAACAGCCACCCCAGAACAGTTGAATGCAGACATGAGGAAGGCGTCTGAAGCGTATGGTAAATCTATCGACACACGGGTGCTCGTAAGGACAAGAAGCATTGCCTCGTTTATTAAGGGCAATCGCACCATACTCACTCAACATGACAAAGAAGAAAGAGAAGCAGCTGATATTGAGTCTATGAACCTAATAGGCGATGCTATTACTACCAGTGCCAGACGAAAGGTTGAAGGCAATCTATTAGGTTTACCGTTTGAAGAAGGGGTGGAAGACCCTCCAGAAGTAAGAGAACTTAGACCATCATCGGGCTATGTTACTACTTCAAAAACAGCATTAGCACGAGAAGAAAAGTTTAAAAAAATATACGGAGACGACATTAAACTTATGTACGAAGGTCCTGCAGGAGCAGCACTAGAGGCTTCGCAGAACAGAACACAAAAGTACGGCGATTCACATTTTGTGCTACGACCAGAAGTTGCAGAGCGCACTAGGGTTTTTGATGCAGACACAGTTGATATGTCAATGAAAGACAATGCGCCTCTTCAACTCAGTTCACTGGGTGAAGATGGAGTGTTTCTTAGTAGTTTTAGTCCACTTGGCATACTTTATGACTACAAGACTGGCGACACTTACCCAACACCATCCGGAGCATTTGAGGCTAGTTCCGACAATGGCATATCAGCAAGTTACAAAGAAGCATTAGTTCTTGGAAGATTCAAGCCTGAAGAAGTTCAAGCAATAATTGCTACACCAAAAGAGTTTAGAAAAGAGTTGGGAGAACTTAGCAAGGACTACAACGAGAATAACGAAAGCAATGTGAGTCTCCTGATTGATATGGCGCAATCACGTGATGAACTAATGCGAGAGTATGGCATAGAGGTAGTTCCTAACATTAGGGGCGGAGTATTTAAAACTGACGATGTTGAGATGTTTAACCCAGCAATGACAGATGTGTGGTTTGACAAAAACTTCGGGGATAAGGGGTTGTCTAAAGAAGAAATAATCCCAGATAAATCAACTACGCCATATGAAGCATGGCTAAGAGTTCTGGTCAAGTCCGAAAAACTCCCTGTTATATTTGAATACCGTGGTCCTAGTGGCAAGAGCGAAGAAGATAAAGATGTTTGGAAGAGAGATGTGCTCAAGGAAGAACTTGCCAGGGTTCTGTCAGTTAAAACCTCACGGGCTCCTGAAGTTGACGATTCTCAAGCATTTAACCAGCTTGAGGAACAGATGGGAGACCGCCTATCTAGCGGCAAGGCTCCACGATATCCACGCGAACCAACGCTTGGAGCTTTCCTTGGTGAAGCAGATTCATACTTTGGCGACTCTAATTCATGGGAAGAGTTCAAGAAGAAATACAACGATGCCGAAATTGTATTTCTCGACTATGAGACAACCGGCCTGAATTTTGACGAGTTTGGTAAAGCCACAACCAACGGAAAACCAACACAAATTGGCCTAGTTCGCATGAAAAATGGGGAAGAAATAGGCAGATTAAATCTGTTTATGAACCCAGAAGAACCACTAGGAGAATGGTCTTTAGCAAATCTTAAAGACGCAGACGGTAATCCGATTACCAATGAATGGCTTGCCACGCAAATGCCCATGGCTGAAGCGCATAGACAGGTTGCTGAGTTTATTGGCCCAGACGCAATCATCGGCGTTCAGAACGCAACTTTCGACAAGAACGTTCTTGATGATGCTTTACGTGAAAGCGGTATCGATTGGACACCACGCGGTTATTTAGATACTCGCGAAATAAGTTCTCTTACCCTTCCGGTATGGAGCGAAGATAGCCCAGATGGCCCACATATCGTAAGTAGTAGAGACGGGACAACCAAACCATCCAGCAGCCTTGCCGCCATTACCGAATACCTCGGCGTGGAACTTGGCGACGGACATCACAACGCAGACGCTGATGCCTTCGCAACCAGTCAGGTAATGCAAAAGATAATTGATGGTGCTATAGAAAACAACTGGGACACTTCTGTACTTAGCAGAAAGCGCCGCGATGAAAAACTAAGACTTGAGCGCGAAAAGTTTGACGCCGATGTAAAAAAATTTGAATCAGACAAAGAGTCTTTTGTTGCAGCCCAGAAAGAAGAGGGAAGCACAAGACTTTCTTCTGGCAGAGAATCAACTCGTTTTACCGTAGCCAGAGGTGGAAATCATGATGACAGTTTCGACCAAACACTCGAATTTGCCAACCCTGAGCAGGAGAAATTCAAGTATTGGGAACTTTACGAAAAATACAAGCGATACAACAGACTTGAGCCTGCCGAAGATGGTTTTGGACAAATAGACAAAGAAGCACAAATTAGAGCACTAAATGAAGCATTCGGACCAGATGTTGATACTTGGGCAAAAGCACTTGAAATACTAAATGTCAGAAGAAAACGTTTCAAAGAAGATGAAGCCTATAAAGAAGAACTAAAGCTAGAGCACATAAAACGATATGGGTACCTGTATAGCCCAGTTTACAAAAACGGCGAGAAAACCAAAAAAGCTGTAATAGAAGTATACGACGACGAACTTGCATATAACTCCCTAGACGCATTGATTGGAAAAATAGGAAAGGGTACTGAAGGCCAGACAAAGGCTGTTAATAAAGTAAAAAAAGTCTTAGAAGGCCTCGAAGAATCAAACAAGCTTAAAAACAGAGCATTCAAACTTGAACATAATCCAGACGGTAGCGGACTGTCTTATGTTCTTATGGATTTTGACGCAGAATTGAGTCGTCAAAAATCGGAAGAGATGGCCCGCTTGCGAGAAATATACAAAGCAGAAGGAATGTCTCTTCTTGATGCTATGTATAGGGCTATAGACGAGATAAAGAAAGACGAAAGATTTTCTGATGAAAAAATATACTCAAATCGCAACGAAGGGGAAAGCACAAGACTCTCTTCTGGCGCAAATGTAGTTGAAGCATTTAATGAACCCACAGAAGTAACCCAGCAAGAAGCTGCCGACATAGGACTAACTAGAGAGTCTTTAACGGGTAAAAAAGTTGCCGAGAGAATAATTAAAAAAATAGAAGAAACGACAGGAAAAGAACTAACAAAACAACAGAAATATTCTATTGAAGATGCTATTCCCGGCTTGACCAAAGAAATTGCTGGGAAAACACTACTTGACGTTGAAGTGGACAATGCGTTTTCCGAAACCGGAAAACAGCTACTTGAATCAATATCGATTGATATTTCTTCAGACGGAATTCCGTTTGTTTCCGCTGACCCGATACCTCAATTGGCAGAACAGATACCGGACAAACGAGACTGGCGTACCGTCGAGTTGCCTAAGCGTGATGACGTTATTTCAATACTTGATGAAGCAATGAAAGATACGGTTGTTTTCAATGGTTCCGTATGGAAAGATTCCGACGGAAACATTATTGCAAGAAAAATATACAAAAACGACGCTTCTACTTTAGAATTTGAAAACGACGAGGCGAGGGAAAGATTCCCCCTGTTGGAAATGTTGGCTCCAAAAGGATTTGTCATCAGGAGCGACAGTATTGGTTTGCCAGCATTAACTCAAGATACATTGCCGGAACCGTATCTTGAAGCGTGGAAAAAACATAGCAAGTTTGTTAGGGAACTTACGCGCCGTGCGGGCGAACTAATGGGTGACGAGGAGCTTTTTCTTCCAGGTTCAAGAATCAGCCACAGCACGGATACATATCTTCGTGGCTACATAGGTGGAATAACTGACCCGCATAAATTCAATATGGGACTCTATGGCAAGGCACTTCAAGACACCCATGACCTATTCGGACATCTCGGAACCGGTAGAGCTTTTGACCGCCATGGAGAATGGGCAAACGACCTTGCCATGATGTCCCTTGCGGACCACCCAGACTCACCTCTAACGCCTCAAGAAAAAATGGTCGTTAAGCATCTTCATTACATGATGTACTCCGCCGAACGAATGCTCAGGGTTGGCAGACTTGACGAGTCCGACCTAAATATGAACGAAACAATGGGCTACCGTAATCGACCAAGAACCGTATTCGATATTGAAGGCGTATCTGACTCCGAAACGCGTATATATGCTGGTGATTTTAATTCAGTTATTAAGAAGCTTGATACAGCATCTACTAGTGGACGACTGTCTTCTGGAAGCAAGCCAATTTATGAAGCCAACGAAGAAGATATTGAATTAGCTCTTGCGCACGATATTTTGGGAAAGAGCAGCAGACCCTCACTTGCTTCAGGGCAGGAACGTCCGTCTATACAAATTAGACCAGATTCCCCCCAAAGACCAATAATAGAAATTGGTCGCAACGAGCGCGAACTTCTAAGAGAACACAGAGCCAAGGATTACAAGTACGGCGACAAGAGCGTGCTTGGCGGCGAGATAAGAAAGACTACAAATACATGGCTAAGAGGTCTCAGCTCTGAACAAATGGCTAAGGTTTTGGTTCCTTCAAATCGTGAAGAACATTTTCAAATGTGGCTCGACGACTACGCTGGCGCTGATGTTGTAGACCCTGCTACTAGATTAAAATTTCAGAAATACTATGATGATTTTCATCAAAAAAACCCTTGGGATACCCCGGACTTCTCACCAGACAACGTAAAAGCCATGCAAGAACTCCTGGCACAATCCATTGAAGATAACCCACAAATGAAGTGGGCTTTTGAAAACCACGGAGCTCCTTCTTTCTCCTTCATGGACCCAGAAGGCATAGCAGCCTATGAAGCAATACCAGAAGTGCGCGAGAAATTTGCAGCGATTGCAAAGCAACGCAACGACGGTAAGCCGGTTAGGGCAAGAGGAAGAATGAGTCCAAACATGGACACCGTCTATCTCAACAAAGAGGTGTTTCTTGAAGCATTGGATGACTCAATACCGTCAGTAACCAAAAGCACTCTTCGATGGAATGGTCAGTCCCCAGTAAAAGGACAGAAGTCAATAGAAAACTCCCTTGCAGGAACGCTGCTTCACGAATGGGGTCACTGGCTGCACTTCAAGGCCATAGCTGACTCTGAGGGCGGACCAAAGACAACAATTCATACACGTCAAAGATACGGCAGCAAAGACAAGGGCAACACAAACTATGCTCGTGCACTTGCTGTTGCTTCTGAATTTAATAAATTTACATATGACCAAGACAGAATAACAATGTTTGAAAACGATGTTCCGTTTTCTGAAACTCCAGACGTTCCTCGTTTGCTCACTTCATACGGAAACGTCAACATGGCAGAAACCATGGCTGAGGGCATTGTCGCCGTACTGCATCCAGACGAAAAAATACAAAATGAAATGATTAGTCCTTCCTTGAAGAAAGCTGTAACAACCTTGCTTGGCGGAAACGACACCTATCAGCCATGGCGTGATGGCGACAGGGCTGGTCGGATTCTTTCATCTGGGCGTTCCCCTGGAGTAAGAGACGAACGTCGCGGAAGACTAGAAAGTGCTCTTTCGGAAATAGAAGGTTTGCGCCGTTCTAGAATAACGGAAACTTCTATTCCTCAATCAAGAGATACGCAGTGGAAAAAAGCACAGATTGCCAAGTTTGTTCCAATACCGACAACTCGTAAGCCTTACTCGCCAACAAAACCTGCTGACGAAAAAGACGTCTTGCAGATGTTTATTGACGATGCGGTTTCTATTCCTGGAACATACGATATTGATTCTAGTCTTGCTGCTCCAAAAATTAAAAGAGAGATTTCTAAAAAAATAGCAGAATCTATGGATTTTACTCCTCAAGATTTTGTAAAAATGTTTCAGACTTCAATGCCTGGAAGCGGAGTTGGTTTTGCTGATGACGAGAATTTTAGAGACGTATCACTCATCCTTAACAGAACACTCGAAGGAGTGCGCGATGGAAGTAAGTTTTTTTACAATCCCAAAAAAGGCTCGGTAGCTTCGGGAATAGATTTCAGTGTAGAACAGCGCGTTCTCAAAATATGGAACGAATCTTTTATTCCTAAACTTGAATCACTGACTGCTGGTGAGCTTTTTGATAAATCAAGCATGTGGGACATGTATGAAAAAACCATGGATGATTATTCAATAGGCTCCATAGGTCCAACTGAAATGCGCCGCTGGTCCGGAGACCATATAACTGCAATAAAAACTCAGTTGTATTACTTTGACATGTGGGGGAATAGGGAAACACGTCAAAGAAGAGAAGGCAATCCCGAAAATGACTACCTGGGCATATACAGGCTAAAAGACGGAACCTTAATATCAATAGATTCATATTCTCTTATGAATAGTCCGGATGACTGGGAACAGATACTGCAAAAAGGCTACGGAATAAAGAAAGGTACTGATTACAAAGACTTGTCTGAATTGATGGTCGCCAAAATTGACAAAAATACGCCGGACGACGCAAAAGACCTAGAAGTATTAAAAGAACTAACTATACAAAATATTAAAAAAGTAATACCTAGTCCTGAAGAATTGTTGAAAAGCCGTGGTCTTGTAGAGTTTGACGCCAATACCCCAGAAGGGCAAGGGGTTCTGAAGCAGGCGTTAATATCAGGATTGGTTCATACATGGGCTATATCAGCAAACGACTCCAACGACGTTGCGTTATCAATGCAGAACGTAGCCAGAGAACTGTTCTCCGTAGACGGTGCTGTTGGTTGGGACCGAGGAAATCAATATAGGATGGACAGAGTTGTTGCATCCCCTGGCCCAGGACAGATTATGGAAGACTTCGATGGTGCTCCAGTCCTGAGCGAAATGCAAAGAAAATTTGTTGGAGAATTCCTGCAAACATCTCATGAAGCAACGCAGCAGTATTTCGAAGACAGAGGGATAACACATCTTGCTGTATACAGAGGAATTACTGCTGGTGAAAATGCGTTTGGAGAACCAATAGCCATAGGCGATATGGATATACGTGAAGTACGTATGAGGCCACTTTCGTCTTGGTCAATCAATGAAGCTACAGCCAGGTCGTTCAGTAGAAGACCAGGTAATGACCAAAGTGGATACGTCATAAAGGCTTTTGTGCCAATTAAAGATATTTTTTCTACTCCATTTACTGGCTTTGGGTGTCTAGAAGAAGATGAAACAGTAATACTAGGCCGACCGATGCAGGCGATGGTTTTCAGAGTTGATGAAGCAACACGATACAGCGCAGACGGAGAGTCACTTGCTACAAAATTAGTTGACGTTGATAGAGACTCAATGGCTAAACAAATCGAGGCCAAGAAGCTTTCATCTGGAGAAACAGACGTATTGGAAAAACCAACTCCGTACAAAGCTGATACCCGATTTAATACTTCTTACGAGAAAGAAAAACTAGACGAACAATCTTCCTATATGAGAAGATTTACTCAGGCCTTGGAGCATTATAATAAAACTGGCGACTGGCTTGGCGGAGACTTTGACGTTGTGGTTGCTTCAGATAAAAACATGAATGCTCCGACCATACATTCATCGGAAGCTCAAGCAAAAAACTTACTAAAAGCAGACATAGTGACTCGAGCTGAAGATGCGTTTACTGCAAGACATGAGTCGTGGACTAGATATCCGGGAAGCGACAAGGAACCCGAACGTGATTCTTTTGTTAAAAACTGGATTAAGAAATTTGAAGACGATATTAATGAAAAGTCAAGACTTTTAAAAGAAGAAGTAGCCTTGCTGCAATATAAACATGATAGCAAGAAGATAAGAATTGAACAAAACGTACTTGACCTAGAAGATATAACTCCAGAAGAGTACGATGACCTACTTAAAGAAACACGAGAGATATTAGAACTCAAACAAAATGATAGAGATAAATACTGGGAACTATTCGGTAATGGCGCTTCAGATGGAGAAAAATTCTTAATACATCAAGGCTCATCAGAACTTGATGGCGGAGTCCTTAACCCTAAAAAAACTGTTGGTTCTGACGGTTTTAATGTTGCTTCTGCTGACACAAAAGCTCTTAACAATATCAACGTCGCTGATGTAAAAGCTAGAAATAATCAAATAGAAAAACAAATTGAAGAATTAAAAAAGTTTATTGAATCAGCTTCTACTGATGGGACAATACACGCTGGGAACTACAACAGAAATTCACTTGGATTGTTGTCTAGTAACCTATCTCAAGAATTTCGTCAGAATAGTCCAGACCAAGTAATAGACCTCGCTGCTAGAGGGTGGGATGTTGCTCACTTCATATCGGAAGCACATAAAAGAATTGCAGGACTTGAGAATGAACAAGTCGATGTAAAGTCTGTCATCAAGGCCCTCGAGGAAGCGGACAATCAGTTCTTGAGCGCACTCATGACTGGAGAAGAATTGGCCGGGGGGTATTTTGGTAGATACGCGCATCGAATAATCCCTAAACACATAGCAGAAAATCTTTCGAGAGATTGGGATTTCGAGAACAGAGGCAAAGACTTAAAAGTACATGACAGTGTAATGATGCAAAGATGGCAGTACGCCATGCGTGGAACGCAGTGGATTATTGGTGGAGAACAACACAAACACTGGACCAACAAGCTTGGACCTGGTTATGAAAAACAAATAATCGGCATGCAGAGACCTTTTGTTGGATTCTCTTCCGTTACTCTTGATGAAGGCAGGAATAGACTGTATGCGATAACACCCGCACTTATTGTTAGAGCTATTAAAAACTATAAACAGGGCAACAAGAAAGTGGACTTATCAACACTGGTAAAACCTCGCTCCATTTCCGGAACAGAAGTACTGCAGCCTGATGAATTAAATCAAGAACTGCGCATGTCGTCCGGTAAGAAAAAAGTAGTAGAGAGCGTTATGAATGCAAACTACTACGGCATAGTTTCAGCAAGACATATTGAACACACATCTAAAGATGGAAACGAAACTAGCTACTGGGTAGTTCTTGATGCTGGTGGAACCATAACTGCTTATGATACTGGAAGCGTAAATGACGCTAGACAAAAACTTTCCGAAAGCTGGACAAAACTTGGTTTCAATCCGATGACTGATAAAAAAGGGCCAGTTCCTATTGAAGAAGTAAACGTCTTAGATGCCCTAAAGCGAATGGAAGACTCCAAGAATTCGATAGGACTGATGACGACCATAAAGTGGAACGAGGATGACCACAGCGAAATCCTAAGGACTGGCGTAGCCAGAACCCGCAGACGTACGGGAATAGCATCAGAAATGATGCGCCTTCACAGGGATACATGGCCTGAACAGAACCTTCAACACTCTGATGCATTATCCCCGGATGGCAGAGCTTTTGCCGCTTCCGCCACTCCGGAAGTTCTTGACGGACAAAGAGAATCGGTTGGGAAAAACGCTGGAAAAAAGCTTTCGTCCGGACTAACCGAGCACGTAAGTAACGAACACGCCAAAGCCCTTGTTGCTGCCTATCCAAGGTCACTGAAGGAACCAACCGAAGATATTGCTATCGCAAGAAAAGAAGGAAGACCAGTATCTTGGCTTCTGGACGAAACTATAGACCCTAAAATAGGTGCTGTTATTGGTGAACTAATTGATGGTGTACTCGATGACCCTCGTTTTAAAAAAGCATTCGACGGAGAAGAAATTAACCCATTCCTACTAGAAACTTCAAAGGGGCCATGGGCACGTATTAGAGAGAGGTCTCCATTCAGTGAACGCATCGGTCCAGCAATTGACAAAATAACAGGAATAGTTTTATCTAGAGACCCTCAAATGATGGAATGGGATGCTGAAACCATTGCCAAAGGCTTGGTTCTTCGTGCCGGGATACACATAACACGCGCTAAGTATCTAGAAAATGAACGTAAAAAAATAATAATGTCCGCGGACATGCGTGTTAGAGGTACCGTTGAAGACTTGGTAAGCGAATACGATAAATACGCAAAAGAACTCGTTGGCATGGGTGGAGATTATTTCCAGCCAGGGCCAATGGATTATAATCGCGTAGTCGTTGCTGTAGACAAAGAAGCAATAAGCGGTCTTATAAAAAACAAAAAACTTCTTAGTCAGTTTGAAACAGGCAGAAGCAATGGACATTACAATCCTCAAGCTAGACAGCAAGCGGAAGTAACACTGTTTGGATATCCACCAGATATGGCTCCAGAATTCAGACCAATCTATGGAATGGCTGCATATGGTGGAGTAACTGAAGAAGTGGCTGGTTCTGGTCAGCAGTACGGCAACTACCTATTAGTCCTCAAGCCAGGAAATGAAGACAGAACAACCGTAACAGAATCAGACTCCCTCAGCTTAATGGGAACAACGTCAGCAATGAACTCTCCTGATATAAACATGATGATGTTGAGAAACGCTGGAGAAAAAGACACTTTCGACTATCCAGTCGAAGCACAGGTACATCCCGGCGAGGGCGGAATTTCGCTAGACGATATTGCCTACATCATAGTAAGGGATGATTACACCGGAGAAAACCCAGACGAAGGAGAAAAACTTCAAGCGCTATCAAGACGTCTAGGCATACCTGCGGTTTCTGAATACGACATAGACTACGGCGGTACCCCTGGCGCATTCGATGAAGATTACATACTCAATGCTGGAGGAGAACAGGCAGGAGATTCCTCTCCTGAATCCACGCGATTAAGTAGCGGCAGGTCAAATAGGAGGCTTCGCAAAGGCCGTCCAGGAGCAAAACCTCGCAGCGACGCTGAATATGTTGCTTATTCTGCAAATGAATTATCAATCAGAGCCGTTCCGTCTTCCCCTGAAGAGCTTGCATCAATATTGAGAAGTTCTCCGCACACAAAGAATTCAAACAAGAGTATTAGAAAAATTAATAAACTCATTGAAGAACTAGAAATTAATTGGGATAAACAAAAAGAACTTCAGAAAAAAGTTGAATTGACACTAAGCAATTCACCATCATTGAGAAACATGCTCGGAAGATTTGACATACCACCAATGCTTCTAACTGACTTTGGGCTCAAGCAAGGGTTTATTTTTGAATCCGACCTAGAGCCAACTAACTGGTACGCCGGAGGCGGGGTATACACACCGTCTTATGGCTTCATAGCATTCCCAGACAAAGTCCTTAAGGACTATATTCCGGGGACAAACCTTACCGGAGAGTACGTAATACGTCACGAACTTGGACACGCAATCCACGCTATGGCTAAAAAGACAAATAAAGCTGCATTCAAACGTGAATCAGAAGATTTAGATGGAATCTATAAAGAACTAAAAGCCGCCACCTCGTGGGCAAAAGACGAACTAAAAGCCGGAAGAAGTAGTTCCGAAATTGAAGACGAACTTTCCTCAATGGTAAACATGCTTTCAGAATACGATTCATCACTAGCTAAGCAAATAAGCGATTACGCTGCAACCAACAGGGCGGAATACATAGCGGAAGCAATAGCTTACGCTACGGCTCCAGCAAACGAAGGACTAAGAAGGCTCAAAGCAGAGCACTACGATATGCTTTCAGAGTTCCTTGGATTAACCGTAGAAGAACTAAAGACGATGGGATTATAGGATGCTTCCTAGTAAGAAAATTGGCGAAAAAGGATACGAAGAAGAGACTAGAGCTATCTCTTCGTTCGGCATAAACATGGCCATGAATGAAGCAAGTGGAGAAAAAGCATCCAGAACAAAAAGGGCCTTATCTGAATTGATACAAGTACTTCGTGATGGAGGCAAAAAATGAACAAACTAATAGCAAAAAGGGACAACGACAAGCTGTTTGTTGATTCAGAAGAAGAAACCATCTCCGGAAAGATACGCCTTGGTTATGTAATCATGGGCAACGGGAAGAGAATTGATGTAAACGTGGACGACTTATTGTCCAGGAGTTCCTGGGACATGGTTGAAGAGCCCAATAAATCTTTCCAATAACTTGACACCGTATAGATATAGACTTTGACAATACCCTTATGACAAACATAGATAACAATACAGAAAACGCAGACTGGTTAAAGTCCGTAAGACTAGACATACCAGGACTGGAAACGTTTGTCGACATAGTTAAATATTTCAATGTTCCACAAGAACAGCCAGAAAGAAATATTGCTATCAGGAAAATAGCTAACGAGCATCCATGGGTCTACTCTTTAGAACCCGCAGAGATGTTTCAATTTGAACAAGCCTTCATGCAGCCCGACGAACAGCCTAAAGAGAAATAATCATGGGACGCAGCTTTGACGAAGACGACGACGAATACATCGAATTACTGTCTCTTTATGAGCGTTATGTAAAAAGCAGTCCTGGAGACTATGAAGACTTTGACGACTGGGTGGATGTTGAATTTGGTGCTTCCAAAAAACGTGTCTATAAACGCCCCAATCGAGGAAGCAAAGAATAATGACAACCTTCAATACCGACGCAGATATAAAAGTGCTTGGTGAAGCTGCTGCACTAGATGGACTAATGCGCGATAACAGTTTTCAGAATAAAATGGACTTAATTGCTATCTATGAACATTCAAAGAAGCGTAAAAAGTTAGAAGACGAGGAAGAGTCTACTTCTTCCGAGAAGTCTTAACTCTGTCCCGAATTTGACGAGTTGCTTTTTGCAGGTCTTTTAATTCCGCAAGATAAATCTCTTCGAACTCTTCAGTGTGGCGCTCCTTGAGGACCAGGTGAGCCCTACGGCGTGCTTCTTGTCTGAACGAGTTAAGAACACGAGACTGTTCTTGTTGTTCTGGAGTATGGCGAGGGCGTCCTCGGCTCATGATTCCCTTTTGCTTGAGTTTTTCATACTCTGACATATATTCCCCTTTCAATGGGTTTATTTGTAGTTGTTTAGATATTAGTAGCATTTTTTAAAGATGACAACATTCTTATAAAATAATTTAGCGCACAAAAAAAGCGCTCGTTCCCCATCTCTGGTTCCCGAGCGCTTCTTAAGTTTTCCTTAGGAGGACCTAGAAGGGTTCATCCATTCCCTCGTTAGAGGAGCCTGAGACGCCAGCACTGGCGGTAACTGGACGGCTGCGGCGAGGTGCCCCACCCTGCTGATTTGAGCGCTGTGCAGGAGCTCCTGCGGCAGAACCTTCTCCACCGTTTCCACGGCGGCGCTCAATTGTTTCAAGAGACTTGGTTGCGATGGCGATTTCGTCTGCAACGATTTCAACGATGGAACGCTTGTTTCCCTCTTTGTCGTCGTATGAGCGCTGCTCAAGGCGACCGTAGATAACAACGCCGATTCCTTTTTCAAGGGTACGAGCAGAGTTCTCTGCGAGGTAACGCCATGCAGTTACGTTGATGTAACTTGCCTTTTCCTGCTTTTCATTGCTCTGGTCATACCAGACATGATTTGTTGCTACGGAAAAGGACAATCGTGCCTGACCGTTCGTTGTAAAGGTCAATTGTGGTTCATCTGTGAGATTTCCAACAATAGTGACTGGTGCCATATTCATATTTCTTTCCTCCATACTAGGGACTGATGTACACATTATCGGCATGGGTGTAGGATGTCAACATGACAGAGAATAAATTTTCCCATGAAGCCAGACTGGCAATAATCGACCAGATAGTGGACACTATTCTCATATTCACGGACTTCAACAAGATAGATACCATAGCTGGTGCCGAACTCAAGTTCTCTATTGAAGACCTAGCCGAAAGGTTGGTCGAGTCCATGGGGCTGGAAGTTATTGACTTTAATGAAGTCTCAAAAGAAATATTCGTTAGAATATCTTTGCAAAATCCTTCTGACTTTGTAGAGTAGAAAAATGACATCTAAAGAGTTCGACATACCAGGAAGAACTTTTGACTTTGTAAAAGACTTAAAGTTCGGCGAAGCCGGCGAAGAAACCATAAAAGGTTTTTTAGACGCTCTATCCGGTGGAGCTTTTGAGGTTAAATCTGATAGATACAGAAACGGCCGGATGGTTGTTGAGACAGAACAAAATCCACGTGGAATTAAGGATTCCGAGGGCACCCCAGTGTGGGTCAAAAGTGGAATAAACGTGACTACTGCAAAGTGGTGGGTTTACGTATACTCGCCAGACAATGCGTTCGTTGTAATTTCCGTTTCTCGCCTTAAAAATTATCTACGGTCTAACAAAAACAAATACAGCGATGCAACGAAACGAAACTTCGGTGGTTCAGATAACCCAGCAAAAGGTTTTCTGATAATGGAAACCGACGTAGTTGATTTGTTAACTAACCCTCAGTATGATTAGCACCTACACTATTAGAAAAATTGGAGCAATATGACTATTCAGCTAACTTCCGAAACTTTTGATGAATTTGTTAAATCATCAACAAATCCAGTACTTATTGACTTCTGGGCCGAATGGTGCGGACCGTGCAAAATGATTGCGCCGATTATTGACGAGCTCTCAGGAGAAATGAATGACTCTTTCTCTATTGCGAAGGTTGACGTAGACGCGTTTCCTGAATTAGCAGCAAGATTTGAAATCAGGTCGATACCTGCGCTACTAGTTTTTAAAGACGGTAATTTCGTTGACAAAGTACAAACTTCTTCCGGCCTATCGAAGGCCAAGATAGTTGACGGAATGAATAAAGCCATTTCAAATATGGAGCAAAAATAAAATGGAAATGCCCGACCTTCCGCCAGCACAAAAACGGATAGAAGAACGTAGAGCTCTCAAGTTTTGGGTTGACCATTGTCATTTTCTTGAGGAGAAACTTTCGCAAGCTAATGCAGAAAATTTGCAATTAACAAAAATCATAAAAACATGGATGCCGGAAGTAATGTCTGCACGGTCAGAAGATTATTTTGCCGCTGGATGGCTTGCTGAGCTAGACACAGAGCTGCCCAAAATGGACTTAGACATACATAACGCAGCTACTATTCTCGGAGAAATACCAACCTACTGGGATGGAAATAGTGACCCCGAAACGAATACCACTTGGCGAATATACAGCTAACCTTTAGGGTTAGTAGCTCAGCGGTAAGAGCACCATTCTTATAAAATGGCGGTCGCGGGTTCAATCCCCGTCTAGCCCACTAAGAAAAAATACGGGCCCTTAGCTCAGTTGGTTAGAGCGCCGGACTCATAATCCGTCAGTCCTGGGTTCAAGTCCCAGAGGGCCCACTAATAGTAATAAAAAGGAATAAACAAATGAGTGATGAGACTTATAGAAAAGAAGAGCTTGCAAGGGACCTTGGCTTAATGGTCAAAGCTGGACTTCTTGACATCTACATGCGAGAAGATGGTGAGTGGGTTTACAAAGTGAGTGATAAGTCTTTACTCATGACAGAGGAAGAGAAAGAAAGAATCATTTGTAATCTAGAAGATTACGCTGACGAAGAATGAAACACATCATTCACGTTCATCAGCAAAACATTAAAAAAGGTCTTGCTGCAATCATTGATAGAACATACAAGGGTTCAAAGCATCAGAGAACGCTTGACATAGTATGTCCACATTGTAATAATGTTGCAGCAACGGTAGTCCAGTCAGAAACTCCAGATAAATGTGGGGCCAGGGTCTGGATTGAAGCAGAAAAAACAGGCGAATCTAATGACAACCATAGTTAATAACCAAAACATACAGGGCCAAGACTGGAAAGCTATTGCGCACCAACTTGCTCATGCTATAAAGGTATTGGAAGATGATTCTTCAAGCATGAAGAATTGGCATAGGGTCTTTTGGACGCTTGATAGATATGAAGAAATGGCAAAAAAAGATGAAACAATCAGCCGAGACAAATTTGGAAAATTTACACTCAGTACCAAGCAGTCCTGAACAAAAAGCACTAAGAGATGCAGAGTCTCGTGCGTTCAGCTTAAAGCTAGAGCTTATTGAGGCGCGCACTGCGCTAAACGACGCTCTCCGTGATGCGGATACACTAGCGTCTCACCTGTCTAATGTTTTATTACACGACCCAGAACCAGCAGAGATAGCAGACGCTGCCGCTTTTTTAGCTGAATTTATCCTCTCCAAGGAAAAATAACAAATGTCTTACGACTTCTCTTCAGATGGAATAAAAATAAAAGGCGAAGATTCGTTTCACGTAATGAAGCTTGCTGATGTAGATGAATGGATTCTGCTGAGGTTGCGTAATGGAACCTCATATAGAGCTGGTTCTTTTATTTCCCCCGATGAAGCTAGAGCTTTCGCTCACTCCATGGGCCTAGAACTAACTAGAAACAAACAATAAGTATTCAGATAAATTTATCCTGAATCAACATGTCTTTATGTATTTAGTTACTGCCTGAATTACTAGCCCAGTGATGAGCCCCACCGTTATTAAACAAGTAACGAGCAACCTTTAAATTGCACTTGCTATTCAACAACACTTTTAGGTCGCCAAACTTAGAACCGCACACTTGTGCAGTCACTGTTTTCCATGAGCTATTAATCTGCAGTAAGCCGTAATCTCTTGTGCCGTTACTGTTTAATTTAGACACAACCTTTTCGGTGCATCTACTTTCACGCCACATAATATAAGAAAACCTATCTACTGGAACAAGGCCATTTGCGCGTAACTGAGCTTCCCATTTGGGGCACCTTTTAGTTTTGTCACTTGAGTGACTAACCGTGGATGACACGCTTGATTTACTAACGCTTCCCGAGGGAACAGAACTCTTTGTTTCACTACTAGGGCGCGTCTTTAACCACTCAGTCATTCCGGCTTCGGTGTATCTATCTCGCGTAGGTTTGCGGGTCTTCCAGTTAACACATGTCCTACCCCAGTTACTAGAGTTACGCCAACCAACGGCTGGGCGAAAGAAAGGCCTGTTGTTCAGCTTGTCATCAAGCGTACGAAATACATTTCTTGTTTGATATCCAAAAAACGCCATACGGTTCGCAACAATAATCTGCTCTTCCTTGGTTGCCTTAGGTGGACGGGAAGCAAACTGACGTCCGCCATATCCCTCCCAGACAGACTGAGCCATTCCCAAACCGCCAGAGAAATATCCACCGTTTTCCCAGTTGTGGTTAGTCTCACACCAGGAGACAGCCTCCCAGAACTTGATGGAACCACCCTTTTTAGAACGTAGCTGAACCACTAGTTCGGGATGCATTGTGCTGACAGCCATCACGTTCACCTTGTTCTGCACAGCAGGGTTGATTACGGAAACCGCTGAGGTACTCGTTGTTGAACTATCACCCCCAGTCTTGACGCCCGCAGCGTCAACAACACTTACGGAAACGCAAGATGTAATTAAAAGGGATGTTAGGAAACGACGGTACTTAGACAATGATTTCTCCTGTCATAGGCGGATAATAAGCTCTTGTAGTATGCGAGCGCCCTCGTTCGGGGTACCAACTATTATACAGTCACCACCTGCGGAGCGGGCACCCCCACCCCCGCGAGACCCCAAATATGGCTCTGAAAGCCTTACTAGTAAAGGGTTAGAAACCTTCAAAAAAATTTTTAGAATTTGGGTAAATTTATCCCAGTAATGCCCCGTTTGTTGATATTTAGAGGGGGTCCAAAAAGCTCAGGGAAGTTCATCGCCGGCACTTTCAAATGAGCCATCCACGCAATACCTGCGGAAATATCAATAAGGGTTACAAAACAGTGTAAGGAGTAACAATTACTGGTCTGCGGTGACGAACCACACCCAGAGAACAAACAAGGAGAACCATAACCAGAACATGCCAGAAACAATATCTAAACAACTAATAAAAAACAAACAAATTAAAAAAATAGTTCAACAAGCTCATGAGTGATATCAGACACCTCATCAGAATAGAAGGGGTCACTACTGGTCCCCCTGAGCCTCTCAGCAGCCTCTGGAACCACCTCACACAACCGATTGAAGTACACCTGCCCATATCGTAGACCCGAACTTACAAACGCCTCATCGACGCCGGCCACAAACGCCAAATACGCAGGCTTCACAGGACCATCAAACATCAGCACATCGTACCACCATCATAAAGACAAGCACGACACATAACTTTGGATAAATTTAAACAAACAACAGCCAGCTCTATTTTTTGATTTGTAGCTACCCACCCGGGTACGGGATACCGATAAAGTTTGCGGGGCTCACTAGGGCCTCCCACCACAGGGAGTGCACCCTATACACATTTTTTATTTGAGTGACCTCAGCCCCACCACCATGGCTACAGCGCACGCCGTGACGAGGACGAATGAGACGATGGTTGTGTCAAGCATGGTGAGAGACGATACCAACCACATCACCTCATGACAATCATTCGTCACTTCGTGTTGTATCACCCGTGATACACCCTTAGAGTACTTTACTCTTATGACAATAAATACTCCAACGATTGACAGCATGATTGATAGTGATGATGACCTCACAACACTCGTGATGACACACAACGTAATGCTCATCAATGTAATAGACACATCAGTAGAGGTGTGGTTATCGCACCCCTCAGGCACACACATCATTCGTCACATACCTTGTGTTACACACGCCCAAGCGCATGCCGTATCCGCAATGCTTAAGAGTGTATGGTGTAACGCATGAGTGATACATACCGATTGACTATCGCAATACGTAAACGCAATGACCTTGAGAGACCAACGTCAGAAGCTGAAGCAATCATGTTGGTGCACGACTTGTTGTCACATGGTTCGTTCGTTGATGTGCTATCAGTAACGCCCGAGGCAGGGGCAACGAAGGATGACACCGTATGGAGATAGGGGTACGTACCCCTTGTCTAATGAGGTAACCATCACACCCCTTCATCGCTTACCCCCTCGCCCTCGTCACCTTGACCCAACACGTTTCGCAAGGCTACGGGTGGCTACGGGTGTTGAGATAGATAAGTCCCCCTCTATGTACCCCCGTACCTCAACCCCATCTCACCCTCCCCTCCCTCATCCTTCACCTCCATACCCTCACATCGTGTAGAAGCGTGCCTAATAGGTACGCTTTTGCACACACATCACCTCATCCACATACACGATGACCCGATGCGATAACAGGGACCGATACCCCTAGTAGTGATAGAGTGCCTATCTCATGACACCTATCGCCTTCTACGTTGACACATCGTCTCTCTCTAAGACCATCGCTTCCTACTTAGTAGGACGTGGTAAACAGAAGAAGCACCCCTCTAAGCACGAGGAGTTGACTCGTTGGCATCTCGCCTCTCTCTTTATGACTAAGGTCTTTGATGCCTGTGCTGAACACAACGTCACCCCTATGACAGCCGATGGACAGTTCAGCCTCAACTCGCTCATGCTTGACGCAGAGAGAGAGCTCGACATACACATCTCTGAAACGTCCTTCGCCCTAATGGATAAGGCATACAGAGAGAGGGCGTTGAGAGAAGTGACCGAGCGAAGGCAGTTCGCTTACTCATCACTGATAAGGATGACGTCTAATGGCTTCATCAAGTAATCGCCTTTCTTGACGACCCCCGTGTAGGTCTGTACCTATTGGTGTAGTATCACAGTCAATGAATACCACACATGCCTCATCAGGTAGTCAACACGACGCTCTTGACACCTTCATCAATGAACACAAGAGGACGTTAGGTACTAATCCCCCTCACCCTTATGCCGACCAACACCTAATGACGTTGCTCATTCAGGTGGTCGAAGCCCTTAGACCCTCTCGCTCAAACATCGACGCAACAGCCACGGGTAGCCATGGGTGATACAGGATGGACTTGGTTCCTCTTCGCAATGGAGATAGTAGGTGTATGTGGCATGTTCGCCGTTGGACGCCTGCATTGGTGGGGATGGTTGATTGTCCTACTACATAGCGTGCCATGGTTTGTGTACAGCATCAGTCATGATAAGCCCGGCTTCATAGCCATGTCCCTCATGTGGTGGATAACACATGCCTACAACATGATGAAGTGGCGCAAAGATTCATCAACCCCCGTGCATAGACACTAGATAGATAAGTACCCACATCATGACCACAACAAACACAGTGCTCTGTTCAGCATGCCATACATCAGTACCATGCACTCAACAGGAGTTGTACCCTGATAATGGTTGGGTCTTACCCTTCGACACCTTTGGTTACTATGGTGGCTTCGATGACAACATGCCTGTACTACTAGGCGATAGACGTCCTCGTCAGTGGATTATGTGTCATGACTGTGTTGCGAAGTTCCTTGCCGTATTCCCTCTATTGGGAGAGACGGTAGGACCATCGTGTCATGTGGTGTCAAGAGAAGATGGTGAAGAGCCGTGCTGTAGGCACGCTTGGCGAGGCACTGAACTGTTCGGTCGATTTGAGTATGGCGTCCATACCCAGTCATCGTGGCCTGATGGCGTGTGGCATGACGACCAGCCTGAGGCGAACGGTTAGTCCGATTTCTTATGCCACGGGTGACGTAGTACCTCTGTACTTACGCATCCACTCTTTGGTGTCCATGTAGCAATACAGTAGTGCTTCATTAAGGGAGTCACATTGACCGCTCTGCCCCCATGGCACATCGTCTAGTGATGATGCCATGCCTCTACTCCATGCACTCACTACCCATACCCCTGAGCGATTGGTTGCTTCGAAGTCCATATCATGCATGTCAAACCATTTAGCGTATTGCTCTACATATGAACTCATAGTTCTCTCGCTTTTTTCTGGGTGACCGTAAAGTACTGGCATAGTGAAAGCATAGCTTATCTATTAGGATGCTGTACAGTGATGATGAAAATAAGGAGAATCATGAAAGACATTGACACACGCCATTCGTTCGATAGGTTTATCGATTGGATTGACGATATGAACTCGTCAGTAAAGAACGGCATCGACCCATACACCGTGTTTCACATAGTAGGGATAATGCTTATCGCATTGCCTGCACTTGGTATCTTCTCGATAGTGCTTGGTTACGCAATGGCTGACTTCATGAAAGTAGCCACGGGTATAGTGTTGTTGCTAGTAGGCACCATAGGCGCAACGCTAGGAGGCCTTGTTATCTATAACGAAGTTGAGGATGCTAAGCAATCAGCCAAGCGCAATCACCCCGCCTACCCATACAGGCGTTCCTCTTCTAAATCCGAGGACTAAACATTTCTAAACTCGAGGACTAAACATTTCTAAACTCGAGGATTAAACACCACAGACGTCCCTGTTGTGTAAACTTCATTCAGATAGATTTATCTAAACATATAGAGAGACGGACACGTTATGGCTCATCAACTAGAAATCGAATCAGACGGCACAGCACGAATGGCTTTTGCTGATAGAGAAATCCCTTGGCACAGACTCGGAACCCCTATGAAGGGACTCCAAACCGCCGAAGCAATGCTTACCGCTGCTCAGGCAGATTTTGATGTAGTGACCACGCGTGTTGCTGTGTGCGATGACAATGGTGAACCTATTCGCAACTCCGATGGTACGCCTGTCCTAGTTCCTGACAGTAGAGCCACGGTAAGAGTCAACCCGAATGGAACCTTTGATGGATTGGCTACGGTAGGCACACGGTATGTGGTGCAGCAGAACCGTGAATGTCTTGATTACGCCCTTGCCATAGCCGGCGCTTCATCTGGTGATGCCGTTGTTGATACTTGTGGAGTGCTTAATGGTGGCAGAGAGTTCTTCTCATCCATAGACCTAGGCGCTCTCGTTATTGACCCAAAGGGTATTAATGATGAGATTGCTCGTTACCTACTTGTACACAATGGTCACGATGGCAAGACCGCTATCACCTTTGCGAATACATCAATTAGAGCCGTTTGCAAGAACACAGTGACCGCAGGCATCACGGGTGCCAAACGGGTGTTTACTGCTCGCCACACACGCAACGCTGACAGAGTAATGGAAGAGGCTAACGAAGTACTCAACATCTCTAACGAATGGGCACGCCAATTCACGCAGACGGCAGAACGTTTGTTGGCCATTCCGGTAGCACCACGCTCTAAGCTTCTCAATGACTTACTTATCGCTACATTTCCTATTGATTCAGGGGCCACGGAGAGACAGAAGAAGAACCATGACAACGTAATGTCACTTGTTCGTGGAGTCTACGAAAACCAGAACAACGCAAAAGGCTACGGGTACAACGGGTGGTCTGCTGTTAACGCAATCGGTGAATACCTTGACCATTACCGTGACGCGTCCATACGTGAACGCGCGCTCGCATCAATGGATTCGAACTCATGGGTGACAAGAGCTAAGCTGAAGTCGCAACATTTCCTCTTGTCGTCTATCTAACATCATTACGCTGTATCATTGTGTATCACGAGATTAAGTGAGGCATCATGGACAACAATAGTGATAATGAACGTTTCTATGACTTCGACTCAGAAGACGACGATGCCCCAACCACTGAAGAGTTAGCGGTATGGCTATCGGACTTCATGTCTCAATCAAGTAAGGCAGAAAAGATGTACCGGTCACACTTCTGCTCTATCGTTGTCAATCGTCTCTGGAAAGAGTTCGGCGTTGAAGGCATGTGTGAATTGATGCTCGCTATCGATAAGCGTGCTGGGTGGATTTCAGACATAATCCTTGAGGATGCTGACCTTCATGATGCCCTCTTTGATAACCACGGGGTGTTCGACGACGATGCTGTCATAAAGGCACGTATGAGTAACCGCCTAATGGAGATGAACAAGAAGATTTGGCGCTTACGGAGAAAATACTCCAAGCTAATAGCCGCAGAAATCGTCAATGGCGTCGATACTAACGAGTCAGAAGACGCTCCAAAGCCCTAGCGAGCCCTATCAAATAGGCCCATAATCATCTGTACGGTGCCATTTACGCTAGATACTTCGCCACCTTCTACGGCTGCATCGACTACGGAACGCTTTTTATCTATTAAATCGTAAATATCTTCATCGATTGTTCCGGCTGCTAATAGATAAGTCGCCGTCACGCTGCCCTTTTGTCCCAGTCTGTGCAATCTGCTGTAAGTTTGGTCTACGTCCGCGGGTGTCCACGGGAGTTCCACGAACAGACAGTTCTCCGAAGCAGTCAACGTGTGTCCGGTCTTTGCTGCCTGCATCGACAAAACGATTACGGGTGCCTTGTCGACGCCTAACTCTTGGAACTTCTTCTTGTTTAGTTCGACTTCCTCTACGGACATCCCTCCTTGGATACGTAGATTGCCGTACTTATTAGACAACTCGTCGACTATCTCTCTGTGGTGAGCAGCAATCACTACCTTCTTGCCGTCCTCTAGGTGCGCATCAACCCATTCGTGTACGGAATCCATCTTCGCTTTGGCAGCAAGTCTTCTAAGTATGGACAACCGAACGAGGTGTTCATTGGCTTCGGCTCTAATCATTGCAGCCATCGCTGCTTTGTGAGACGGCTCGCCTCGTTCTATAGCAAGTTGCCGTGCGCGTTCAGCGATGTAGAACAAGATGTCCTTTTCTGCCTTGACATACTCCTTCATTCCGGCCGAGCTTCCTTCGACGACAAGCCGGCTATGGACTACGGGTGGCAACTCGGAAAGAACTTGGTCTTTTGTTCGGCGTATGTAACACGCTCCACGTAGTCTGTCGTTGAGTTCATCTAAGTGAGAGTTCCCACTGATGTTCCATTGACCAAACGAGTCTTGATACGCAGCACAATAACGCCGGTAGAAACCCCACAACCCACCGAACTCTTTGAGTCTTCCGAGTATCTCGAGTTGTGAAGCGTATTCGTTTGGCCGGTTGGTCACGGGTGTTCCGGTAAGACAGAGAACAAGACCTTCCTTCGGAGCACTACGGGCTATCTTGACTGCTGCCTTGGTTCGTTGTGCAGTAGGCGTCTTACAATAGTGACTCTCGTCGAAAATGTACGAGCGATGTCCGGTGAGCCTCTTCTCCCAGTGAGGGATGTTGCTGTAACCAACGATGACAACGTCATATGTTTCTTCATCTGGAAACACTTTCCTATTCGTTACGGTAGTTACTCGTCTCTCGGGTAACCACTTATTCCACTCCTTAGCCCAGTTAAGTACAAGGCTCGGTGGGCATACAACTACTACCGGATACGAATCCATTACGTACTCAACAGTGCATATTGCCTGAATTGTCTTTCCAAGACCCATCTCGTCTGCGATGAATGTTCTACGAGCGTTGGCTGCATACTGCACACCGGCTCTTTGATACGGAAGCAAATCACCCTGCAACTTATCTATTGCTATGACTGCATCAGTAGAGCGAGATGCTTCGATGAGTTGATTAGTCTTTTCTTCTACATGGGTTGCTTCGACCATGATTTCGTTATCAACCGTAACGTTAAACATTCCAGCCCACGCAATTACGTTCTTGACTGATGACATGGGTGCAGTCCACGCTCGTTGTTCCCCATCCCAAGACACTGCGGGTATTTGCTTGATTGCTTTAATGGCCACGCGCTCGTACGGGTAACGAATACTGATACTGCCGGCGTTTATCCATACACGAGCAGCAGATGGCTTCTTGTCTTGAGGAACAGTGAACTTCATTACATCAACGGTTACATCAAACCCGTGCTTGAGTGCGAAGTCTCTTCCTTCGGTTACAGAGGTGATAGGTAGTCGCCACAATTTCGTAAGCTTGTCCCAGCGAGCACCGGAGATTGCTTTGAGTTCATTCACTTGCTCTTTATCGAACGGAAAGTCAAGAACTATCTCGTCGTTGTCTAAATAAAGTCGCATACTGTGAGCCCTCACCCCTTACAAGATAAAAGGCTAGCGAGACATGCACGTGAAGGGGGTACCGAAAGGAGAAACGGAAGCACATGTCCCACTAGCCATAATTTATCCTACACTGCGTTTGCGTAAATGTGCACCTATGGGTATCATTCAGTCATTAAGCCAAGGAGGAGAAACCAATGGTATGCGCAGAGTGCAGGGAACCAATAGACCCTGAAGGTGGTGATGACAGTCGCTATGCCTCTGTCAAGGAGGACTATGTCTGCTGGAGTTGCTGGGAAAGTGACAGCCAGTCAGCGTCAACTATCAACCTAATCGAGGATAAGGTAGTGAAAATCTACGTCGGCGACCTTGACATCTTTAACGAATTCGGAAACCCTGTGGACCCCCACAAACTCAACATCAAACGCGAATGGGTATCGAGCGATGGATGGCGTGGTCACTACGACACCACAATCGAAGGGTGGGACAATGTACTCACTGGGTGGACTACAGCGAATTGGGGAGGCGACCCAATCGGTGAACGCAAAGCGAACTTTAATGAATGGGCAGACGCTATGCTTGCAGGGGAAATCTATTCACCATGCCCGGTCGCTATAGTGGCCGACCCAACATCAAACGTATTCTCAACAGGAATAGCCGTGTTAGTAAAAAAGAAAGACATTAAATCTTTCCGCTCATGGCTATCTGATGATTACTACAACCTTGACTCATCCCTACGTTAGGAGAAACTAATGAATACAAATACTGAAACAGCAACTGAAAACAAGTACGAGTGTCCCCGTTGTGGTGGACAGATTCCGAACAATATATATCCGGGCGCATATCCGGGGGCTCTCTCCCGTTTGGACAACAAAACAGAAATCTGCTCCGGATGCGGAACTGACGAAGCCCTTGAGGATTATTCCTTTGGTTACGTGGTTGATTGGATGGCTAACAAGTGAGTGGAATTCCGCCTCTTTACACATGCGAGGTGTGCGGGTTTGCTCTTCGGCCTCAAGACAATGGGTGCAGCAGATTGGCTATCGTCTGGCTTAGAGGCAAGACCAATACTGTTGCCGGCGTAGTTGAGGACCTTCATCGATACAAACATGATGTATGTGACCATAAAAACCTCAATGTGTCTATTCAGGATGCCCTTTTCTAGGAGTTGTACCAGTGCAGGTGACCATCATCTACAATATACGTATGGCAACACGCAAGAAAACAGATGAATTTGGCAACGAGACCGTCGAAGTAGACGAAATAGTTACGGAAGCCACAGAAGAGCAAGTAGTTGAGCCTGTCCAAGAAGAGACAGTAGTCGAGCCAGAGCCAATCATTGAGCCTGCTCCAGTTGAGCCAGAGCCGGTAGTCGAGGCAATCGTTGAGCCAGTAGTAGAGACTGCTCCGGTTGTTGAGGAAATAGCAAAGAAGTCAACCCCTGTATCAAGCGCAGTAAAGCTTGCCGGCGACATTGTGAAAGCACATCGTCCAACGCGCATCGGGCGCACTCGCTGCTGCTAATCAGCGACTTATCTATCTAGAACCCCATTCACGTCACCCAAATGGAGTGCGTAAAGTGAATTTGCTGCAGCAGATATAATCAGTAGCGTTGCTATGAAGTCTGATGTGTTCATCAGCCCCATGAACCCAGCAAGCAGACTCATTAGCAAGTGGAATATTGCGCTGTTCCTTAAGAAAGCTACGAATTCATCAACTACTTCGAGTAGTGATTGCGCCACTGGCTCGGCGAGTGTGCGTCCTCTATTGATTGCTTGTGCTCTTCGCTCTCGTACATACGAATCACGTGAATGCATGGGTCTCCCTCTTCGAATTCTGACTCTTCTTCTTCGGACATTGGCAGCCCATCATGGGTATAACAGACCGGTGGACCACACCATCCGGACTCAAGTCCTACTTTAATCCATTCATCGAACGTCATCTTTTTCTCCTCTTTCATACGGGCCATCATATCGGAAGGGTCGAATCCCCATGCATCTTTCCCCACCACCGGTTCAGCCTTCTCCAAATACGATTGTTACGTTGACTGACTTAATACGGGTATCTGTCGACTTTGTAATTACCTTCGGGAAGCTCGTGACGTACGTAAGAGGCTGCGTGCTGGTCACGTTACCCACTGTCACCGTACGCACTACTGGCTCGGCTTTTTTCTTAGCCGGCGATTTACGCGATGTGGCTTTCTTCTTTGGTTCTCCCATGATGTCCTCCTGAATAGTTAAGCAATCCTACACATCTTTAAACAATCTCACAAGAGAGCCCCGTGTGAAACGGAGTCACCCGGGGCTTCCTTGGCGCGGGGTACTTATCTATTACAGATACAAGACTCGAATGTGCATGGACACGACAAGTCCCCCGAGCAATGACACTCGGGGGACTTATCTATTCAGTAGGGAGCCGTTGTGGCTCTGTTGGTTAGACCAGTATTTCTCTGATGTACCCTACGAGTTGCTGAGCCTGCGAGCCTCTGCCGTTCGCTGTGGTGCGCTCCGTCACTCCGAGTTGCCCTGCGAGCCAGTAGAGAAAATCTAGATTGTAGATAGCCTCTAATTCAGGAATGACATTGCCGTCCTCGTCAAAGATGGTGGATTTCCACGAGCCGTGAGATTCGTGCTTACGAATAAGGCTAGAGAGTTCCTCTGCCGTGAAGTACGGCTCGTAGAACTCGGGAGCGAACAGAGTGTGCCCGTCCCCGATAACCTTGCCTGCCGTGAGTGCTTCCTGCACTCTGTTGATGAATGTAATGTCTGATGACATTGCGTACCCCTTTCCTTAGGTGACCACACAGTACCACCGTAGGTTCAGACCTACAATTGGCACTTATCTATTACCAATAATTGAGCGCTAGAGCCACTCAAATAAATCGCCGTCAGCAATTTCGTCGTAGTCAAGGTCATTCGCATCAGCAATTGCCTGCCACACATTCTCCTCTGTCATAGGAGCGTCACCGAGATGGTCTTGCCAGCTCATGACCTTCTTCGTCTCTGCCTTGGTGATGAACACTGCGGAGCGAGCAAGACGCTCGGCTACTTCGTGAATGTCTTTGACCAATTCTTCACGGAGACCCATTGTGTCACCTTCATCATCAGCACCGCCAGTGAATACAACATCACCCACGATAATGTCACGCCCTGCACCGTATGCATTGTCATAGAAGTGTTGAGCAATGATGTTCTGCGAGAGACCGTCTAGTTTGCCTTCTTCGTTGCACCACATAGTCAGCGAGTTGGTGAAGTTTATTGCTTCAATGTATCCGCCCACTGCACTCTGCAGTGTTGCTAGTTCGTCACCCTCTAGGTCAAGCATTACTACTTCACCTGTGGTCTTTACTTGTAGAGCCGTCTTTGGCATCTCGTACCCCTTCCGTTGGTATGACCACACTGTACTGCACTAGGTACAGACCTACACTTTTTTATCACGACCCCCAATGCACTCTCGCTCGCTCGCCGATGAGAGCCCCGTCGGAGACGAACGGACTCCGCCGAAGACGGGGCTTCATCACAACAGGGGACTTATCTATTACAAGTACGGGCTGGGTCACGGGCAAAGAAAATCCCCCGAGCGGGGGGTGCTCGGGGGACTTATCTATTACCTATTGTTCGGCGAGGAGGCGGTAGCCCTCTTGCATCGCATCCAGTTGTGCGAGCGCAATTTCCAGTGGAGCGCGGGTGATGGCCATGTAGCAATCGTAGGCCTTCATCGCAATCTCTTGACATTCGTTAGAGAGGTCGCGAACTGCGTTCTCAAAATCGCGATAATTCTCAGCGTTCTCCTCGTCTGAGAAGCAGCAATCGCATGGTGTTGGCGTTCTTAGCGCCTCTACCATTTTCTTCATCTGGTCTGTTGATGCTTCCAGTTGCTCTTTGAGCATCTCGAATTTTTCCGTTGTTATCATGGAAACCCCTTCCGTGGTCTGAACAGAGCGTACTACATAAGGTACAGAACTACAAGGGGACTTATCTATCACCACTAGTCAACCCTCCAATGGTCTGGTTTGCCGTGGAAACCGTTCGGGTCTCGCAGGACGAACATTCCGTCTCGCACACTGCCGTTGTATTCGTGGTCAAGTGAATCGGCCTGATAAATTGCGAGACCCATTCTCTGAGCGATTTCGTCTGCGAACGAACGCAAATCTTTGTATCGGTCAAAGGCCACAGTTATGACGAACGATTTGTCGGGATTCCCGACTTCCATTTCCTCAACTAATTCATCTACCGAAATGCCTAGGCCTTCGGCTTTCTTTTTGAGAGAGCGTGTCTCTTTCCTCATTGGTCAACCCCTTCTACTGGTCTGATGAAATCGTACCACAGCAGGTACAGGATTGCAACCTTTTCTTTTGGAAACTTTTCTATCGCGACCCCCAATCATTCTCGCTCGCTCGCCGATGAGAGCCCCGTTCGTGCCGAACAGCCACGGGGCTGTCTTGAGAACGGGAAGAACCCCACCCGAGTGAGGTGGGGTTCTCCGCTGGGGGGACTTATCTATTCAGTAAGAGCGTCAGCGATGAACCTGGTAGCCCAACCCATTGGCTCGCACCGAATCACTTCGCCATCAACTGTGACTTCGTCTCCAACTGAAAGCGCAGTGTGTGTGCGTGTGGCTGGCAGGAGCGGTTCCAGTTCGTCCCATATCGGACCAGCGTAAACATTCGTTTGGTGGAATATTGCATCGCATATCTCCAACGCGCTTGCGCTCGTGTCAAGCGCGAGTGCAGCCGATGTTGGTTCGCCGAACGCTTTCCATGTGATTGTTACTTGCTTCATGACTTTCCCTTCATGGGCGGGTACTTCCCGCCGTACAAGCATCGTACCTGGTCAGGTACAGACCTACACTTATCTATCACAACCCCCATCGCGTGTTGTTCGCGCCGAACACCCGAGCCGATGAGAGCCCCGTTCGAAACAATAGAGAACGAACGAGAACGGGGCTTCTACCATTAGCGCAAAATCTTTCCGATTCCGGCAAGAAATTCCGGTGAAGAAAAAACCCGCCGGAATTTCTCCCCGGCAGGGAATTTCGTGCCGGGGAGAAAAAGTTCACCGGGTGTCTAACTCGCTTGCCTGACCAACTCATCGAAGCCCTTGCGAGCCTCTGTGAGCGTGCAGAAGTCAGGGTGGAGCGTGTAGGGCGCATTGGCCTCTAGGCCGTCCCACACGAGGACTACAGGGCAATCCACAAGGCAAGGGATGTATCCGCCACGCTCGTGCTCTGCTGCGTATTCCATCTCCTGAATCCATATTTCGATACGGGTGGTATCGCTCTTCCATGAGGCCACTGTGTGCTCCTCCCAGCAGGTTCCGATGGGTTCTAGGGCGAGGTTGTTTTTCTCGGCCCATGCTTCGGCTTTGGTGTAATCGGTGAAGTGTTTTTTTGTCATGGCCACAGAGTACCCGGGGAGGTACAGACCTACGGACATTTCGCGCTAACGATGAGAGCCCCGACGGAAACGAACCCGAACGGGGCTTGTCCCTGCGATAAACCCCACGCCCCTGATGGAAGGGGGGGTGGGGGCGTGGGGAGAACTTATCTATTCCAAGAGGTGGCTAGTAGCTGTCCTCGTAATCCAAGCGGTATTGCTCGTCCTGCTCCTCTTGCGTCATGTGTTCCATGCTGATGGAACGGTGACCTGCTTCGCACTCCCAACCAACTCGCACGCCGTTGCGAATGACATCTGCGAGCTTCGCACCACAATCAACGATTGCGTAGCGGTTGCCTGACTCTGCTGCTCGTTCACCGAGGCTTTCACCGTGCCACTGCCTGTGTTCGGCGTTCTCCTCATCTGTGTATTCGGGGTTCGGCACGAATGGGAAAGCTGCTTCCCATGAGCGCTCTACGAGCCAACCACAACGGCTAGCTGCCTCTTGTTCTTCGCGCCAGCGCTTGTACGCCTCTTGCTCTGCTTCGCGCTCTCGGTCGCCTTCCTCAATAATCCAGCCGTAAACATCTTGACGAAGCTCGCAAAGCTCCTTGACTGCTTTGAGCGCCTGCTTGATTGTGAGCGCCTTGTCTCCGTCCCAGCCGAATGTTTCTACAAGCTCCTCGTCTGAGTAGCACTCGGCTAGTTCTGACTCAAAGAATGTCTGCGGGTCTGTGTAAGCAGGTAGCGCCTTGATTGCGTCTACTACTGCTGCGTGGTGTGGGTGTGTGTTCATCGGGTGTGGTTCCTTCCTTTGTCCGAATTACTTTTTATCTTTTGGCTTTGATTTGCCGCGCTTATTCCAATGACCTGCGCCGCCTACGAATGAGGTAGGTGGGCGGCTGTTCTTATCGTGTGGCTTCATGTGGGCTCCTTGTGGGTTGTTGTGGTGGTTGTGGGCGTGCGCGGATTATACAAAAGTAGGTACAAACCTACATTTTTACGACCGCAAACCCTTTATTTGCAAGGAGTTGCGTTTTGCAATCGGTCAGTTTTGTAAAAGATTTAAACCACTTATCTATCCCTTATTTCGCCAGCTCCCAGCTCCCAGCTCCCAGCTGAAATCTTGCTTATTTATCGCGACCCCCCAAGCTTGCTGCTCTCGGCGTCACGCGCGCGAGGTAGAAGCCCCGTTAGGAGCGAACAGCATCGGGGCTCCCATGCGCTGGCATAACTGCCTTGCAACGGGGGTAGAGATAGAAAAGTTGCTGACTCGCTTACTTTCTCCGAGCGAAGCCTGCTTTCTATTACTGAATAGATAAGTCGTTTCGTTTTCGTATCAAGATGACGCTTCTATCAACTGCGAGCATCGTTTTCAGAAACGGAGACGATGACACGTCTAATAGGTAACGGACAAAAACTTTTGACATAAAGAGATGCAAGGACTCTTGTAAAAGATGTAAGAAAAAATGTCCGATTGTAAAACACAAGCAACCTCATAAGAGGTGAGAGGAAAAAATGAAAAAAACAAAAGCACTCCAACCGTACTTTGCAACTAGCACCAACCAGTTCTCTGATGAGTACGAGCAAGATGACATGACTACATCTGTCATCTATGACGAGATTGCCGATGGCTACATCTGTGCGTACTGCGCCGAGGACTTAGGTCTCAACAGCGAAGAGATAAAAACGCATCAAGCATTGTTGAGTGAGTACGAAGGTGGTGGTCATCTTTCATCTGCGTACATCGTCAAGAGAAAAACAAAAAAGACACTTGCACATTACGATTGTTTGCAATGCGACTTACCAGTGTCTCGTTCGTTTGATTAGTAATAGATAAGTGTTCACCACCATCTATCGTCACGAACTATTGCTATTAGAACTGCAAGCGTTACTGCAATAACAAATAAAAAAACCATAATCAATCCTTTCTATGAGTCCATGTATGGGTCGTACCATTCCCATGTGCCGTTCTCATTGAGAACAACGCTTTGGTAATGACGGCAATCTGCAAGCGTCTTGGTTGGATTGAGCACTGCGAACTCACGAGCGTTCCATGTGAAGTCACGCTCTAATGTCACATCACAATCGGGTGTTTCATCAGATGCAAAAACTGCAATAGATGTTGTAACAATCCACATGATTACTGCGAGTATCGTTCCCCAAAAGATAAAACGAATGACAGACCTAAGTGTGTAATAACTATCGCTTTTGTTATTCATGATTAGTAGTCCTCTGACTTATCTATTACCCATAGTGGGAATGGTTGCTTGTAACAAAAGTATTCGTAATCTCTTTCAGCAATGCCTGTCACCCACATTGCATCAGTTCTTTCGTGGAGAGGTGTTGTACGGTCATCGCCTATGCGAGCACTGACATTCTGCATTGCTACTGCCATTGCTCCATCGTCATCTTCTGCCTCAACATCAAGCGTGACCTGAACAGTTACACGGTAAGTAAACATCAGCAACCTGCCATTCGTTCAGCACGACTTTCAGATGCGCTATCAAATGCGTACTGACGGTAGTTGTCAATGAACTCAATAACTTCTTCAGGCAATGCGCCTTCGTTCATCTCATAGACCTTTCCACTTCCATCACACGCTTCACAACGGTCATCGTAAGCACCACGCAAGTACGCTTCACGAGACTCATCGCTCCACTCTGCAAACTCTTCTGAACTCATTGCACCGAAACGGCGAGAGTGTCCACCGTTGCCACGGCAGTAATCACAGATGACCCACTCCATGTGGAATGTGAAAGGTGCAAGTTCTTCATCTTTCACGGCATCAAGTAAAGCATCAAGCAACTTTTTATCTGACTCAATAACTTGAGCCTCGTACGAAAGTTGTATTCCGTCATAATCTATTTTTGACATTTAGTTCCCCCTTCAGGAAAGTGTTATGTGGTCACTCAATAGTAACCCAATAGGTACAGAACTGCTAGGGGTACTTATCTATTACAGATAACCCGAGCTTCTCCCTCGCAACGAGGAGCAGACTTTTTTATCACGACCCCCACCACCGAAGCAAGCGAAGCGCAAGGGAGCCCCGTTGGGAACGAGCGAGCCGGGGCTTCCTTGGTCATCACTCTGAGCGAGTTCTTCTTTCACTCAGAGTGGTTGATGACTTATCTATTACCGATTGGCTGGGAGTGCTGGTAGCAACTCCCAATGCTCAACTGCAAGGCACTCGGCTTCGGGGTAGGTGCCATGCGAGGTCTCCACCATTGTGGTCTCGTAGTTGATAACGGACTTGGTTTCCGAAACGCCGTGGATGTCCTCGGAGAGCCACTTGCCTTCAACAAGAATGAGCGAGCCTTCGGCGATTGCAGCGCTTTTTGGAAACTGCACAAATGCGAACCCTCTCGGAATGTCATCCCATCCGTTGCTTCCCCAATTGAGATAGCCCGTGCCTTCGGTGAGGCACCAAATGCAACCACAGGCTTCCATCGCTGAACCCTGCTCGTCGTCCTCTGCTTGGTTGTAAGAGCACTGGCGCTCTTCCTTGATGAGATTGACAATGTCTTGGTCAAAGAAGTTGGGGTGGAATGTTCCAACCACAGCGAGTGCATCGCCTTCCTCTTTGACTTCGTAAACGAAAAGCACAGTGCGAGCCTGCACCTCTTCGTCCTCCAACTGCTGAACAACACCGAACATGGCATCCCTTCCTGCTGGGAGACCATCCCCCAACTGGACACAGAGTACATGGTGAGGTACAAACCTCCACCGAGACTTATCTATGAAAGAAAGACCCTGACCGATTAGATGAAACTTTTTTATCACGACCCCCAAGAGTAGGGAAGCGCCCTTCCCGATGGGAGCCCCGAGGGAACCGAGCGCGAACGGGGCTCCAACCGTAAGAGTCCGAGAGACTCCGAGGCTGTGACGGGGGTTGAGATAGATAAGCCCAACTATCGGGGGTTGCCGAGTGGCGAGGCGTGAGCGTATCGGTAATAGATAAGTCCCACAGTAGTTCCGTACCTACGATGGTACTATGCGAGTAGTCAAACAACCATGAAGGGGTAACCATGACCACAGCAACCACCAACCTACTAGCGCAAGCCAAGCGCCGTGAGCGTGACCGTGAGGTCACCTACCGTTGGCAGTCCTCAAAGGTAGACATTCCGCATGTCCACAGCAATGACTTGTGGGGTGAGCAAATAGAACTTGAGTTCAGCCATGACGCTAAGCGCAAGCAGTATGAGGCAACTATCCGTCTAGTTCACTGGCAACCACACGCCACCATGAGCGTGACATCATTTACCGTCTTTGACTTCGCTACCTACCCTGCTACCAAGTTTGCCACGCAAGCGGTGGGGCGCTACGGCGATAAGTCCTTCGCCGAGTTTGAGCGCACAGTCCTAGCCTCATTGGGCAAGTACCTAGACGGCACAGCGCCTGACTACTACGCTGACGGCATACTTACGGGATTACTCGCAAGGGCTAGCGCCTTTCCTGAATAGATAAGTGCTAGATAGTCTCGCCTTGACTTACTCTCACGGGTAGGTCAAGGCTTGACCTTGCGCCCGATGGGAGCCCCGGCATGACTCAGCGCGAACGGGGCCCCCACCGAGAAGTGACGGGTGGGGGCGCAACGGGGGTAGAGATAAAAAAGAGTGCTGGTGCTGGTAGGTGCGAGGCGTGGGTGATTACTGAATAGATAAGTCCGAGCGAAGTATGCGAGCCAACTGCGAGCGTATCCGAGTGGATACTGCGAGCCGATACTGAATAGATAAGTCCCCTAGTAGTTCCGTACCTTTGCTGGTATTGTACGAGTAGTCAAACTACTTAGAAGGGGTAAGACATGACCACACCACCACTAGACCGATTAGAAATAATCGCTAATTTCTTGCGTGAGAACGCTAAGAGTAATTCGTTCTATGCGAGCGTACTTAGTTCGCTAGACCGTTTCGGCTCTCTCACTATCAAGCAGATAGAAGCCGTAGAGGCGAGCATGGCGAAGGCTAAGGCGAGTGCGCCTGCGAACCTTGACCCTGTTACCGAAATCGGTATGTATCGCAATGCTGACGGCGTTGTTTATCGTGTGAAGTACAACAAGGATAAATCAGGAATGTACGCCATGCGTTTCGTTCCCGAAGGCACAACGAAGTCCGAGCGCATTGTCTTTGAGCGTGGGGCGTTCTATCGCCTTACTGCGAGTATGCGTATGACTATTGCCGAGTGCGCTGAACTTGGCTTGCTGTACTCAATGTGCGTTATCTGTGGGGCAGACCTAACTGACCCTAAGAGCGTTGCTAGGGGCATGGGTAGCACCTGTGCTGGAAAGGTCTGACATGACTGACATAGATAAGTCCGATACGCCCGAACTGACGCATGAGGATTGTCTTGATTACGATAATCCTGACTCCCCGTGCGAAGGCTCCGTGAACTACGAGGTGACTATCCCCGTGCGCTACTACCGTTCGGGTGCGTTCGTTACCTTCCCACGCTGTGAGAAGCATTACGAGGCGTACTACGAGGAATGTGAAGCCCGTGAGAACCGTGAGCGTGAGTATCAGGCGAGCCTCTACTGTAAGCACGGTAATTATGTGGGTGACGCTTGGGGTGCTGACTACCTGTGTGGCAGGTGCGAGTCCGAGTAGCCCTCTAACAGCCTTTGCCCTGACTTATCTATTACGGATAGGTCAGGGCTTTGCTGTGTGCGTGGACTTATCTATTACAGATACGAGCCGTGCGCCCGTGCGTGAGCGAACTCACTCCACCGATACAAGCCGTGCGATAAAGTTCGCAACCCGATAGAACTCCACATTTCTATCTCTACCCCCGTCATGCGAGCAAAGCGTCACGCACGAGGGGAGCCCCGATGGAAACGAGCGAGGTCGGGGCTCCAACAGAAAGCGTCTTTTTTGACGCTTTTGTGAGCATGGGGGGTCGTGATAAAAAAGTCAGATTGTGAGTGGGTCGGGCGTGTTGGTAATAGATAAGTGGGCAGGGTTGTAGGTTTGTACCTCTACTGGTATTCTGCAAGCAAGTCAAACGGAAGGAAACGAAATGACTATGAACAATGACCACATGACAACTGCGAGGTTTATTGACCAGCAGGCGAGCAAACACCTCGTGTACCACTACAACGGCGCACAAGCGTATGTGCGAGCAAGCCGAGATAATTCGGTATTGCTGATTATTGACCTTTCAGACATTGAGAATGTCACCATCACTACCATCATTGACGCAAGCGATTATTTCTTGGCGTATGCGAACTATCCATCTCACTACAAGAGTTTGTTAGAGGCGTACCCATTGGAAGCGCACTTCTCAATGTTCGGCACTCGCCCTGTAATCACGGTGGGTAAATAACATGAGTACACGAGCAATAATCGCAAGCGAACTAGCAGGGGGCAGGTGGCATGGGCGTTACGCTCATTGGGACAACTACCCATCTCGTATCGTGCCTCTCTTGGCTGAACTGCGAGAGCGTGACGGATTAGCGAAAGTGGTTCAGACGCTTTTGCACGACCACAACTCTTGGTCAGTAATCACCACCGAACCTCGTGAGGAAACTGCAAGCGATAACTACTGCGAGGGCTACGGTATTTTTCACACCGATACGCCTGATGACGAGTATGCGTGGTATGCGCCAGAGGACAAATCGTTCTCATGGGCTGACTATGTGTATGTAATGCGTAAAGATGGTGTCACCGTTTATGCCGTAGAGGGATTAGACGAAAATCAAACATTGGCAGAAATTGCAAATTATTCGTGGGCAGACGCTATGAAAGTGAGTGCGTGAAATGGTAATAGATAAGTACAAGCGTAGGCGTTTCGCTTTCGGCACTACCTCGCTTATTGTTCTGCTGTTCTCTCTCCCTCTCGCTGGTGCTGTTGTGGGGTGGATTACGGCTGACCGTACCCACTTCACTTGTGACACGCCTACGGTGAATGTTGAGAAGGGTGACACGGTGTGGAGTATCGCTCGCACAAATTGTCACGGAGACACGGGGGCTGTCATCTCACGGCTCGTGGATTTCTACGGAACTAGCCTAGACACTTGGCAAGTGCTGACCATGCCACATGACAGATGAGAACGCTCGTGATACTCGCCCTCTGTTCACCGTTGCTCGGTGTTGCTCTCATGGCAGGCGTTGTGGCGTGGCACTTGTCTATTGAGGATAGGCACGAGGGCAGAGAGTGACACGCTCGCTCTATCTCTCGGCTGTCTCGGTATCAGCAATAGATAAGTCACCCAACCCAACCAATTCACTCGGCTCGGCTTCCTTTCCCATTGGAGCCCCGCCGTTGGCGAAATGCCCGGGGCTCTTTCCGAACACGCCAAGGCGAGGGCGAACGAGGGGCTTGGGGGTCGTGATAAAAAAGTCAAAAAATAGCGAGAAGGGTTGTGGGTTGTCCTGTTAGTGAATGACGGTGGTGGAAGTCTTTTTTCTGAATAGATAAGTGCCATTGTAGTTCTGTACCTAATCGTGTACGCTGTCCTTGTCACAACAAACCACGAAGGGAAACGCTATGACACTTTCATTACTCGCTACGGCAGAGTTGGCAGAAGCCAAACTCCACCACCTACTCAGTCACCCGACTAATCCTGATGACCAGTTCCAACTGTCCTCATCTCGCCTCTACGGTGTCACTATCACCAACAACGAAGCGAAACTCACTCACCTCTCGTCACATGATGATGTTTATGACCTACTGGACAAGGCAGACCGTAAGGTTGCTAAGTCATACGAGTTCACGGCAGTAGTTACAACGGGTTGGGCTGCGCCACTTCCCAAGGACTTTGACGCAGAAGTTGGTCTTGACACTCCACCAAGTCAGCACCCTGAAAAGCGTCGTGTTCGTCTCGTTGTGGTTGCTACTCGTGAAGATGTTGTAAGCGTTCTCCGTTTCCAAGACGAGCCTGATGACACGATTACTGATGAAGGTGGCGCAACTGGCAGTCTCAATGACGCTATTCGCAACTTCATGCGCTAACACTTAGCAAGCCTTAGCCCCTGTCAGCCACCCCATGCTGACAGGGGCTTTGACTTATCTATTACCAAGGTGACCTGACTTATCTATTACGGTTGTGCGAGCGTTACGGTTTTTTGATTATTCCAAATAGATAAGTTACGCAACCCCGAACTCAACTTTTCTATCTCAACCCCCAAGTGCGCTCTTGTTCTCTCGTTTCGGAATGAGCCCCGTTGATAACGAACTAGGTCGGGGCTTTCTTGCGAACACATGGCGAGGGACGGGGGGGCGAGATAAAAATGTAATAGATAAGTGGGCGTGTAGGTCTGTACCTTGAGTGGTACGGTATGCGAGTCAGCACCCACCTACAAGGCTGGCAGGAGAAACCAAATGAAACAGAAATCCATAAATGTAAAGGTCAGCACTAAGAAAGTGATTGACGCATTACAGAAGGCTCTTGACTTTCGCAATAAGCAAATGTCCGATTACGAAAAAGCAAAAAAAGAATACGAAAAAGAAGTCAAAGACTTCCAAGACAGTCTTTCGGAGTTGTTTCGTTCAGGCAAGGGCAAGGTCACAAATGTCAGCAAGTACAACAACTACCGTAACGAGGAAGGCAACAAGTACGAACTCACGATTGAGTTTCCTGCTTCGGTGAAAGCACCAAAAGAGCCTGAACAAGACTTCGTTCATTGGGCTATCAAATCAGAGATTGAGGAGTTGGAGAACGCTATCAGTATCCTTCGTATGACAGACGAGGAAACAGTAAGCACCAACACCTACGCAGGGGTCGCTCGCTACATAAAGTAGTTGAGCGAGGGCTTAGTACCTCTGTCCCCCCTTCCTTTCAGAAGGGAAACGCCCACACCAACAAAGAGGGAGACTTATCTATTACAGATGAGTCTCCCTTTTTTGGTTTTCTACCTGAATAGATAAGTCGTTCTCCACGAGTACGAACTTGCTTCGCTCTAACCTTGCCCGTGTCTGACTGTTGAGCAGACGCACGGCACTCACTAGCCGTTCTACTTCTGTGAGCCGAGCATAAATCCGAGCCAGTCTGCGCTTATCCAAATCGTTCACTTTTCTATCTCTACTCCCCATGCGAACTTGCCTATCGGGGGGTTTGCCGAAGGGAGCCCCGATGATGCCCGACTAGAACGGGGCTCCAACCGAGAAGGGGCGAAAAGGAGAGGCGAGGCATGGGGGGTCGTGATAAATAAGAGGCTAACCGTGAGGGGTTGAGGGGAGTTGTAAATAGATAAGTCAAAAGGTTGTAGTTCTGTACCTGACCGTGTACGCTTGTGGGTACCACAAGCGATACACACCCACGAAAGGGGTACATCATGGAAGCAGAAACAATCAACCAAGCAGTAGAGGCTTTTCTCACTGCTCTAACAGCCAAAGAGCAAGCCGAGCAGGCGCATGACGAAGCGAGAGAGTTGCTTATCGCAACATTCGCAATCGCAGGCGTGAGCGAAGCCGAGTTCGCAGAACTGAATGTCAAAGTCTCGCCAGCAGAACGCCGTTCGTTCTCTGTTGAGAAATTGCGTGAGCAACTTTCGCCAGCATTGTTTCGCAAGGTCACCAAGCCAGCGATTGACACTAAGGCGTGGGACAGCGCAGTAGGCAAGGGCGAAATCACCAAGAAGGTCATCAAGTCCTGCGTGGAAATCACGAACAGTGTGCGAGTTCTCGTGAAGCCTGCCAAAGGTTCAGTCAAGCCTGCGAGCAAAGCAGAAGCCGTCTAACCAATTCATCTGCGAGTAGTGGGGAGAAGTCCCCACTACTCAATAGATAAGTCCACCAGTAGTTCTGTACCCACAGTGGTACGCTATCAACACCTACCAAACAAGGAGAGCCATCATGGCAACAGCAATAATCATCAAGTCCACAGGTGAAGTATTCACGCAGGACATACCAAGCGAGAACGGTCACACACTCATTCACGAAATCGTGGGTGGCTGGTTTGACTGTGTACGAGGCGAAGAAATCGTGGGCTATGTCCATGACGAAGGATTGCTTATCGGGCTACCAGTGAACGCCGTAGCGTCTATGTTGTTCCAGCGTCCACTTGTGGGTGACTGCGTTGTAATCGGCTCTCTCAACGAGCGTGGCGAGTATGACGGAGAGAACCACGACATTCCAGCAACCTACACATCAGGACGCTTTTTTGACTTTGCGAAAGAAATCGCAGAGATGGAAGTCATCAAAGAAATGCTGACCAAAGAAATCGCTGAAATGGATTTCAGACCAACCATTACCGAGATGACAGATGAGCAGATGAACGCTTGGTTGGGTGGCGAGTAATGTCAATAGATAAGTCCCCTACCGAGACATACCCAATGCGATTGCTGAAAGTGGGTGACACATTCACTCCTAGCAGTGGCAGTAATCCTGTCACCATTCTCGCTTGCTGGCTCTCTCGCCCGTCTGACATTGACGCTTACGCCGTGTGGGTTGTTCTCTGTCTCTTGCCACACAACACGCTTCACCCGTTCGCAGTGTGGAACGCCGTAGACCGTCCCGAAGGTTGGCACATGGAGAATGGTGATTACCGTGAAACCGTTACTGAGGCTACTGCTCAATACGAGAGGCGTGGTGGGCATTATCTCCTGACCGAGTGACCACTTATCTATTCAGTAGTCTCCCTTGCGCTCGGCAGGGGAGATTGCTCTATGTAATAGATAAGTCCCATCTTCTCCATTGGAGCCCCGCCTGCGCTGGTCCGTCCGGGGCTCTTTCGGAACAGGGCAAAAATCTGGGGGGTCGGGATAAAAAAGTTGATTTTTTGCGAATTCGTCGGTCGAGCTGGGGGTCGCGATAAAAAAGTCGCCGTTAGCAATTGACGGTGGTGGATGAGTCTGCTGATTGACTTTTCGGATAAATCTATCTACACTAAAAAACATGACTGACCTAAACATAGAAGAAATCTTTGACAGCGTTCCTGACGAACTGCGCCCTGACAAGATGGGGTACAGGTTTGCTCTACAAGAGGAGAGCGAACATGACCGAGGGATTTACTGGAAGGCAGTTGTCTCACGCAATGGTGTGGAGTTCCTGACCGTGTACAACATGGGAGAAGGTGGGTGCAACCGTTACACGGAGACGAACGAGTTGATGTTCTCGGACTTCCAGTTCCTAGCCTCGGACGCATTTCCGTCAATGTCAGAGCCGTTGGACATTCTCGTACTGTGGCTTGACTACCTCTGTTCATGAATAGATAAGTCCCCCTTGTAGTTCCGTACCTCTTGTGGTACAGTGAAGGCGAAGCCAACCACAAAGGGGAAAGTAATGGCAACAAAAGAATACGAAATAATCGCTCTGCTGACAAAGCAGGAAAAGATTGGTCTTGCCGAGTGGACAGAAGATACCACCGTAGAAGCCAAGAGCCTAAAAGAAGCAGGCAAAATGGCTAGAACATTCGGCAGGAATGTTGCAGGCTTGGCAGGAGCCAAGTTGGAAGATGCTTACGCTATTGACATGGAAACAGGAGAACACTCAGAATGAGTACAGATACAAAATACCCACACATCAACATTCCACTAGTAGGAGAGGACGGCAACGCCTTCTCCATACTTGGGCGTGTGCAGAGAATTGCTCGGCGAGCAGGATTGACTGCCGATGAGATAGAGGCGTTTCGTGCCGAAGCAACATCGGGCGATTACGATAACCTGCTTCTAACAGTGATGCGCTGGTTCTCCGTGGACAGCGACTATGAAGATGAGGAATAGATAAGTGGCTCTTTACGAAGTAACAGCAATAGTTGGACCAGCAACAGTAAGGGAAGTGCTGAGCATTGACTCGGCAAATCTTTCTACGGAAGAAGTTGCGAACCTTGCGATGGAAGTTGTACTGGACAGATGGAAAGCATCGTTTGGTGTAGATTTCTCAAAAATTGCAGACACGATTTCATCGCACGTAGCAGAGGAAGTACAAAATGACGAAAACTAGCAAATACGCAGTTGATGAAATCCTATGGGAAAACTATTACAGCATTGGCGTTAGTCGTGCTGGCGCAATGGCGAACATTTGGTGTGACTACGAGAACGGAATGATGTTCCCGTGGGCTAACGAGGAATGGGGCATTACCGAAAAAGAACTGCTGGAATCCATTGCACGATTGACTATTGCCCTGATTGGTACCGACCTGACCGAACAGTTCAGCGTTTGGCGAAGGGCATGAGAATGGTAATAGATAAGTCATTCGCCCACATTTGGTCTTTGATAAAGACTCTCTTTCTGATGATGACAAAAAAAAAGTTTATTGGAGCGCAGTGCCAGATAAAGCCACAGAGGTCTTATGGCTCTTATGAGGGATACGAGAACATGTACATCTCGTTCTCACCCAAGCCCGAGCGTGGATTCTTTGATAGCCACGGCGTTCCGTTGGAAGATGTGTTCACGCACCTTACCGATGTCAAGGAACTACTGCACTACATGACACACCGTCACGCTTACGGCTGGTACATCCACTCGGCACAACTCGTAACTCTCCCTATGTAATAGATAAGTCCTTTTCCCAAAAGAGCCCCGGGGCGAACCAAACTGGTCGGGGCTCCTTCGGAACACGGCGAAAAAGAGAAAAAATCGGCGCATGGGGGGTAGAGATAGAAAAGTCAAAAATCTTGGGGGATGAGATAGAAAACTTTTGCTCGTTAGTCAATGACGGTGGTGGATGAGTAATAGATAAGTCCCCCCGAGTAGTTCTGAACCTGTGCTGGTACGCTCATTGCATACCACCACTAACCCGAAAGGACTACCATGCCAAACTGGTGCTTCTCAAACCTTGTTGTTGCAGGGAACAAAACAGAAACTCGTAAGTTTCTCAAAGCAATCTCAATGCCCGAAGATTATGATGAACTAGGGCGCAAGATAAACGCTCACTATGACATGAACCATCTAGTACCTATCCCTGACGAGAGTGAATGGGTGGACAAACTTGATTCTTTCTTTGGTGGCGCACTTGGCGTGTGGGGAAGCAAGTGGGGTGCTTGTGACATAGAGATTGACGATAAAGATTCGTACCCACTACATCTGCGCTACACGAGCGCATGGAGTCCATGTGACAAGTTGATTGAGAACATCAGCAAGCAGTTCCCTAAATTGGTATTTGGGTACAGTTGCACAGAAGAAGCAGATTTCTACGCTGGTTGGGAACTTTACTGTGACGGCGAAAAGATTGCAGAGGACATGTGTGACATGACGCAACCACCTGAACTGATACAGATGTACGAAAAAGCGTCAGAATCAGGGCTTGACGAGTTGTATGACGAGTTCTACGAAGCACAAAGTGAATGGCGCAATCTCATCACTGACCAGCATGACATAGATTTGGATGCCACTATCAGGGAGTATGTGGCATGGAGAAGGGGAAATAAAAGGAGAAAGGTGTTTCAGAGTTTCATTCCGTCATTCTGAACTAAATAGATAAGTCCCCAAGAGAGGAAACAACATGGGAAACGCAACAGAAGTAATTGCCACACGGCTAAAAACTGAAAGAAAAGAAAGAGGCTGGTCACAAGAGGAACTAGCAAAGCGAGCAGGGCTGGAACGAAAAACGGTGAACCGTATTGAGAACCAACATTATTCGCCGAGCGTGGACACTCTTGTCTCGCTAAGTGACGCACTAAGTCTCCCCATTCAGGGGTTGCTTGGATAGTTGTAGTTCTGTACCTGTACTGGTACGATGACTGCACACCTACCAACAAGGAGAAAGCCAATGGCTATCAACGAAACCATTTCAGAAGAAATGTCAAAAATAATGCTGGATGTTCTTGACCGTACTAAGTACGCCAAAGAGCAAATGTGCAAAGACGAGGGGATGACAGACACTCCCCCACTCATGCTCGTTGCTTACAAGAGCGATGACGAAGATGCAGTTGAGTATCAGGAAGAAAACGAATTATCTTCTCCATACAAGATTGCAATGATTCCACTCATTCACCGTGAAGATGTATTAGAGGCGTACGAAGATGTAGTCAAGGCTATGCCTATCCGTGAGTTCTCTTTCCTCTTTCTCTGTGTAGAGGGTTTCTGCCGTAGTGCAGACACATCAGAAGAAATTGACTTTGAGCGTGGCGAAATGCAGAAAGACTTTTCAGAGAATCCTTTTTCAGAAGTCCGTGAAGCAATCGTTGTTACTGGCATGGACTGGGATGGTTCGTTGATTGGTAGTGCTACTCAAATGTATCGCTACGATGACTTTGGAGTTCCTGTGTATTCGGAAGAAGATTACATGGCAGATGTAAGCGAAGTAAAAGAAGGTCAGGAGTACGGACGCATGGTTGAGGCTATGGGTGCTACCACTGCCTACATGAAACTCGCCGTAGTTGCTCACCGTTACCACGACCTACTTGGTAACGCTAAGAAAAAGAAAGATGAGGAATAGATAAGTGTCTGAGCCAAAAACAATCACAGTAACTCGCACCAATACTGTCACATTTGATGTGGCAGAAACGGCAAAGCGATTCAGAGAGGACAACGATGAGAAGCCCGACTTTGATGACATCATGGAAATGATTATGTTGGAAGCCGATGAATACTTTGACGACTGTGCAGGAGAGGGAAAGAAGAAGTACACCGATGAAGAAGGCAACGAACTTGACATGGTTATTTACGGGTACGCAGAATGAGTGAAGAATCTGTAATAGATAAGTCACCAATCGTCTTGTTGATTGACAAAGCAATCTCCCACTGTTCAGGCAGAGACATTGTTTCGTCATTAGAAATGACAGATTTTCTATTAGACATGCGAATCATCGCGTTACAAGAGAAAGAGCCAGCATGATAGATAAGTTGTCAGCAGGACTAGAAGCACTTATTGGCAGGAGAATCAGGCTGATTTACACATCTGACATTCACACCAAACTATCCAAAGGAGATGAAGGGGTCATTACCGACTTTGATTCACTAGGAACAATGTTTGTGCAGTGGGATAGTGGGTCTAGTCTCGGACTAATCAAGGGAGAGGACAGTTGGGTTGTTATTGACTAACAGCCCAACTTACTTATCTATCAAAAAAACGATTTTTTAGAAAAAAACTAAACGGTAGAAACTGCAAAAAAAAGGAAAAAATGCAAACTATTACAGATGACCTAATCAAAGAAGTACACAAAGAACATTGGGCAGTGCTTCTCAAAAAATACAAAAACGCAACAGCAGTTCCGTTCTCGGAAGTTTCTTATGTTTCTGAAATAAACAGAGGACTTTATGTATTGCAGATTTGGCAACGAGAAGGTGGACAGCGTGTACCACAATCGTACCTAAGTACATACTCGGTGCAGGCAGAAGTATCAAAGTACCTTCTATCAACATTCATCGGACTATCTGACGCACAGGTAGAAGTAGAACGCACAGAGAAGCGCAAAGATAAGTGGTCAGCATTTGAGCAGTGGTCAAGCGAACATCAGGCAGAGCAATTTACATCTGACCAACTCACAGAACAATCAGGATTCTCTTACCAGACAACTTTGACCTACCTCAAAGAATCTCCATTATTTCGCAAAATCAAAAATGGACTATGGGAAGTTCTTATGGTTCCCAAACGAGAAAAATAAAACTATCTGTAATAGATAAGTCCCCTTTCCCATAGGAGCCCCGGCACTGCTCGGCAACATCGGGGCTCCAACGCAGAAGGGCGTGTGGCGAGCATGGGGGTAGAGATAAAAAAGTTTGCGCTGGCGCACTCGCTCGCTCGCTTGCCCACAAGTGGAGAGTGAATAGATAAGTGGTGCGCTTCTGATACTGAATAGATAAGTCTCTACTGAATAGATAAGTCAGGTTTGTAGGTCTGTACCTACGCTGGTATGGTGTGTTCACCACTCACCAACAACAAGGAGAATAGAGATGGAATCAACAACAACGGAAAGCCTGCCTCAGTGCTGGACTGACCTCAATGACGCTCTCAATGCAGGCATTGACCGAGTAATCCTGTTTGGACCTGCTGGAATCGGCAAGACCTACGCAGGTATGACAATGGGCAATGTGGAAGCAGGCGCATACCGTCTTGTTTGCACAGAGGACATGACAAACATGGATGTAACTGGTGGCTTCATGCCAAGTAATAACGGTGGCTTCCAATGGCTTGACGGTTCTGCCCTCAAAGCATGGAACGGCAACGGCACAGTTGGCGCACGACTTATCGTGGACGAAATTGACAAGGCTGGTGGCGATGTGTTCGCAACACTTCTCGCCATGCTTGATTCACCTGAATCTGCTTCATTTGAGCATCCTGAAACTGGCTCGGTAGTCCGACCCAAAGAAGGCTTCTCTGCAATTATGACCACGAACATTGAGAACATGGGCGAATTGCCAACAGCACTCGCTGACCGTTTCCCAATCCGTATTCGTATCAACGAACCACACCCACACGCTCTGCTCGCATTGTCAAAGGATTTGCGTGGATACGCAATCCGTATGGCTGACGCTGGCGATGACCGTATCTCGTTGCGAGCATTTATGGCTCTTGACAAGTTGCGTAAGAGCGTAGGCATGGAACGAGCATGCCAACTCACATTCGGCAAGCGAGCAAAGCAGATTCTTGACGCTATCGCAGTTGATTCGGTGGTCTAACCATGAGTATCAAGCCAGCACGAAAGAGCGTTGGTAAGCCGTTCCCCTCGTCAATAGATAAGTCAGGGGGAACGGCGAAAGCCGAGCCAAACTTCATCGGGCGCAAAGACTTAGCGCATGGACGATGGACAGTAGAAGAATGTCAAGCAGTCAGAGGCGAGCCAAGCACTGACCTGAATACTCGCACAATGTTCACACCGTCACAGACGGACGAACTCGCTCGCTGTATTCGTGGGCATGAACTCATGCACTCAAAAGTTTCACCAAACTCTGAACAATTTGAGATGTGGGTTGCTCGTGAAATGGCTTCTGCTACTGCACTGACCGTTGTAGAGGAATTACGCATAAACATTCTTTGCCAAGAGGCAGGATTTGATGTGAAGAAGAATCTCGCTGACGGTGGAGAACTCAATGACGGAGAACGCCTAGCGAAAACTGGAGATTGGGCTGGTGCAGTAACAGGTGCAATCGCAACTGCTGGCACTGCTGGACACAAGCAATTCCTGAACGGTATTCGCAGGCACAATCGTGCATGGGGTGACGCTCTGCTTGACATCAGCAAGCGAGCAGTCCGTGAGATGAAGAAAGCGCACAAGACACGCTCTCTCGCCAACACAACAGAACATCACGGCATTGCGCCATACGGATTCGTTCACACAGAAAGAATCGCAGAATGGGTGGACAGGCTCGCTTCATTCCCACCACCAAAAGAGCGTGAGAAAGAAGGCAAGGCTGGTGCAGGTGCAAAGGGAATAGATAAGTCAGGCGAAGGCGAAGAAGGCGAGAAAGACCCTGCTACGGCAGTCCATTCCAACGAAGGCGATTCAGAGGAAGGTGACAAGAAAGGTATTCCTCATCAGAGCATTACCCCAACATCACACAGTGGCACTGGCAAGTGGGCAGAACTACGCATTGAGCGTGTTCCTATGCCACGCTTACACGCTGGCACAATCGGCAAGAAGCGTGTTGCTACGAACATGGGGCGCAGACCACGCCGTATGCACCGTTACATGACTGACCCTGCAAAGCGAGTATTTGACAAGACCGTTCGTGGCAGTGGTGGCATGGTCATCATTGACGCAAGTGGTTCTATGTCATTCACCAAAGAGCAGATTTGGCAGATTACAGATTTGGCAAAAGGCGCAACGGTGGCAATCTATTCAGACCGTCACAAAAAGAACGGTGCGAACATGTGGATTATCGCTGATAAGGGACGAATGATTGAGACATTGGAGAACATTCCTTACGGACACGGAAACGGTGTTGATTATCCTGCAATCGTGTGGGGCGTAGAGAATCGCCAGTATCGCAACACTCCTCTCGTTTGGATTACAGACGGTGGAGTGTGTGGCGAAGGTGATGGTTACACAGACCTGCTCGCTATGCAGTGCCTAACTTACGCAATGAAACACAACTACATTGTTGTGCCACACATTGAGGAAGCGATTGAGCAACTGTCCAACATGAACAAAGGCATAAAGCCAAAGAGCGTGTATCCGTCAATGTTCGTTCACACTTATCGTCAGCACATGGGCGTGAACATTCAGTAATAGATAAGTCCCTGCCTCTGTTGGTTTCTTGGTTGTTCCCAACAGAGGCACTGGTGCTAGTGTCTCTCGGTAATCGTGTTTCTCCTTTGGTGGGTACTACACATTGCCGAGAGACATTGGCGTTTCACTTATCTATTCATGTACCACATCTGACACTTATCTATTACTAATCAAAAAAAGGATTTTTTATGACCGAGCCATCTGAATCAGAATTACTAACAGACTTGCAGGCGAGTCTTACGAGCGCAATTAGATACTACTCTGCAATACAAGACGAGATAATCGCAGGCACATACACGCCACAGAAAGCGTACGAGGACTACGATAATCTGATGTGGAATGAAGGCAATAACATTATGTCCGTTCTTGCTGAACTTGCTGATAGACAGTAGTCATGGAGATTCTGCTATTCATTCTTGCGCTACTCACAGAGCCGTACACGCTCGCTCTGTCACTACTACTCATTCTCACTCAACTCGTTACCGTGACGCTCACACAGAGCCGTACAGTGATAGATAAGTCAATCGCTCGCTATCGCTACTGGCGCATGGCTCTCTCTACGCCACGCCACACCATGAGAAGTGATGACAAGCCGAGCGTCTGCCACAGTGACAGGCTCACCTCTGTCACGCCAGCAGAGCGCAAGATGTGTAGCGCACCGTCAATGACCAAAGTGTTGATTGCGCTCGCCACCAAAAATCCCAAGAGAGCCCCGCTTGATTCTGACTCCTTCGGCTTGATAGGAGCCCCGCGAAAATCGTCTCGGATTACTCTCGGGTACGCTGCGCCCCCGTTTAATTTTTCGTTTTTTCTGAGATTCATGTTCTCTCCCTCACGTTAGTGAATGACGGTGGTGGATGACTTTTATTATTAATCGATTTTAAGTTTCTTAACTATTTGATGAACCCGCTGCCGAGACAAATCAAACTCATCGGCGATTTCCCGAAGGGACTTTCCCTCGATACGCATTTCTTTAATAATTTCATTTCTTTTGATGTCCGTCGCAGGACCCGGCTGAAATGGACCCCACTGCCAGCCAGCAATTTCTTGCATTTTTGAAACACGTTCTGGATGGAGTTGATTTTTACGATATCTCTGACGAATATATCCGGACCATGCCCCTAGGGAAATATCATTTTCTTGAAATTTTTCGATATGAATTGCCGGAATTCGAGAATCCCCTTCTCGGGAAATGTACTGCTCGAGAGCTCCTGTATAAATATTGAATTTTGTGAGGTTATCCATGAACACATCCTAGTACGAACATATGTTCGCTGTAAAGAAATGTCACCTTAATCATTTATCCAAAGTTATTTATTAGTGGGGTTGACAAAAGCTGCGGTGGCGGATAGATTTATTACATAACGAATGAGGAGTCTCATGAAAGCTGGCAGAATCAGTAGTGTCAAGAAATCCACCGAACGTACCTCTAGTCGAGACCCCTCCTACTTCGTAACCGTCAGTGTGGAAACTGGGGCTCAACAATACGAAGACCTCAGGCTGGAATTCGACTCCGCTGCCGAGCAAGAAAAAACGTTTAAATATTGGGGGGCTCTTTACGAGCTCAGCCAGAACATGCAAGAAAAAGGATAAATATGAGCGACCTCGACCCGTACGTGTTCACCGCACTTCCTTTTGACCCAATGTCTCTTGTAGAAGAAGCTCGTGAGAGTCTTATTCTTGAGCAGCTTGATATTGAAAATTCGACAAATATTCGAGAGTTTCTCCTGGAAGCTGAAGAAGAGACCTTGAATTTAGTGACAAATTTATGCATGAACGACCCAAGGCTTTGGGAAATTTACTGGTCAGTCATTTATGAAGCTGCAGTAGACGCTATAAAAATCTCAAATCTTAAAAAGTAACGCGCTACGTAGCAGCCGCTGCGTGCCTAAAAAAATCGTTTTTTTAAACATAACTATCGGGCCCTTAGAAAGGTAACCATGGAAGAAAAGCAAAATAGTAAATGGAATGCCATCGACAAACTAAATGTCCCTGGAGCTCGAGACGATAATGCTGAATTATTGAAAATTTTGACAGATGCATCTATGGATGTGGATGTTGCTCATGAAGTAATTTCCCAGCTCAGAGAGGCCTCTGGGGAAAAGCATAATATTATCTTTATTTTCACGGAGGGGGACTACGTCGTGACGGCCATACACGTTCCCCAAAAATCAATAAATGGAGAAACTGGACCAGTTCTGCTGCGAGGGGCAACAGACAAAAGCATCATCGCAGCTTTTTCTAAAGAATATATACAATCAGAGATATCAAATGTCGATTCGATAGAAGAGGGAGCGGGGCTCACTGGTATCGCGGACGCAGCATGGTTGGCGAAGTTGGAAAAGATGGCACTCGCCGTTAAGGTAGAGATGGACACGAACCCGCCCGAAAAGTGGGAAGACTTACTTAGTGGGGGTAATTAGATGTTGACGGTGGTGGATGAACTGAATCCTGGTCAGCCAGAACGTTGGCAAGATGCTGCCAAAATCTGTGTTTCTCAAATATTCGACTTAATAGATAAGTCCCTCGACCAAATGAACTCCCAACCGCACGTAGCTCGAGTTGACAGTTCAAAAAATCAAGAAATTGACCCATGCCTGGAAGCTGTTCTGGAAGGCCTTCATCGCCTGGATGTTCAGTTTGAAGGAATGGTGAATAATTCTAAATGTTTTGACTCAGACCAGATGTATTGGACAGAAGAGTGGAAAATCCTTGGCATCACCGCGGCAGCGGCGGGGATAAAAAATGGAGAATTATTGCCATTACTGGGAGCTCCAGGGCCACTGGATAATCATCCAGAATTTGAAAAAATTGACAATCCCGCAGCGGCCGGCGAATTTGACTCCTGGATGATTCGCGAGCAAATTACAGAAACCTTGATTCGTAAGCAAATGGATTACGGGCATAACAACATCGCACGCTTTGGAAGAATCGGATTAATTATCAGGACTCATGACAAGCTAGCGCGCTTGAGGAATTTACATCTCTCAAGCAACAACCCCCAGAACGAAGCACTTACTGACACGTATGTCGATATCATTGGTTACTCAGCCATCGGTATGATGTGGGAGCGCGGCTGGTTTTTATTGGATATCAAGTGAGTTTTCTCACGTTAACGAATGACGGTGGTGGATGATGCAAGACATTAGTCAACTAGGACCAAAGCGCGCAGCGATTGCTCGTGCCTTAACTCAAAAGGGAATCCCAATCTGGGAAGGAATCCCGCAGCACGTAATCGAAGAGCTCGAGCGCGCCGGCTACAAAATTAAGAAAAAAAAGAAAAAGAAACTTCACTAAATTCTTGTAGACTTTAGATAAATTTAAACGCGCACGCGTTATACGTGCATCAATTAGAAAGGGTCCGCTATGACTATTAAACAATTAGCAGAAGACTGGTGGGAATGCACATGCGGCAACCGCCCAGACAGTGACGGGTTCTACCCATGTACAAAAGATGGAGAACTAGTAGAGCCAACACCCAAGGACTGGGACGACTACTACCTATGTTATCTATGCGGGGACATCGTCCATTATGAAACCTTCGAAATTGCTGGCCGCGCAGCTCCAGAAATCATGAAGAAAAACGAAGAATTCTTCAAACGATGAGCACGTACCGCGACGGTCTCCCAGATATTGTTGGAATTTCATTTAATTTGCATTATTCCGCGGCGGAAGCTCGAGCTGAGCTAGCTGCGGCCGGCGAAGAAATTACAAAAAATGCGATTATTGACAAGATGCTGGGTTGGGCCCAGATTGATATTGCAAAAAATGACGTTTTAATTCTGTTTACCGACCCGCTAACTGGGGATGAAGTACACTTCCCTCAAGATTCTCAATTTTAGGAGAAAAAATGAAACAATTCACTATTACAGCTGCGGCCATCGCTGCGCTAATTATTTGGTTTTTTGACTCAAAATCTGTCGAACGTCGTAGGACCCAGAAGAAGTACTCAAAAGAATTCAATAAATATGTTGAGGCCCAGACGTCTCTGGTAGACGAAGAGCTTCAAGAGATGTTGAATCATGAGTACGGTCACAAGCATATGGACAAAGACCTCAGGTCAACCCTCAATGTACAAATGATGGGCAACCCCAATTGGTCGTACTTCGATAAAGAATCCATGGGCAAGGCAGCATTCCGCCGCGCCAAGGAAATAAAAGACAAAAAGAACAGACCGTTCTGGCCTGACTGGGACGTCTACGAGTAGAGATGGGAAACCCCGGAGGAGTTTTCCGGTAAGCCACCTACCAACGTTCCAGAAAACTCAACTCCAGGGTCCTACTTCCATAGGAGGTCGAAAGGGGTAAACCCTCCCGTAGAAGCCCCGGCCAATTTAGCAGCATAACGGCTCGAGCGCGCGTCAAGACTTATCCGAACCGTGACACGAACACGTCAACAAAAAATATTTCGCCGGCTTTTAAAAGATTCCTCGCGTTAGGGGTTGACGGTGGTGGATGATGCTGCTACCATCACCTCCGCAAGTTCAATAGAGCTTGAATGTGATTCACATGACATAGGCATATGTCACTTCTTAGCATCTTTGTACCACCCAATCAACTCGGTGGGCATTAGCATGCGTGGGCGCTGGAGCAAATCTAAAGGTTCCCCCCACACCCCCCTCCAAAAGGGAGCGCAGCGACCGTCCTTCACTAGGCGAAACATCTTCCGTCCACGGAAAAGAAGCCAACGTCAAAACCGTAGCCTTCTCCATCAGGCTTAAGGAGAACTCTGTGTGTAATCACAAATTAAGGGATAGATTCATAAAATGGTAGATGATAAAAAAGTAAGAGGTCCCAGCGCTCACAATAGGAGTAAGGGAGACCTAGCCAAAACTGTCTCCAATGTTCTAATAGAAGAAATCTTTGAGTACTGGAAGGTAGCTATGGGCAAGACCAAACGCCGCGCTGCTCTCGATGTAAACCGCCACAGAGATATCGGGTGGGCAATTGCTGTATATGGAGTAGAAGCCTGTAGGGATGCCATAGACGGCTGTGCCAATGACCCGTGGTGGATGGGCCAGAATAATAGGGGCCAGGCCTATAACGATGTGTCAGTCATATTCAGAAACGCCGGCAATGTAGAGAAGTTCCTCGAGCTGCATGACAAGCAGAGCGAAACCTCAGCTAAAGACGAATGGATAAACGAATGACCAAAGAAGAGCTGTGCTCACTAGTGGACCAGGCCTACATGACCTTTAATGTCCCTCTCCCTGTAGGACCCGCACCAACTAAGTTGCTTTATGCATCTTGGTTCGACTTGTTGCACGATTTGGATTACAAGGATGCGAAGGCAGCATTCCTTACTCTGGCTGTAGAAGCGCAGTTCCTCCCCCGCCCAGGAGAGATACGCCGCACCGCAATAAATAGGGTCACAAAAATGACCCAATTCGAAGACCCCCTTTCTGCTTGGGGTACTTGGATTACCATACAAAAAGACGTCAACTCAGGTATGGCTCCTTCTATTGGGGTATCAGAAGCACTGAAAGAAACTGTCAAACAATTAGGGGATGCTGCAATCGGCATGCACACCAACTCAGACAGGGAAGCCTTCTGCCGGACCTACACTAGGATAGTGTCAGAGATGGATATCGCAAGATATGCGGTCCCTCTAATAGAGGAACAATAGTTCCCAACAATAGTGAGGTTATTAATGTTACCCTTTTTAAAAGTCCTAATTTTATTTTGTTCTAGTGCCCTCATCTGGTCGACAATGTACTCCAGTCAGAAGTTCGCAACAAAGCTAATAACCGTATTGCTTATCGTTGTTGCAATCAGGACGTTCGTATTGCAGTAAATTCTCTTGCATGAAGAGAAATCCTGGCCGTCCAGTAACCATTCCTACTAAACCAGTAGTAACACTCACGCTGCGCGTTACAAAAGAGTTTAAAGAAAAGCTCATAAACCAATCATCTGCTGTAGACCTGACGCTCACCGCTTACTTGCAATCATTGGTAGAACGCGATGGGGCGTAAGTCTGAAAAGACTAAATTCCCCGATAGGTACGTCACTATACAAATACGCCTAAAAGGCAAACAAAAAAATGAGATAGTTGACTATGCGCGCGCAAAGGGCTACTCGGTAAACGAAGTAGTGCTGTATGCCGTGTGGCAATTCATTCAGAACGAGAAGGGAATACCGGACGCCGGCACCCCACAGTTCTCAATACCAACAGTCGAAGAGACAGTTCTTGCCTACATCAGGGGCGAACAGATACTAAAACCCTGCGGACAAAAAGAATGCGTCCAAAAATTAACACTATTAAATGAAATGCAATACTGTACGACCTGTAATTTGAGGATTTTGTAGTTAATACTGACAAATTTTCTCAAAAAAGAAAAAAAGAGCAAATTCGCAAGCTTCCGGAGGTTTTTTGCGTTTATTCCTTTTGCGGGTGGAAAGCTATACGGGTGTTGCTTTTGTTTATGGCCGGCGATAAAGTTTCTCTTGCTGGGTCGGTGGATGCTCAAACCACACAAAAAGGCGCGATTGCTAACGGACTTCCGGCCCAGCCCTTTCTCTTCTAGTAGGAACTCCACCATAGGATGAAAGCGTAAATAATTCCCAGCATGATAAAAGTGACCATAAGTTAGTTACCCCACATTTGTGCGAGTGTTGGGCGTATTGGTTTTATCTTGCGCCTTCTTTGTTCTGCGGCTAGTTGTCTTGATGTGAGTCCTGCCCATACTCCGTGCATATCAGCTGGCGGGAACTCTAGTGCGTACTCCAAACAGTTATCTATCACTGGGCATGTTCTGCACAATGCTCTCGCCTGAGCGATATAAGTAATGTCCTTATGTTGTTTGGGGAACATTAGTTCGGTCTTTCCTTTACAGGCTGCCATTCCAAACCAAGCTTTTTTAGGTATAGCTAGACTTTCTACAGGTAAGGTATTTTTATTGGGTAATTTTTGTTGGGTCTTTTTGTTGTCTGATTCCACTATGTGTCCTTGTGTAAAAGCTTATTTTTAAGTACTACACAATTATTAGTACACTCGTACTCACAGGGGGGTGTTAAGTGGATTCTGTGACAATGCCCGCAGAGCAGAAAAAGGGTAGGTGTTTCTACTACTCCCTAGAGTTTGTTTACTCCTACATAGAAGAGTTAGACACCTATGGTGATTACACGGACTTTTCTTACACGTGGATGGGTTAAAAAGGCGTTTCTTTATCTATCTACCCAGATATGGAGATAGTTGGGTCAAAGGTCGTGGGATTATTCCCAGCGGTATCCTTCTCGTATTTTCCTGAAGTGCTCACGCATGGAGCGAATTAGGACAATCAAGCCAATAACGATAGGCAAGGAGATGATGAAGGATGCTGTTGCGGCTAGTTTTTGGCTTTTTGTTGGCATGAGTTAATTATATATCCTGTGATGACTTATCTATTGAGACTTAGGTGCAGGGGGTTTTTCGGCTCCCTGTACGAAGGCGTGGTACGGCGCTCCCGTATATGGGTCAAACTTTGCGGCCACATTGATTGCGCGCATTGCTATTTTCTTTGCCATTGGCAGGGTTAGTTTGCCTTTTGGCATCTGTGTATAGAGAGAACCGAGTGCGTATTGGGCTCCGCTCCCTATGGCAAACAAGCCAGAGGAGTCAGATATCCAGGAGTAATCTCCATCAATGATATAGATAGTGCCGTTTATGGCCATGAATACAGTGGAGGCATGCTCCGCCATGTGAGTCTTTTCATCTTTATCAGGCATTGCGTATCCGGAAGACTCGAATACTTCTCTTAAAGCTGGGATAAATTTAACTGTAACGAAGTGGTCGAGCTTCTTGCCTTTAAGTGTTGGCGGTGCCGGCGGAGGCTGGAAAGCGTGATGCAGTATGTTTATGGCGCGCAAATCCCCTGCCGCGCCCAACAAGTAGCGACCATTTAAGGCTATTTTCGTATTCGTCTCTTTTAGACTGACAAATTGCGAAATCAAATTAGACCCGCCCTCAAGCTCTGAGATGCGAGAATCAGTTGTTGCTATACAAAAGCCATCACCCTGTATGCCAATTATTGTTGTCATAGGTCACGCTCTTCCTCCATCATGTTTTCCATGAGTAATGCGATAGTACCCCATATGTCATCGGTTTCATGGCGAAGTTCTTCAACAAGTTGTTTTGATGTGGGGGAAAGGTTGTAAAGCCACTCTCCCTCGTCATTTATCCCAACAATATCGATGAGACCCTTGTCTCTTAAGGATTCTAGGTCTTCTCTGAGGTTTGGCATGTTCTCGCCAAAGTCGTATCCGCTCATTGGGCAACGTACTCCACTCCGCGAAGGATGCCTCGGCCGTTGTAAATCCACATTGGTTCGTAGTTGAACCACTCTTCGCCTACTCCGTAAGGCTGGTAAGTAACTATTCCTAGTCCTTGTTGCCAGTTCTCGGCTCCTTGGAGGAGTGGTCTACCAAATTCGTCCATACCTGATTTCGTGGATGGAACAGCGCCGTCTACTCTGCAGAGACATCCAGGACTTGCGGCCATGATTGTTCGTGGACCCTTGTCTGTACGGCGAGTTCTGTAGGCGTACTCATTTCTGTGGATATGTCCATAAATAACTGATATACGCTCATTGTCCAGATACTTCTTGGTGGTTGAGTTGTTTGAAACAACCTTGTCTCCATGAACAATCATCAGGTTTGAGTTGATGTAGTGAGCTGATTCTGGGTAACCGGGAAGATATTCGACGCCGAATTCATCCATTCTGCAAAGAAATGGCACAGAAAGGACAGGCCAGGTCTCTCTAAATTTATCTGCTTTACCTCGGGTGATGCCAAAAGCTGCTTCTGCGTTGGTTTGGATGTATCGCGCCAATCTTGCTTCGTGGTTTCCGGCAATCCATGTGATTTTGGCAGTAGGCGCTGCTTCGCGCAATTGTGCACAAAGCATGGTTGCTCGGTCAATTGAGGCTTGAACCATCTGTTTAAATGGTGCGGCGGTAAGAAACTTGCCGAATTCCGCAAAGTCGAGGTTGTCTCCTACGAGAACCACTTGGTCAGGGTTCATGTTCTTTATTACTTCAAGAGCAACTGCTATGGCTTTTTCGTCATGAATTGGCTCTAATTCAAAAGAATCGAGCGATTTACGGTAAAAACCTATTTGTATATCAGGTACGATAACTGCGGTCTCCCATGCTTTGGGCTTGCCGGTTTTTGTCTTTACCTTTTGTATTTGTATTTGAGGCCCTTGTTCTATAACAGGCCAAGCTGGTCCGGTCTCCCACGAAGGGCTGAACTGGATGGCTTGAAGGTCGTGAACTATTGCTTCGCCAGTATCTGGGTTCTTTGTTACCGACTGGTAAAGCGAAACTTTTTTGATTGAGCCAACTTCGGATGGGTCGATACCTTTACGAGCAAGCATCTGCGCGATGTCATTGAGTGTTTTTTTTGAGTTTTTTTCACCGTCTACAGTGGCCTTGGCTGTTTCGGCCGTATTCTTCAAATTTCTTAATTTTTCACCAAGATTTGGAGCTGCTGCTGGTTTTTTCTTTGGGGGGACCATTTTACTTACTTTCTGACTTGTTGTTAATGCAGCAGGAATTGCTACCGTTTTCGTTCTTGAAGCATCCGGCCCTCTTTGTACCTAGGTATTCTCTGCTGAGTTTGATACCTTCGGCGTTAAGTGCCCTTATAAGTGACATCGTGGATATGTCTCCACTAAGTGCGTCTATAAGTACCTTTTGGGTCTCTTTGTCTTGGCTATTAATAATGGAACCTAGTTTGCAATTGTCGAACGTATTGTCCGGCTTTGCTATTAGTTCTTTGAGAGTATCTTTGAGCATTCGCCCCTCCTGCTAGTGTCTGTAATTATGTGGTGTTTCTCATCAAGTGTTGCTCTCAATGTCGGTCTCTATGACACCCCAGATGTTACCCCACCCTACCCCATCATGTACAGGTATCTATGAAGAACGCAAAAAACGATGACATTAAAAAAGCGATAGAAAAAGCCATCACTTCAGAAGGTGGAACTAGTGAAGCCGTGCAGAAAATAATGGAAGCACTGGATGATAAAAAAATACTTAGGTATCATCGTGATACGGATGTTAATTTGTTATCCACAAGTGGTCGAGTTTTAATTTCTTTAATTCAAGACCCAACAATGACAGTTCGTGCTGTTTCTGTTTATCTTGACCTCAGTGAAACAATGATAGATAAAACTGTTAAAAGCCTTATATCTTCAGGGCTTCTTACAAAGACAAAAGTTAACCGACAAAATGTCTATCGATTAAATAATAAATTAATTAAAGAACAGCCTGATATACAACATGTTCTACGCGCTGTTGAAACTATTAAATTTTCTGAACAAGAAGAAGTTGGCGAACAGGAACCGTTCTAATACAATGTTATTCAATGTCAGAACAAAGATTCCCACTAGTTAGTTACGGCACTCTTTCGTATTATGCGCTTTGTTTCGCAAGAATGCGTAGAGGTTCGTTCACTCCAATGGAAGTAAAGGAGTGTTTGTCTGGCAAGTTCAGTAAGCGTCATTACAGTGATATACGTCCATTGCTTAGAAAAATGGAGAAAAATGAGCTTTTGTACAAGTCTGGAGAAGACACCTGGTTTATAACTTCATCCGGCATAAACGAGATATACATATCCGTAAATCACTACAGAGAAACAAGAGACAAAATGCTTGGGAAGATGTATGTAGCAACTCTTAGGCAGAGGCTTGCTGATGTCGCGGAGAGGGGGGCGCTTTTAAGTCTTGACAATATAGACAGAGAGGATGCCATCCTTGAAGAAGCCAATCAGAAGTACATTGAAGCCTGTAGGCGTAAAAACAATAGACCCAGTAGGTCTAGGGTTGTGGCTCCTGGTTTGAAACAATCCATGCTTGAAACACCTCGTCAGCAAGAGGAATAAACCAAAGCTGAGATGACTCAACATCATTAACGTCACCGATGAGTGTCCAGCATATTTCTAAGTGTTCTTGGGCTGGACACACTCCACCATTACAATCAAGTCCATACAGTCCAATAAAGTGCTGAACCACGCACACGCCATCTCTGTTAGTGCAGGCGTGAAGTCCTTCTTCTGGACAGATAATTTGCATTATCTCTAACTCGGACTTGTTTATGCGCAAGCTGAGTTTGTGTTTATCGTTATGCCAAACCTGTTCGGTGTCCTGGATTTTAGGAGCCATCTGTTCCAACTTTAGATAAATCTATAAAAAGTACTACGTCTCTTTACACGCGCTAACAGCTACTAACAACGTACCATTTCTTTATTGTTCTACAGTAGAAGTAGTTGTCTCGGCTGCTTTTCTTTTACGAGCGTTAGTTGCTTCTTCTTTTTTGGCAACTTCACTATCTGATACATCTTTTTTATCGAAGCGAGAGAAGACAGCATTGATTTCTGATGCGGTTAGTTTTCCATCATCTAGGAAGGCTCGAGAAAGACCTTCTATGACAGTTGCTACGCCAGCAAGACCAGCCATAAATACAGACTTCCAAACAGGCACGCCAGCTATTGTGCCGGCACCTATGACACCAAGACCAGATGCGGCAAAAGTAGCTAGTATTCGCATTAAAATGCTGGATATAAGCTCTTTTTTCACCTTATGGTTGTCCTGTTTGTTTAAAGAAATTGATTACTGAAACTTTCCTAACAGGAAGTTTTATTCAGCAGCTTCTTCTTTTACTGATACTTCTTCTTCTGTTGCTGGAGCAACTTCGGCTACGGCTTCTTCTGCAGGTACGGCTTCTTCTGCAGGTACGGCTTCTTCGACTACTTCTTTTTTCTTAGATTTTTTAGAAGTTGCTTCCGCTACTGGTGCTGCTGTTTCTGTAAGAGCGCGCTTTGCCGCTCTCTCTTCTGGTGACAATTTTCTCATGAGATTGTACTTTCTTGTGTCTTGGTGTTTTTAAGATGCGAGTTAAATGCGCAGACTTCTGAACAAAAATAATCATTCGTTCTTAGTCTTATCATTCCCCTAACCATGTTTCTCCCACATTCACCACAAGGGCACGGGGATGACTTGGTACCTATGTATTTTACGCTAATTCCGTAGATTGCAGGGTCAAGTACTGCTTTTTGCTTGTTTTGGGTAGCAATAGCTTTTGTTGGTTTTTTACCGGCCATCAGGCATCTCCCTTTACGTGGTCACGAATGTGTTGGTCAATCCATACTCTCATTTTTTCCCTTTGGTGATTGGTCCACCTGTCAATACATCAACACCAGTTTCAGTGACCAACACGGTGTGTTCAAATTGCGCGGTGCGCTTGCCGTCTGCAGTGACTGCTGTCCAGCCGTCGTTCCACATGCGGTGCTGCCATGTGCCAAGTGAAATCATCGGCTCAATCGTGAATGTCATGCCAGGTCGCATTATTGTATTGTTGCTCTTGTCGTAGTAGTGCAGCACCTGAATATCGGTGTGGAACTGCTCGCCAATACCGTGACCAATAAAGGCGCGAATAACGCTCATTTGGTCTTGTTTTGCTCGGGTTTCAATGGCTTTTCCAATGTCACTTAGTGGGCGACCAGGAACAACGGCTTCAATGCCGCGCCATGTGCACTCTTCGGTTACAGAAATTAGGTTGCGGCTCTCGTCGTCAATCTCGCCTACCGCAAATGTTGCATTGGTGTCGCCATGAACGCCATTCATGTATGTGGTGACATCAAGATTAATGATGTCACCGTCTTGCAACACGCGTGAATCGGGAATTCCATGACAAATCACTTCGTTCACTGAAGTGCACACACTCTTTGGATAGCCCGAATAATTCAATGGGCTCGGGTATGCACCACGCTCAATGCACAAGTTATGCACATACACATCAATTTCATCGGTGGTTATTCCTGGACGAACAAATTCTCCTGCAAGGCGTAGTACTTCGGCAGCAGCAGAACACGCAATGCGCATGCGTTCAATAATTTCAGGGGACTTCACAGCAGATTCCTGCCAGCGCGTGACCTTGCCAGTCTCTGCGTACGGCGGCTTCACAATGTGGTCAGGAACGCTCAACATAGGTCTTGGTCAATCCAAAGTTCCTGCACCGATAACGCCCAGACCAGATGCGGCAAAAGTTGCAAGAATTCGTAAAAGGACATTAACCAACAAATCTTTTTTCATTAGTTTCCCTCTGAAATGGTCTTGAAAGAAGTAACACAACCAATACTGCAATAGAGAACAGACTTGTATTCACGAACCATGCCTTTGCCGCGCCAACTGTTGCATACAGGGCAAACATGCTTCACACCCTTGTATCCGAGATACAAAACATTTATTCCTGTATCAACCTTAGGTGTTGGTGCTACCGCACTTGAACTTGCTGATTTCTTTGCTGGTTTCTTGCCTGCCATCAGACATCCCCTTTTGCGTGGTCACGAATATGCTCATCTAGTTTTACTTCGTTACGAACAACGGTTGCTTCTACGCGGTCAATTGAGCGACCTAAGTTTTTACCAATCATGTCAAGTTTTTCAGAAACGACTCCATGGTCGGTTTTGTTTTCACGTCGTCCTTTTTCAACAAGGGCAACTAGCACGGCACCGACTACCGTTATGAGAGCAACTGTAATTGCTTCCATTCGGAATCATGCACCAGGCTTTGGAAGGGCGCGCCATGCAGCCTCAAACTTGGTTGCGTCTTTGCCCATCTCTGGAGAAAGTTCTATGTGCAGCCAATGCCCGCCTTGCGAGCCAGCATTATCATTTTCATCATAAATCTTGACCGATTTAGGGTCTGAGCCTTCGCCGCGAGAACATCTGTAACCGCGACCCCAGCCAGCTTCTTTGTCTGCTTTGTCTTTATCAAAAGCATAGTCATGCATCTCTTCGATACCAAGCGCCGCAGTGTTAGCGAGGAACCAATTCCAAGCCTCTACCGCTTTCTTACGGTCTGTGTAGCCCATATCAACGGCACGTCCAGTTGCGTGAACGCTCAACCATTTTGGGTCACCAGGAATCGCCTTAGGATTTTTCATCGACCTATTGGCCCAAATCCCCAGGTTCGTAAAACCCCATCTTTTCCCACAAAGTTCTAAAAGCTTTTGTGTTCCTGGAAGAGCTTTGCCTGAATTTCCATCAGTATTGCCAGTGTATTTGCGTGCCATTGAAGACTCCATCTGTTTGTGAATAACCGACATTTTCCTACCTTGACAGGAAACGTTCTAATATTGTACCCCATATAAATGCAGCAAAATAAATGCCTGCATTCTTATTGAGTAAATAGTTTTTATGCTTTATTCGCTTTTTTTGAAAATTATTCCAAGCAGATGAACAACAAGCGCAATGCCCGATATCCATAAACCCATAGTTCTTGTATCACCCGAGAGTGTAATTAGAACTGTTGCTGCACCGGCAATTGTCCATGCCAGTGAGTGGAATTCGTTTGTTATTTTTTTAAGTGTTTTCACTTTCTTCTCCTCTTATTAGAAGTTTTCTTGTCTTCGGATGGTGCTGAATCGCCGCCATCTCCTCCACCGCTACCACCACTACCACTTGGCGCAGATGGAGCCGATGGAGAGGCTCCACCCATTGTCATGCTTGCTGCAGCCGCCGCTGCTGCTACGACAACTCTTCGCGTTCCTACGTCTACTATGGAACCAAGTGGAACATACGTGTCAATAGCACCATCGAATACGTTAATTTCCGATTCCAGCGCTTCTCTGACTTCAGTAGGAGCGTCCTGAACCGCTGCAACTAGGGCTGCTGCTTCTTCTGGGGTTACATTTGAAATTTCAACAGCGTCAAAGATTTCTGTTGCCTGTTCTCCGTCAATGCTCTGCAAAACCTTTTCGCTGGTAGCAAGTTCGGTGGCTTGGTCTTCGGTTACACCGTTTTCAATAACAGAGTCAACCGCAGCTGCTACTTGCTCTTCAGTAACTGTGTCTGATTCTAAGACGTTTACCAGCTCTGTAAACTGCTCATCAGAAAGTGGTTCATCTAATACGGCAGAGATAATGGCATCAAACTTTTCATCCGAGATTGGTTCATCAAAAACTGCTTCAAGAGCAGCACTGAATTGTTCGGTTGACAAGGGCTCATCAAAGACTGCTTGTACTGCGGTATCAAATTGTTCATCGCTCAATTTAGAAGTATCTGCAAAAACAGCATCAACTGCAGCAGAAAAGTTTTCATCTGATAAAGATTCAGAGAAAACGGAATCAATGACTGTTGCAAACTGGGTGTCTGTAAGTTCCTGGTCGAGAAGAGAATTAACTACAGCAGTGAGTTCTTCTGGAGTTCCGGCATCGGCAATTAAATTATCAACAGCATCCGCAAGTTTTGTGTCAGATATAGGCGCGTCAAAGATATCTGCAACTGCAGCGTCGGCTGCGTCTTGAGTTTCTTTGGGTACGTCTATCGCTGGTTCATCCGTTTGTGTTGTTGTCTCTTGTTCTGGGGCATATTGTGGTACCGAGGTGGCGGGTCCATCGCTTTCGGTTTCACCTTCGCTCGCGGGTGTTTCAACTGGGGTTACCTCCACTGGGTCAAATATTTTTTCAATAAGTGTTGTTGTAGTAGGTGAAACCGTAGTTGTAGTTTCTGGTTCAGGTTCTACTGTTGTAGTTGTCTCAGATTCTGGTTCGATAGTGGTTGTAGTAGTACTAGTACTAGTGGTTGTTGTACTTGTAGTAGTAGTTGGAGGCAAAGTACTTGTAGTAGTTGTACTTGTAGTGCTGGTTGTAGTAGTTACAATAGTGTTGCTATCTTCAATAAATCCTGAACCAACATATATAGTCGCATTTTCGCTATAGTTATTAGAACGTACGGTAGACCAAGAGTTTGAGTTGTTCCCGTTCATGGTTTTTGTGCCATTGCTAAAATAGTTATTAATGTTTATCGCGTTGGAGTTTTCAGAGAATATATTTCCATCGATTACTTGGTTATCCAAACCCGGGGTCCAAGAAGTGGGTATCCATGAAAAAATATAGATAGCAGTTCCGTTGTTGTTAAATGTTGACCCGTACACCTGTATGCGGTTGAGCCCTTGTAATTGCGCAGCAACTACATTGTTTGAAAATACTGAGTTTTCAATTTTTACAAAACGTTCAGTTGCTAGACCATAAGAGTTATTCAAAAACTGAGAATTTTTAATATATATGCGGTCCCCATATGCGGAGTCTTCACTCTTTACGGAAGGAGTTGAACCGTAATCTGAACGAATGCCATAAACAAGATTTGTAAACTGGCACGACTCGAAAGTAGTTACTGTGTTGTTTTGCTGATACCAGGCATAGTTTTGAGACTCGGTGAACTTTACGTTAGTAACTGTAAACGTTCCATTGTTTGACCAAACAATACCCCCTGTAGCGTTTGCTCCCTTTTTGAAGGTCATGTCACTAATAGATATATTGCGAGTACCGTTGTTATATATGGAGCGATATTGGTTGTTTCCGTCGATTATCGTCTTGGATATTCCGGCACCAGTAATTGTGAGACTTTGAGTTATGGATGGAAGGCTAGAAGTTAGTGTGATTGTGCCTTCTGCTGTGATGGTAATAGAGTCATAAATTCCACCAGCCGTAGCATTTGCTTGGTTTATTGCCCAGCGAAGCGTTCCTTCAGAGCCGTCGTCAGCAAGGCTGGTGACTAAAAGCGAGGTGGGGGCAGGTGTTATTTTTGCCGAAACAGCGGTTACTACTGGTCCATATACCCCGGCCCAGTATCCATTATCCATTCCGCTGAAGTCCAGGGTTGCAGAAGATGCACCGGACGGAACCGTCAGCGTCAAAGTGAACGCTTCTTGGTTGTGGGCAACTGTTCTGCCAGTAGTTGCTGAAGCGCTTCCGGATACCAGGGACACATTCCACGTATCAGATATTGCCCCCCTGCCAACACTGTTGGTTGAGGAGTTATCCACAGTAAAAGAAATCTCTACAGTGTCTCCCGGGTTAACTGTAAAGGATTGACTTACTTCTCCAGTTGCGTAAGAAAATCTAAGGGCTCCGTTAAAGACCATCCCGCTTCCACCGTTTTGAACTATTGTCCAGCCGTCAGAGCCATTAAAGCTGCCATTTGTTATAACTGTTGACGCGCCGGACTTCGAAAGTGGAGGAGAAAATATGGCCAGAAATACAAGGGGAAATAAAACCAAGAATCGCGTCAATCTATTGACGTCTTTGTTTGACAACTTCAATTTAGGCCCAGCCCTCCCAAAATAACTAGTTAATTGTAGCACTTAATAAAAACTACTAATAAATGTTGCCTAACTAAATACGACCAGAACGTCAATCCTCAATACTCACAAGGAAAATTGGCTAAATAATCTACACTTAGAGCAGCAATCTACGCCGACCATTTCAGGAGTGAATACCAAGTGAGAGCAGGAACTTATAATTTCACATGCGAACAAGGCTCTACTTTTTCACGCCTAATAGAATTAGAACAACCAGACCTTGTGGCGGACCCAACTGGTCAGACTTTTGCTGTTTTTGATTTAAATGGTTATACGGCACGAATGCAGGTAAGAAGAACTATAGATAGTTCAACGGCGATGGTTACCCTTACTACGGAAAACGGCAGAATAATCATCAATCAAACTCCTGGTTCAATAAACCATATAAACATATATATGGCAGATGAACTGACAGCGACTCTTCAAAGCAGTGGCGTGTACGATATTGAAATAATTAATAACGGTGGAGAAGTGTCCAGGATTCTTCAGGGAATATTTACCGTCAGCCCTGAGGTCACAAGATGAGCAATGTCCCAAACAACGTAATAGTCAACGAGGACACAGCAAATCAGGTAATAGTTAACCAGGACGCCCCTAATCAAGTAGTTGTCAGACTGGCCGCAAATGCCGGAAACACAAGAAGATACGTCTTTGAACAAGGTACGTCATCCGCAACATGGGTAATAACCCATAGTCTCGGCGGGTTCCCGTCTGTAACCATAGTTGATTCTGCAAATACGCATGTATTCGGTGAGGTACAATACAATAGTAATACTCAGATTACGGTGACGTTTTCTGCGGCGTTTTCTGGTAAAGCATATCTCACGTAAGGTAGAGTAAAAATGGCACAAAAATTTCTCACAAATATTGACCTTAATCAAAACGAGCTGATTAACGCAACCTTTCAAGTTGTTGCAACCAACCCTGCTGAAGGCAACTTTGAAGGCCGGATGGTCTTTAATAGCACCACAGATTCAATCCTGGTCTACGGCAATGGTGCATGGCGTAAGGTTGTTAATAACATTGCAAAGGGTGGCTCTCACACCAACGCCATTACTCTTGATGAGTCAAACGGCACTGTTACCATCACTCTCAACCTTGCGGACACCTCAAACGCGGGTCTCTTATCTTCCGACTTCTGGAATGCCCTTAACGACGCAACCGATGCTGCCACTAACGGCAAGATAGCCAAGCGCGACGGAAACGGAAACATCAGCGTTGCTAACCCAACTGCTGACGGTCATGCTGCCAACAAAGGTTATGTAGACGCCGCTCGTCAAGGTCTTGATGTTAAGGCTTCCGTTAGGGTTGCCACAACCGGTGCAGTTTTATTGGCTTCAGGTCTTGAGGCCGGCGATGCAATTGACGGAGTAACGCTTGCTGAAGGCGACCGTGTTCTTGTTAAAAACCAGGCCACAGCATCCGAGAACGGTATTTATGTAGCTGTTGCTTCTGGGGCAGGTGCGGCTTCCCGTGCAGACGACGCAAATACATCAGCAAAAGTTACGACAGGAATGTTTACCTTTGTTTCTGAAGGTGATGTAAATGCCGACAACGGTTTTGTTCTTACAACAAACGACACAATTACTCTTGGAACAACTGGCCTTACATTTGTTCAGTTCTCTGGCGCTGGACAAGTTATTGCTGGTGACGGTCTTACAAAAGACGGAAACACCATCAATGCTGTTGGAACAGCAAGCCGTATTGATGTAACTGCAAACGCCATTGATATTCACGCCAGTTATGTTGGTCAGTCTTCAATTACAACGGTTGGAACAATCAGTTCTGGTACATGGAATGGTACAGACATTGCCGTTGCAGATGGTGGTACTGGCTCCTCAACAGCCGCTGATGCTCGTGCAGCCCTTGGTATCAAGACAACTGCTGGTGCTGTAACAACTAGTACTTCAGTACTTGCTCGTGTTGCCGACCAAGCATGTGCCGCTTCTTCTGGCACTACTTCGGTCACGACCGTCACGCACAAATTTAACACAAAGAACGTTCTTGTTCAGGTTTACCAAGTATCCACTGGTGAAACTGTCAACTGTGATGTTGTTCGTTCAAGCGTAGACGCGGTCGTAGTAACAATCAATGGCTCAACAATCGGTGCCGACGATTTCCACATCGTTGTAACTGGATAGGAAAACATGAAAATCACAGCAGAACAAAAAGCAATGGCAGCATCGTACGCAAGAAGCGTCCTTGGTGCAGCAGTCGCAACATACGCAGCAACGAACGATATCAAACTTACTGCTAATGCTCTTTGGGCAGCAGCACTACCTGTTATCCTTCGTTATCTGAATCCAAAAGATACAGCTTTCGGCAAAAAGGCTTAACGCCTTGCCCTGAGGGGCAATAACATAGGAAGCGATTGAGGTCGTGACACAAAAATTTATTACCCCCATCGCTATTCGGCAGTTGTCATCTGCTGGTTCTGATGGATTAACAATTTATGTTGACGGCGACACCTATGCAAGACTTCAAATCCAGGGCGGCGGACGCCTAGTTTGGGGTGACGGAACCAACGTTGCGGACGTAAACCTCTATCGCGATGAAGCAAACGTCTTAAAAACAGACGACACCTTCAAAGCCCCCATACTTTATATTGACGGAATCGAAGTAGATACTTCTGGTGCAGTCACTGACCAAGTTCTTAAATTCAACGGAACTAAATTTCTTCCCGGCACCGCATCAACCGTAGCTTCTCTTGATGACTTAACCGACGTAACCATAACAAGTATTGCGACTAACCAGGTTTTGCAATGGAACGGCACTGCGTGGGTTAACTCGAATGCTGCAGGCGGAGCAACAATCTCGGACACTGCTCCAGGAACTCCTACTGCTGGTCAAATATGGTTTGAATCCGATACGGGTAAAACTTTCGTCTATTACGATTCTCAATGGATTGAAATCGGAACACAGCCACTCGGGCCAAGTGGTCCTACTGGTCCTGTCGGTCCTACGGGTGTAACAGGAGCAACTGGTCCAACTGGTGTTGTCGGTCCTACGGGTGTAACAGGAGCAACTGGTCCAACTGGTGTTGGCGCAACGGGTCCAACGGGGTTAACGGGTGCTACTGGTGTCACGGGCGCTACTGGTCCAACGGGGTTAACGGGTGCTACTGGCGCTACGGGTCCAACTGGAGCAACAGGAGATACAGGACCTACTGGACCGACTGGCCCTGTTGGGGATGAAGGTCCAACTGGATTAACTGGGGCAACTGGTCCAACAGGTCTGACTGGCGCTACAGGTCCAACTGGGTTGACCGGAGCCACCGGTGCCACTGGAAATACCGGCGCAACAGGTGCTACAGGAGAAACTGGACCGACGGGTTTAACTGGTGCAACTGGGGCGACAGGCTTAACGGGTGCTACTGGATTGACTGGAGCCACAGGTTTAACGGGCGAAACAGGTCCGACAGGCATTACGGGCGCTACTGGTCCAACGGGCTTAACAGGTCCAACGGGAGCCACTGGTCTTACTGGCGCGACAGGCGAGACAGGACCGACTGGTCCCACTGGAGTCAAGGGTGATACGGGTTCTTTTGGTGGAGCGACTTTTGTTTACAACTACCTAACGAATACTGCCGATACAGACCCAGGTGCAACAAATCTAAAATTTGACTCCGCACTAGCGACCGCAACTTTTTTGTACATTGACCCGATTGACTTCACGTCTAATGATGTGTCTGCTTATTTAAACACAATTGACGATTCAACATCGGCAATCAAGGGACACTTTAAGGTAGAAGCAGTTGGAGATTCATCGCAATTTGTTTACTACGCGATTACTGGGGCACACACTCTTGTTTCTACATACTACAAAGTCCCTGTTTCATATTTAACTGGCTCGTCTCCTTCGTGGGCAACTGGACAAGATGTAATCATCACTTTTGTAAGAACTGGAGACAAGGGGGACACGGGTTTAACTGGCGCTACGGGCGCTACGGGTCCGACTGGCTTGACTGGTGCTACAGGTCTGACGGGCGCGACTGGCTTAACGGGTGCAACGGGTATCACAGGTGCTACTGGACCAACCGGAGTAACAGGAGCAACTGGCGCAACTGGAATTACAGGAGCAACGGGCGATACTGGCCCCACAGGACTAACTGGTGCTACTGGTTTAACAGGGGATACTGGGCCTACAGGTTTAACAGGAGCTACAGGGCCAAATGGCTTAACAGGCGCAACTGGTGTTACTGGCTCTACTGGTCCTACGGGCGTTACAGGCGCATCGGGCGCAACAGGTATCACAGGTGCTACTGGACCAACAGGCGTAACGGGGGCGACGGGAGTTACGGGGGCGACTGGTCTAACAGGCGTTACGGGAGCGACTGGAACAACTGGACTGACGGGCGCGACTGGTCCGACTGGAGAAACCGGACCAACTGGCGCAACTGGAGTTGATGGGCGCACTGTCCTTTACGGCTCTGTCAACCCATCTGCAGGAACTGGCGCTAACGGCGACTTCTACATTAACAATGTTTCTAATACTATTTTTGGTCCTAAAGCGGCAGGAACATGGCCTTCTGGCGTTTCTCTAGTCGGTGCCACAGGAGCCACAGGTGTTACTGGTCTAACGGGTGCCACAGGATTGACTGGTGCAACAGGACTGACTGGACCAACAGGTGCTACGGGTTTGGGTGCCACTGGAGCAACTGGTCCGACTGGTCCGACTGGTCCGACTGGTTCTTCTGGTGCCTCTGGCCCTTCTGGTGCTACGGGAGTGTTTCTTGTTTCTGATACTCCTCCAGCATCCCCGACAGTTGGAAGTATTTGGTTTGAATCGGATAGTGGTAAGACGTTTGTTTACTATGACTCGTTTTGGGTGGAGTCAAATGGTGGTGGTTCTGGTTCTGCTCAAGAAACTACACTCACAACAAACAGCGCAACGACCATCACGAGTTTTAGTAAAATACTTGCAAGAAGCGGTGAATTCCTCATCCAGGTAACTCAAGGTGCAAAATACACAGTGTCAAAAATTCTGTTAATTCATAATGGAACCATCCCGACTCTTGCCGAGTATGGCGTTATAGAATTAGGAACTACCCGTATTCCGCTAACCGTCTCCACTTCTATAAGTGGTGACAATGTTCTCGTTCAGGCAACCGTAACTGACGCTGCGACAACTAGCGCATATGTCAAGGTCGTCTCTAGTTTGATAGGTTTATAACATGTTAATTCAAATTTATGGTTGGACACTTTCAACAACTGGTACATATGCGCAAACACAAGAAGAACTTGCTCAAGCACTTCGTGAAATGCGTGATGTTCTTCTAAAAGAATCAGATTGGACACAAATGCCAGACTGCCCTCTTTCTGAGGAAATTAAAAACGACTGGCGTGTATGGAGGCAAGAAATGAGAGACATAACCTCTACTGTTTCTCGTCCTTTAGAAAACACTCTTCAACTTCCTCTGCCTCCACGCACGGGATACCCTGCCTCTTGGGATAACTGGGACTTGACTAATGGCTCTAGTCCATGGGGTGTCAGGACAGACAATATTCCATCGGATGGAGAATAGAAATGGCTAGAACAAGATTTACCGTTAAAGAAGGGATTGCTGTTGCTGACGACAATGTTGTTGGTGGTTACCCCTTAATTCCAGTTGGTGGTTTAATGCCATACGCTGGGGCAACTTCACCAGAGGGATGGCTCCTCTGTGATGGCACTGCAATAAACAGAACAACATACGCAAACTTGTTTGCATTGATTGGCACAACATATGGAAGTGGCAATGGAACAACTACTTTTAATGTTCCAGACATGCGTAGTCGCATGCCAATGGGTGCAGGTGCTGGAACTGGTTTAACCTCACGAGCGCTTGCGGCAACTGGTGGTGCAGAAAGTGTTGTTATTGCTTCGGGAAATCTTCCTCTACATACGCATTCTATTGCTCACGACCACGCCTCTGCGACTTCAGGAGCACAGAGCGTTGACCATAGCCATTCTGTAAACCCGCCGAATACTGGCTCCACCACAGGCAGTGCTGACCATTCTCACTCTATTGACCCACCGAACGCTAGTTCTGGGACTGTTAGTTCGGACCATTCTCATTCAACAGATTCAAGTAGTCATTGGCATGCTATTTATTACGTTACAGATGCTGCTTCTGGAACAGCAAAAGCCAGAGCAACTGCTGCGGGAACCACCCTAGGTAACCCTGGTGCAACATCGATGGAATCTCATTCTCACGGAACTGGCGGCATTAGCGCAAACCACTACCACACAACAGATGTTGGTGCTTTTGACTCCGCTGGTCAAAGCGTGGGGCATACGCATAACACTGATATTGCTGCTTTTGATTCTGCTGGTGCAAGCGTTGGTCATACTCATGCTGTTGACCTTCCAAACTTCACTGGCAATTCAGACAACGGCGGATTTGCAAACACCGCACTTGCAACAATGAACCCATTCCTAGCCGTTAATTACATCATTAAGTACTAACCATGGCTATTGACTTTCCAAACTCACCACTCACAAACGACCTTCACTCTTTTTCAGGAAAGACGTGGAAGTGGGATGGAGAAAAATGGGTAGTCATCTATACAGACTTGTCTGGTCCTATCGGTGCAACTGGCTCTACAGGGCCTACTGGTTTAACGGGCGCGACTGGTCCGACTGGATTAACTGGAGCTACCGGACCTACTGGATTGACTGGACCGACAGGACCGACTGGAGTTGCGGCGACTATTGCCGTTGGAACAACCACTGGTGGAGCAACCGGCGCTGTAACCAATAGCGGAACATCTGGTGCCGCAGTACTTGACTTTGTAATTCCTATTGGTGCAACTGGTCCGACTGGTCCAACTGGATTAACAGGTCCAACAGGACTTACTGGCGCAACAGGACTGACTGGACCAACAGGATTAACTGGCGCAACAGGTCCAACTGGAGTTACAGGACCGACAGGACCGACGGGTCCTACTGGCGTAACGGGCGCGACTGGAGTAACAGGACCCACAGCGATTACAAGTTCTGCAACTGCTCCAGCATCTCCGACTGCTGGGGCAATTTGGTTTAATACATCTACTGGTGCTTCTTATATCTACTACAACTCGGCATGGGTTGAACTAGGTGGTGGCACAATGTCGCCGTATCAGTGTACTTCATCTACTCGTCCATCGGGTCCGTGGACTGGAATGACCATATATGAAACGGACACAAATAAGTTTCTTTTGTATAACGGCTCTTCGTGGGTGATGCTCCTTAACTCCTCACAACCACCTGGTCTTCAATTTATTAGTTCAACAACTTTTACCACTACGGCCACTGCTCAGTTTGCTGGAGTATTTTCTTCATCATTTACGAATTATCACTGTGTTCTTGACTTAACAGCATCAACCGCTACAAACTTCTACATAAGACTACTTGTAAGCACTACTGCCCAGACTGGGAATATTCTTTCAACTAATTCGTATAATCAGTTGTCTGCTTCCACGATTGCAAAAAATACTAGAGCAGACCAATATGGCTTAATCGGTGCAGCATTTGGTACATATTCTTCCCAATACTTAATTGATTGGCAAAACCCATATGCGACTGCATACACTTCATATTATGCAAATGGAGTTGGTGGAAGGTCAAATACAGATAGTGATTTCAACCAAACATTTGCAAGAAATATTGTTACAACATCAATGGATGGGTTTGAAATTACAACTGCCGCTGCTGCAACATTAACTGGAACAATGACAATTTACGGTAAGAGATAATGCCTGCAATAACTTTTCCTTCATCTCCATATACAAACCAGGTTTACACTGTCGGCTCTAAGAGTTGGCAATGGGATGGTTCTGTATGGAACGCCTACTACAACGAAGGCGTTGACTCTGTTTACGGAACTGGCGCAGATGGTGATGCGACCCTAGACGGAACTACAACAGTCTTGGGTATGGCTCCGTCTGCAAGCGTTTACACAATGACTACGGATATGTTTTTCAATGACTTGACTATCAATACAAGTTGTCGACTTCAACCAAATGGTTATAGGATTTTCGTTAAAGGAATGCTTAAGTTTGATGGAACTAACTCCACGATTGGCTACACGACTGGGTATGCAACTGCTGGTTCTATTGCTCAAGGCGGAGCAGCCACTACTGCTGTCACTCATTCTTTAGGTGGTTCTGCTACTGGGTATACAGCAACAGCTCCGACTGCGGCGATGGGTGGAAGTAACTACTTCAAGGTTCCGACTCAAGCAATTACTGGATACTCAATCACCGCATCAGGCGGACCTACTTTTCTTCGCGGTGGTGCTGGTGGTTCTGGTCAAGCGGGAGGCGGAGTAGTAATTCTTGCCGCTCGTTATATTTCTGGTCCAGCATCAGGTACGGCTTACATAAAAGCGCCAGGTACTGCTCCTGCTGGTGGCGGAGTGATTCTGATTGTCTCCTCTAACGCATCTTTGCCATCTGGGATATCAACAGACGTAACTGGACAAAACGCAGGAACCTACTACTATATTCAACAGGTGTAAATATGGCAGTATCAAGAATTGAAGCAAATGTTTCCCGTACGGCAAACGATGCCGTTTACGGAACTGGTGCTGACGGTGACGTAACTATTACATCAGATACAACAATTACGTCGGATATGTACTACAACAATCTGACTATTAGCTCTGGCATATTTTTAAATACAAATGGATACAGGGTTTTTGTAAAAAACACATTGACCAACAATGGGTATATCGGAATCGGTTCCGTATCTGCTGGAGTTGTTGGTGAACCCGCATCTGCAGTCGCAAACGCAAGCTTAAAGGGACACACAAGTGGCGCAATAACATACAGAACTGGTGGTCAAGGCGGAGGCGGAACTAGTCCTGGAGTAACGGCATTACCGTCGTTCTTATATAAAGACATTAATGCAATGTCTGGCGGGATGATGATGGACCCAACGCTCGGAGTTCTTCCTATGGCTGGTGGCTCTAGGGGAACAACTGGTTCCATTGGGGATTCGGGGGCTACTGGAGCTGGCGCTACAGGAAGTCCTGGTGCTACTGGAAGTCCTGGCGCAAGTGGCAGTCCTGGTGCTACCGGCAGTCCTGGCGCGGCTGGAACCCCTGGTGCGGCTGGTGCTACTGGTGCATATCCTCCAAACGCAACAACGGTTAATGCTCCTGGTGGACGAGGCAACCCAGGTTCACAAGGTGCAAGTGGAAGTCCTGGTGCAAGTGGAAGTCCTGGCTCTGTTGGCGTATCTGGTGCAAGTGGAAGTCCTGGTGCAAGTGGAAGTCCTGGCTCTGTTGGCGTATCTGGTGCAAGTGGAAGTCGTGGTGCAAGTGGTTCACCTGGTGCTGGCGGTACTGGCGGTGCTGGCGGAACTAGCGGCATGGGCGGTGGAATTGTTTGTGTAATTGCTAAAAAAATATCAGGTTCAGGAAAGTTTGTGTCCCTCGGCATGTCTGGTTCTGCCGGTTCTGCTGGCAGCCCGGGAGCAACTGGTTCTCCTGGTACTACTGGAGCCTCTGGCACCCCTGGAGCCTCTGGCACCCCTGGTGGTCATGGTTCTCCAGGTAGTCCTGGCACTCATCCAACTGGTTCCAGCTTTGGTCCAGATGGAGCTGCCGCTCCCAGCCTTACTCACCCCAACCCGGACGGCTCACATCCAAACCCTGATGCTAGAAACTATTCGCATCATCATCATTATAATAACCATTCAGATAGGCATGCCCACTCCACGCGAGCACATACTGGTGCTCATTCAAAAGGGCATCACTACACTCACGCAACCCCGCACCATCATCATGATGGGCATTATCACCATCCTCACAATGACGGTCCACATGGAGGAGCGCATCACTGGGATGGTCATTGGTGGCATGCTTATTTCCAATTAAGTCATGGATATCCATTCCCTCACTATCATCAAAAACCAAACGGACATGGTGGACATAGTCATGGAGACGGAAGCGGTTATCATCACTCGGGGGTTTATCACGGTTCTTTTGGTGGGCACGACGGTCACGTTCATGCTCACTTTGGCTTGCCTCACCATAGCCACACTCATGCCCATCACCCAACCACTTCTCCAACATGGCATCACCACCATGTTGCTCCTCATACTTACCATGTTCACCCAAGTCATTATGCAGGCGGTGCTGGTGGGTTGGGTCAATTACGTGGAGCAGGCGGTTCTGGTGGAGCAGGCGGTTCTGGTGGAGCAGGTGGCACAGGAGGGGCAGGTGGCGCAGGTGGCGCTGGCGGAACTGGAGCGACTGGTTCTACTGGCAAGCGTGGAGGGGCTGGAGGCGGCGGCTCAATACTCTTGCTTACAGACTCAATAGCTGATACGATTACATACGACACAAGAGCAGGACTTACGGCTGACGCTGATAACTATTCAGCATCATCCGGTAGTGCATACGTCTTGCTAAACGTTTAGGAGAAAAAATGGACCTTGGCCTTAATAACCAACAAAAAGAGATGGCTCTTCGTAATTCAAAAGCTGGAATTACTACTGAGATTTATAATATTTTGATTCGCATTGGGATAGACCCTGATACGTTTGCGTCAGTTGACGAACTACCCGTATCCCATGATGGTGTATTTGCCGGCGAATACGGCAGAGTCAAAGGTCTTGTTTCCGCTTTGGAACTTATTGAAAGCAAGCTAGATGAGCTTCAATGAAACGTTTTGTTTATGTTCCGCATTTCCTGATAGGAAATGATTTAGAAATCCCTGAAGAGGCAAAAAAACTAGCAAAAGATGCTCAACTGTCAATCAGGACAGGTTTAGTTGGTGATGGAATAAATAAAGACTCTGTTTGTATAATCTCCATTCCAGAGGTTGCTTCATCGAATATGGATGGCATAGTAAAGTCCGGTCACATATTTTCTGTAGACATAACAAATGAATTTGTTGAAATGGGGAAAGATATTATTATGGAAACCGTATCTCCTATGGGCAAAAAAGAGCAGCACAAACCATCAATGCTGGAACGCCATGTTGCCAAATTTAGAACACGTTTTGACGAAGTGGGCAAATATGAAGTTATTGTCTTTAATAATAATGAAAAATTTTTAGTTTCTTCTTTTGAGGTTGTATGAAAATAGAAAAACCAGCAACCTGCATATCTGTTTATAGAGATGCTTTTGAGCCAGATATGGCGCAAGCTTTTATTAATATGCTTAATGAAGAAATAGAAAACGAATGGTCAGAACTCGGGTGGGGTTCTTCGGGCGTCGGACAAGGAACCGTAACTCAATACCGCACTTCTTTGTCATGCTCTTTGGTTCCACTTATGAAGCCATACCCGGAAACAGACCTTTCTAAGTTTTTTAATAGAACTATTCGTGACCAAATTTCTGAAGTTTCTGAAGACTACAGAAAAGAATATTTAATAGCCAATGCTATATTTGAGCCATATTCGGTTCTTAAGTACTTGCCCGAAGCTGAGTATCATGGGCATTATGACCACTTTAGAGACAACGCTCGTGTCTTTAGTATGGTTGCAAACCTTGTATCTCCTGAATCAGGAGGAAGTCTTGAGTTTCCAATGTTTGACACGACTGTCGAATGTGAAGCAGGCACAGTAATTATGTTCCCTAGCAATTTTCCTTATCTGCACATTGCTCATCCAGTTGTTAGTGGTACCAAATACTCGTTAGTGACGTGGTTCAGATGAGCATATTTGGCTATTTTGTTCATCAATTCAAAACAATGGGTCATAGTGGTAATGGCCGCCCCTGGGGGGTTGCCGAACGCGAAGAGCAAAACTACCAAGATGAAGAAGGTAGTGACCATGACGAAATGGAATGGGTTGCCAAAAAATATGACCTTACACAACACGCAGTAATTGACTCCGAAGGTGATAAGTTTAGGTGCGTTTTTATGTCAACACCAATGCCGTCATTCAAACAGGAAGAAGAAGATGATTAGTTACTCACTAGAAGACCACATGCAGTATGTGGAAACAAGAATAATTCGTATTTGCGCTCTTGCTGGCGTTGCGGACATGACGGTCAATGAAGAAAACTATAAAACAGTCAAAAATGGTTTAAAGTCAAACCTTAGCCCTGCTGAATATAATAGGGCTTACGGAGAATTGCGTCATCTTTACTTTGCCAAGTTTTTGGCTCCGCAGATTGAAAGTGCAACAAATGCCTAATTTTACTATTGAGGAAATGGCTCGTATTGCCAGGTCAATGCACAGTAGGGCAGAAACTGACTTAACACCGGCTCTTTCAGATAATGAACTGAAAGAAATTTATGTAAAAATGCGTGAAGTTTATGATGCGTCTGGGATTCCGTTGGAGCGCGTTATTTTTGTAGATGAGTTCCATTCATTTATTTTAGGCTCAGATGATAAAGCAGAATTCAGAAACCTAATTGCTGCCTGCGTTGACATCGTAGAAGCACTAGTGAGGATGCGCCGGCCGCAAAATATGCTTGTTATTGGTGCTCTTGAAAGCTTAACCAGAATAGCTCCGTATGTTGACGAAGTAACAGTGCTAAATACAATCATTACTCAGAGCGTATGTAAATACTCAAACACTTCTTTGTTTGACAACTTCACTACAGTTGACTATGCAGATATTGATTCCCTTGCTGGGACACAAGATATGGCTCTTGTCTACTGTCAGTCTCTTGGTTTTAATGACCACCTTTTGGAAGCAGTTATTAATTCGATAAGCACTGATGGTGTTTTGGTTGTTTCAAACGCATCAGACCTTGGCAATCTTTATGAAAATGGAGACGAGACTGGTGCTTATTTGGTTCATCAACAAATTATTAACTCAGGTCTATTTACTTCTTTCCACATCCCAACACAGATAGCGTTTACTGTATATGTCAGACATGGTAACTAACCAAGATTTAATTAACCTTCGGACGGTATCTCAAAAACCAGAACCCATTGCAATTGTTGGTTCCGGAACCGCTGGATTGATTGCTGCTATTTTGGCGAGGCGTGCATTTCCCTTGTCCGACGTAACGGTCATATCATCTTCAAAGATAGGCATCATTGGTGTAGGTGAAGGCTCTACTGAACATTGGCGTCAATTTATGGACATGTGTGAGATACCACTTGACGACCTGCTCATAGCTACATCAGCTACACACAAATACGGTATTCGTTACGAAAATTGGCATACAAAAAATACTGACTATTTTCATAGCGTTGGTGCCGTAGATGACATTTTTGCTTTTGGTCTATTTGGTGTTTATATGGGCCTTCTTGAACAAGACAGATTATTTACGCCTAATACATCCAGTGTCGGAATAGTCAAAGATAAAATACCCCGTGCTGGGTTGCATAAGAGTACTAATCAATTTCATTTTGACACTTTTAAATTGAATGAATTTTTTACGTCGTTAGCATTTAGCCGCAATATTAAGTTTGTTGACGGAGAAGTGGCCGAAGTAATTCTTGATTCCGAAACAGGAAATATCAATACGATAACAACATCTCAAGGAGACGAAGTATCGGCCTCGTTTTGGTTTGACGCTTCCGGATTTTCTAGGGTGCTAATGAATAAACTAGGCAACGACGAATGGGTGTCTTTTAATAAGTATCTACTTAGCAATACTGCTATTGCTTTTCCAACCGAAAGCGACCCAAATGGTCGAATCCGCCCATACACCAGAGCGCGAGCAGCATCTTCTGGCTGGATGTGGGAAATTCCAACACAGGAACGCCGTGGTAACGGTTATGTATTTTCTTCTGATTTCATATCTGCAGAAGATGCCGTTATCGAAGCTGAAAAAATGAGTGGCTATAAGATTGACAACCCTCGGGTCATTTCCTTTGATGCTGGCTATTTAAAAAATGTATGGGTAAAGAACTGTATGGCCATAGGTCTTGCTTCTTCTTTTGTTGAACCGCTTGAAGCTACAAGTATTGGTTCAACTATTCAACAAGTCCGTCAAGCCATATCCTATATAGCGTCATACGCTCCTGGACATACTGCTTCGCAAAAGCATTTTAATAAAGGTTTTGAAAAGATGATGCGAAACATTCTCACTATGATTCGTCTGCACTATCACACAGATAGAAAAGACTCTCCTTTTTGGGAAGCAATGTCTAACATGCCAGTAAACGACGAATTGCAAGAATTGATAGAACTATGGTCTGAGCGCCCACCATCGCGCTATGACTTTGAAAACAGTTCTGGTGAGCTTTTTCAAACACCACACATAGCTCACGTGGCTCAAGGGCAGGGATTAATTAGCAAAGACGCATGCACTAGAGCCATGAACATGATGGTTTTGCGCGAAGCAATTTTTTACGAAATTGACAAGATGAGACAGAATCGTCACAATCATGAATTGGTTGACCATGCAACTGCTCTTAGAGAATTAACATCCACAGACGAAGAATGGTTGTATAAATGAGTCACAAACTCCCTGCAGTAAAACCTGGACAAATTAGATTTACGCCGACCGATAATAGATTGATGGAGTTTGCCCCATTTATTAATGAGATTATTAATCAACCTTCGTGGTTTAGGCGAATAGGGAAACATCAAGGCTCGCTTCGGCGTTGTGCTGGAACTATTGATTATCTTGCTGCTGGCGTAACGCTTCCACTTTGGACAAACTATAGATTCAGGCCTGATGGTCATGGAGCATGGGAAACTGGTGGAGACGACTTTAGCCCTCCTGCAGGCATAAGCAGTGTTCAGGGTTTTTCTTATGAATCAACTGGCTCTTGCCCCATGACAGACATGAGAGACATCGAGACTGGACAATATCCAAAACTTGTAAATCCATGGCGATTTGAAACAGCTCCGGGATGGTCGACACTTGTGTTGCCGTTACATTGGGAGCCCAATGCTAACTTTACCGTTATTCCAGCAATAGTAAATACTGACTATTATCATCTTGCTAACATCGTTCTTAACATAACTGGAGATGCGGCTTTTGCAATCAAGGTCGGAACGCCAATTGCTCAATTGGTACCTTTTAAACGTGATTCTGATTTTTCAGAAATTGTCTTTAATGATGAGTCGTATTTCAAATATGTTGCAACAACCGGTTTTGGCATGGGGCACATAGCGCCACATGACGGAACTGCCGCCCCTTATAGGAGAGAGCGGACCAGGGTAGATAAGGCTATTGAAAAAGAAAAGAAAATAAGATGGCCGAAAAAATAATCAATACAACTATTTATAACGAAAAAGACCTCATAGAGTTAGCTATTTTGGAACAGTTTGCCAATCATCACCTAAATAGAGATATAGACACGGCAAAAAAAATCTTTCAAGACTCTAAAGAACGTAATAATAAATAAACAGTACTCAACGGCTTATGTAGTAAAATGTAACCCATGGGACGCAATGGGGCCGAGTTTACTGCCCCAGAGGACCTTGCTTAGCTCTTGCAAAATGCTGATGGGCATGATAAATTTTGCCCATGTTTTTTAACAAGATTATTGCATCTGTCAAAACAATGTCATCCAAGGACTATTGGACAAAAGTCAACACTGTAGAAGCATGGGGATTTGCGACCAAGATTGCTATTATTTTCCCTGGCTTGCTTTTTGATAAGCAGTTCTGGTGGCTTTATATTTTTGCAATTATCTCTAGTGTGAGCCTGATTTGGACATCCACAAAGAAGACGCTTCCTACAATCATTCTTTTCAACGTGGCGTGGGTCGTTTTGGCCAGTCTTTCTATTATTAAACACTTTTGGTGGTTCTAATCCCCTCGGATTTAGAAACAAAACCCCCTCGGATTTAGGAAAATCATTACCCGAGTCGAAGAAAATCTCAATGCGAACATGGTGTAAAATGGTGGCATATGGCTATTGATTTCCCTAACTCACCTGCGCCAGGCACCAACCACACTGTAGATGGCAAAACTTGGACTTTTACAGACGGTAAGTGGGCGCTCAATGTCGGAGTAGGGGGTGTTCAAGGTCCGACTGGTGCCACTGGTTCTCAGGGTGCAACTGGTGCGACAGGACCACAGGGTGCAACTGGTGCGACAGGACCACAGGGTGCAACTGGTGCGACAGGACCACAGGGTGCTACGGGGTTAACTGGCGCTACTGGAGTCACAGGAGCAACTGGTGCGACGGGTACCGTGAGTTTGGCTAGCCCTGCGTTTACAGGAACACCTACAGCACCTACGGCTGCTGCTGGCACAAACACAACCCAGTTAGCAACAACAGAATTTGTTACAACGGCTGCTGCTGGTGTTACAAGCGGGTTCCGCAACTTAATCATCAACGGTGGAATGCAAGTAAACCAACGCAATACTGCGGTTACTTCTTTTGGCTACACCACAGACCGTTGGTACTTGGACAACTTTAGTACATCGGCATCCATATCGTTAGCAAGCAATACAGATGTTCCTGCTGGACAAGGTTTTACGGCGTCCCTCAGAGCAACAACTACCTCTGGTGCAGTTGCAGGCAGTGGTGATTTGGTGGCTATAGTCCAAAAAATTGAAGGATTCAATAGCGCACAATTAGCATTTGGCACGGCTGGTGCCAAGACTGTTTCTTTATCTTTTTGGGTTCGTTCAAGCGTTATCGGCACTCACACTTTTAATCTTGCAGACGAGTTTTTTAGTCGTATTTATATCGGAACATACTCTATTGCGGCTGCCAATACTTGGGAAAAGAAAACCGTTACTGTTGCTGGAGATACAACAGGCACTTGGTTGACAAACAATGGAGTTGGTGTGCAGGTTAGATTCCCCATACAAATTGGACCAGATATTCTTGGTGCTGGCAATGTTTGGGTTGCTGGTTCTTATGAGGGTATTACTGGCACGGTCAACGACCTTGCTACCACTGGAAACATATTTGCTATTACGGGTGTGCAGTTGGAGCAGAACTACCAGCCAACCCCGTTTGAACAACGACCATACGGTGTAGAACTAGCACTATGCCAACGGTATTACCAGATTGGCAGACTTGCTGCTGCTGGGTATGGAATAATTGCAACTGTTGACTCGGGAGCGTATGGAAACTTTAGTTTCCCGACAAGAATGAGAGCGACACCAACAATAACTGAATTAACAAAAGCGCTTGGTGGTTCTCCTGCTGGATATGGCTCTGGAACAACATATATAGATGTGTCTGGATTCGGGTTTAGATATAACCACGGTGGAGGCGGAGGTGGGTCTGGTTCAGGCAACTTGTCTTTTGACCTAACATGGAGCGCAGCATCAGAACTATGAGTTACTCAATTTTAGAATCAGAACTTTTCGGAATAACAATTTTTCATAAAGAAACCAAATCTTGGATTCCTATGGATGAAGCAAACACGGATTATCAGGCGTATCTTGCGTGGGTTGCTGAAGGTAACACCGCTGAAGAATGGAACCCTGAGTAGGACTGCCTGCTAGCATCTCGGTATGAGATTTCATGTAGTTTCCCTCCCTCACACCAACACCACTGAAGACTTTACGGCTTGTGCCTACACGGAGAAAGTCCGTAAGTTCTGCATCATGATGAAAGACCTCGGTCATACCGTATTTCTGTACGGTGGCGAGTTCAACGAAGCCCCCTGCGATGAGCACATCACCTGTATTACCGAAGAACAGCGTCTAGCGGCTGTCGGACCCAATCATTACTCGGCTGCGTCCTTTGACTGGAACCTTCCCCATTGGGTTGAATTCAATAGCAATGTAATCAAAGGCATTCAAGAGCGCCTAGAGCACAAAGACTTTATTTGCCTTATCGCTGGTTATGCCTCCAAACCAATCGCTGACGCTTTCCCTGACGAACTGAGCGTGGAGTTTGGAATTGGGTATGGTGGCTCGTTTGCCAACTTCAAGGTCTTTGAGTCCTACGCATGGATGCATTCCTGCTACGGGTCCAAAGTTACGGACCCCCACGCCCTTGACGGCAAGTTTTATGACACGGTAATCCCAAGTTATATTGATATTCAGGATTTCCCTTTACAAGAAGAACCAGACGACTACTATCTCTTCATAGGACGGCTTATTGAGCGCAAGGGCTATCAGATAGCAGTAGATGTCTGTAAGGCGCTAGGAAAGCGTCTGGTGGTCGCTGGACAGGGTTCTGCGCCCGACTATGGCGAGTATGTGGGCGTTGTAGGAACGGAAGAGCGAGCCAAGCTCATGGGTGGCGCAATTGCTACTTTTACTCCAACTATTTACGTTGAACCTTTTGGGACAGTAGCCATCGAAGCCATGGCCTGCGGGTCCCCAATTATCTCGACCGACTGGGGTGCCTTCACCGAAACGGTGATTGATGGAGTGACCGGATTCCGGTGTCACACAATGCAGGAGTTCGCTGACGCAACTGAGCAGGTAAAGAGCCTGGATAGGGCCGCAATCAGTAAGTACTCAAAAGGCCGCTACGGATTAGACACTGTTGGGCTCATGTACGAAAAGTACTTCACCCGCCTTCAGGGCTTGTGGGGCAAGGGTTTCTACGAGCTTTCTTAGCTCACCACTTATCTATTGGGCATTCAGCCTGGAGTAGTTTCACCTTTAAGTGCATGAAGCAACCGCACAGCTTACATTGTTTGGTTAGTTTCCTAAAGTGTTCGCAGTCTGTACACGTTTTGTAACGCGAATCTTGTAGTGATTTATCCGCATATTCGGTGTCTAGGTTGAGGAAGTCTACAGGACTGACTTCCTGGTTCTTCCCACGAGTTCTTTTACTCATTACCACTTGCCTACAGGGCATTTTGCGTGTAAAAGCTTTGTTTTAATAGGCATCATACATCCACACTGAGAGCACTGTTTTGTGGCCATAAGGTGCTCGCAGCCTTCGCACAGGTCATAGCGAGATTTCTGTACTTCTTCGTCTACGTACTCGGTCTCAGGGTTAAGCATGTCCCATGGACGGACGACTCCAGTCTCCTGCCGTTCTAGGTTCTTCTTTTTCCATTCTTGCCAAGGCGATGTCATGTCGATATATTAGCGTAATAAACTGTAAACTGTGTATCTAAAGACCGAGGTAAAAAATGGGAATTGAACAGTTCTTGACACATGAAGATAAACTGGAATCACTTACAGCATTGAGAGATTTGACTGACGCATACGTCTCTTCTTTGTGTAAAGAGGTGGGGCTTTCCTATAGTGATGAGAGTATCGAGACACTGAGGGGCTCGTTGGAAATACCGTCATATGGCTACACAAAAAAAATGATGATAATTAATTCCTTTGATAATTTAAAAAAAATAGACCTAAAGATTGAGGAAATAAAATGAGCGACAACCCAATCGAAGTACGACCAGGCATTGACGTAACTATTCGTCCTGAGACCGTTGGTATTGATTCAGCAATACAAAAAGACCTACTACTTAGAGTCCCCGATAGCATTAATACGGGGTTTTTTCACTTGATGGACAGCGTTCTTATTGTTGAAGGTGTCAATGTTGCAAATATTGGTAGATGCGACAATTTGACATATGGCATAAAAAAATGGACCGACTTTGATGAAAGTGAAATCGACGGTCTAATGTTTGGAAAAAACATCCCTTATACAGACGAGATATTTGGACCTGGTCACATTAAGCACATTTATGGATTTTCCCATGTTCCTGGTGTTTTTGGGTTTTGTTTTACTGAATTTGCAAAACCCGAATTAGAAAAAGGTTCCTGGAGTGAAGTTTTAAAAGTAGGACGAACATTTGGAGAATTACTTAAGGTTATGCACGAATGGTCGCTTCTTGTAGACGAGCCATTTAACTCAACTCACGCTTTTTCGGTATTGTGTAAGAGGGTTTTTGACTTCTTGCAGCCACCAAAAAAAATAATGGATGAAATAAAATCATACCCAGATATGCATCTTGTTCGTTTTTTACGGGGCGATAAATCACATCGAGACTTAGTAGAAGATTTCCCAGAGATGTCTACAGCTATGAAAAAATGGGTTGTCTCAGTAGTTGAAAATAATACTAAAATGTCTTTTGACGAAGTTCTTGACAAAATATGAGTGAGCAAATTCTGCGAGAAGTTAAAATGCAGTGTTTTGCTGCAGTTGTAGATGGCGAAGTTGCTGGTAATTACTGTTTTAAAGAAGAAGATGAGAAATGGGTAGCCATATTTTCAAGTAATCCAACTTTTATTCCAGTAGAAGAACCAATACAAGAAGGTTTAACCTGGGATGGGATTGAGTTTAAGTAATAAAACTCACTCTGGGTAGTTAGTGAATTGACTTTGACATGCGAACTTCTCAATCCAGTAAGGTCGTTCGGAGTTAATTCCATCTACGTCTGTTCCACAGTACCAAACTTTATACATCGGTAATTCAAAAAATCCGCACCCATCGGTATTCTTTGGTCCAACCCATGCAAGTATGTTTACGCCAGTATCAGGGTTGTATCCATGCCAGTACAGGTTTCCCTCTATTCCGTGTCCAATCTGAAACGCTTCTGAGTAAATACGAACTCTTGCGTCAAGGTCTCTACATTCTCCGTTGGCGTTTGTGACGCTTACATCAGAACATGGACCGGTTACCGCCCTTGCAGAATATGAAGTGTAACTACTTGTATAGTAGCCACAAGTACCGCATGGGTTTTCTGTGTTTTCATGAAAAACGCCTGCTTCGTAGCATGGGTACGCTTTGTCGGGGCATTTATTATCCGCATTGTCGTAGTTCGCTCCAGCAACCGTATATGTAAAACATCCTGTTTTTGTATACGTTCTGTCGGAAGCAATGCGCTTTGTGGCGCAGTCGCCACCGGTTGAGTACTCTGCTCCGTTCGTATATGCAAATTGGTTTTGACGGCAGTCAAGAGCGATTACTGAACCGTAGTCCGTTCCTGCTGTATTGACGCCTTTGGCTCGCGCTTCCCAATTCTGATAAGTACCGTCTTCGTTGTCTGTGTATGTTACTGCGTAACCTACTGCTCCGTCTATGTTGTTACCGAGTCCAGTAGTTGTTGTGGTGCTAGGTACATAACTTCCGCCGACTATACGTAATTCAAAAGAAGCCGTTGTTAAAAAATTATTAGGGTCAGCCGTTCCAGTAAAACTTAATTCGGTTGCGCTTGTCTGAGTAATAGTGGATGAAACCATCTGCGGTCTGGCGTTCCATACCTCAACCCAATCTGTTCCGTTATGAGCATAAACTGCTATCCCGTACTTCCAACCGTCATTATTGGGGCCACCGCTAGTTCCGTTTTTACCCAAAGGAATACCCGAGACGAAGTCGTTCGCCCCTTTAGCAGCCTTGAATTCATTAGAACCGACGTTTGGCATTTTTTATGCGACCTTTATCCAAATGTCGTGTTGTTTACCGCCTGATGGGGCACTTGTAGAAACTGTTTGCTGAGGGACTGTTGTGTAACTAAGCATTGTGTTAGAAACTGTTCCAGAATCTCCTGTTGTAACTATTGTTCCAGTTACGTTTGGAACAGTGATTGTTCTGTCTGCGGTTGGGTCAACTACGCTTATTGTTGTTTCGTATGCGTCTGCAGAAGAGCCTTCAAACGTAATACTTGAGTCCGAAAGGTAAAGACCAGAAATAGTCGGTGAAGCTATGGTCTTGTTGGTTAGTGTCTCGCCGCCGGCAAGGGTTGCAAGAGTTCCAGATGTTGGAAGCGTTACCGAAGTTCCTGCGGTAGCAGTCAAGTTGACCGAGAAGGCTCCCGTAATCTGAAACGTAGACCCATCAGCAAGAGTTAGGGTCGCTCCAGTACTGGGAGCAGTTATGGCTAATTTGTTTACCGATGTTGCCGAAGCTACGCCGAGTGTTGGGGTCGCCAGTGTTGGACTTGTCGCAAAAACTGCATTACCAGTACCCGTTGATTCGCTGCCAAGCGCTGTACGTAGGTTGGCCGCAGTTCCTGAAAGTTTTGTTAAGGCAATTGCTGCTGAAGCGTTTATGTCGGCATTAACAATTGCCCCATTTGCTATTTTTGCACTAGTAACAGCAGAATCGGCAATCTTTGCTTCTGTGATTTGCCCATCATCAATATCTGAAGTTATTACGGTACCTGGAGCAATATGGGAAGAATTAATAGAGTTAGGTGCAATTTTGGTGCTAGTTACTGCTCCAGTTGCTATCTTTGATTCAATTATGACTCCATCAGCGATAGTAAATTGAGAAGAAGAAACCCAGCTATCTCCGTCCCAGTATTGAACCTCTCCGAACCCGTCACCTCTATCAATAAGGTAGCAAAATTGTCCAGTCGTCAATAGTGGTTTACCGTCTCCGCCGAGAGCTATTGCTATTCCATCGCCAAAGGCAAGGTCTCTTTGGGCAACGTTCGTGAAGCGAGCAATAACCTGGTCCATAAGGAAGTTATTTACATCTGTTGCGTAAGCAATTTCTCCTGAAAGAAATAATCGTGTTCCAGCCATTTTGCTATTCTCCTGCGTTCCTGTTGAAAAAGTTTATCATTTTAGCCCCAAGTCAAATCATCAAAGACGCCTAGCGATGGGTCGTCAAAGGTAAACGAGAATTCGTCTACTGTTGTGTGTGTCAATAAAAATCCTGCTGGTTTAGCTAGCGTGGCTATGGTCATAACTGCTTGGCTTGTCTCGCCAGCGTCTGCATCTATGGTTTCGTTTGTAAGAGTTTGTATGTGCAGGGCGAAAGGGTCCCCGTTGTAGATGGGAGATACTGCTACCGAGCGAGTCGACTCTTCTCCGTCTACTGTCCTTGTAGTGACCTGCTGGACAGCATGGATTATGGCTCTTCTTGTTCCAGCATTTGTTCCAAAGTATCCACCAGCAAGCTGCCATTCGAGAAACTCTCTAACTGTTTGAGTATTGTTAAAATACAATGACCCATCAGCAAGTTGTATATTCCCAACTAGATTTGCGCCAACAAATTGCAAAGCCCAAGGTATGTAGTCGTTCCTAATTGAACGTGGCGAAGTTAGAACACTATGCGCCCAATGAGACGTCATTCCTTCTGCTATAAGAATTTCGTAGTTTTCATAACCCCACATTGCGTCATGTTCTAGTCGAGTATCTCCGGCAGCACTAGTGAGTATGTCTACCAACCTGTAGAGAGGATAAGATGGAAACTCGGCAACAGAATCGTATTCAAAATAAAAATCCGGCATATAGCGGCGTATAGATGGAACAAACGGGTTTGAATAAAATGCTAACTCGTTTATTAAATGAGGACAGGTCAGATAAAGAGTTTTTGCTTGATGTCCAGATATTGTTATTTCTACATTTGCAAAATTTGAAGCTTGATTATCTGGAACAATAGAAGTATTAGAGTGTGCCCCATTATACAAGCCGGCACTAAATACCTCATTATGAGCTACGTCTGCTGGGGTTACTGAATTAATGTACAGGAGAGAAGATACAGTAACTTCTGAAGAAGATTTAACACGGCAATTAAAAGAAAGTGTCTCCCCATTGTCTTTTAGTACTAGTGGTACATCCAAAAGTTTGATTGTTATGTCGTTAGTATTTGATGGAGAAATTCTAAATGAATATCTTGAATCAACTAAATAGTCAGTAGATATAAGGGAAAAAGTTCCGTTGCCTGGTTCTAATTCCCAGTCATGGGCATATCCGGAAATAGGTAATGCTCTCCCATTTTCGTCCGTAACAAGAAGTGAATTGGTTCTAGAAAGTAAATTTCGTGTAGTTGGCATAGTTACGCATCTATCGTCACGTATGTAAGGTCTATGTTTCCAACGTTTATATTTGGAAGCGTTCCTTTGTTCTTAAATCTTCCATCAGCATCAGTCGTGGTAATCCAGTCAAGAGCCGCTAAATAGTTAGAAAAATCAATATTAGAAACATACGCAACTCCAGGTATTTGACTAATAATTGAAACTATCTGGCTATTTCTAACTCTGTCTGATGTATACGGGAAAGAAGTTGGGCTTAGGTAGTCAATAAGGGCATTTTCAATAGATGTCTGTACGTCTGTAGAAATGTAATTAGAATAAACAGCTATCTCTCCAGATATATCAAAACTAACAAGTGTTGGGTCGAGTATCTCGAAAGAAAGCCCTGCAACCGCTTTATTTCTTACGTCAGTAATGATGCTTGATTTTTCAAGAAAGTTAAGATACGTATTAAAACCGTAAGCAAAGATTGTTACGTATCCAGAAACGTCATCTCCAATATGAACCGTTCCAGAAGTTACAGGAGTAGACGATACATTTCCATGTACAAGAGCAAACCGAACGGTTGACCCGGATGAGTAGGTTACTGTGTACTCCCCGTTGAATATTCCAGCTGGGGTCGCATCGACTATAGAAACGGTTATTTTATCTCCAACAACAAAAGTGCTTTCGGTTTCAAGAACCACTGTAGCCACATCTGAAGTTATACTTACTGACGCTATATCCTGAGAGCGATATACCCCTATTTCCCCAGATATGTCATCGCCATTAGTGAGGTCGTAAACTTTACATCTACTTACGACATCTGGATACGCAGTAAGAATATATGCCTCAATTTGAGAAGCCTTAACTAGTGCCTGGGTCGTAGAACGAATATAGGTAGAAGCTCGTGACAGATAGTCCTCGTCAGTGTCTGCGTTTATGCCGTTGGCAAAGTTGTTTGGTGACGCCGTCACGCATGCCTGAATTGGTGTTCCGGATGAAATGATAGTGAAGTCAACGTTGTCATCGATTGGTGGGATGATTCCAGCCTCTAAACATGTGAGTGTCACTTGTGCGGACGGGTAATCCAATGCTGTTTCCGGGTCAACTGATGCTATCTCTACTGCTTCGGTTGTCCAGAAAGCATATTGCACAACCTCGTCTTCAAATATTGTGTCATACGTAAAAGTTGTTCCGTATGGGATTACGGCTCCATCGTACGTATCAAGATAAATGATTACGTCTATTTCGGCAGGTACGGCTTCTTGTCTCTGATACCCCATTAGCGAAACTATCCCAGACATTAATCTATTTGGGAGTCTATTTATGGATGCAATGTTGTGAGCGCTGATGTAGGACATTGCTTGAAATATTGCGTCTTCTGGAGTCCCTGTTCTGAGGTTAAAGTCAGGAAGGGTTAAGCGAGCCAGCTCTATGGCATCTCTATAGATGTCTCCTGGTTCCTTGTCGAAGACCGTTAGGTTTATGTATTCTGTAAAATCAGCTGGCATTTTGTCCTCTTGTTACGACGTGAAGGAGAAACTTATCTTAGTTTTCCCCGTATTTGAATCATTACCAGTAATTGATAAACCATTAATTGATACTTCAGGAATAAATCTAGAAGCATTAAGTACAAATAGCCCTTTATCTATATTGCCGAAGGTTGGGTCATTTACTCCAAATGATGGAGTAAAGGGATGAGTCAATGGTTCAGTAAGGAGACATATTGTCAATAGTTGTGAGTAAAAGTCGTTCGTTCCATCGGCAAGTTTCTTTAAACCTGTGGAATCAAATTTAATAGGGAATGCAATCATGTCCATTTTTCAATTATCCCACATTATCTTGTTTGTTTACTTGATAGTGAAGTGATGCAACCTCAGAGCGAAGTAGTTCAATTTCTGCTATCAATTCCTGAACTGCACTAACTGTCAGGGCAATCACTCCTGGTTCTTTCCAGTACATTGCTTCATGTTCTATGCCGTCGGGTGATTTATGCATAACTAAGTCAGGAATAGACTCCTGCACTTCTTCCATGACGAAACCGTACTGGAGTTGAGTACGCCTGTTAAAGACATCATATGGCTCATTTGGAACCAGAATTTCTTCTTTAAATCTAAAGTTTCTCGGTTTAAGCAAAGATAATTGTTCAATAGCATTTTCTATTGGAACTATCTCTTCTTTGTGAGCACGAAGAGAAACTGCAGAAGCGCTGTTTTTCTTCAATTCACCTGTTGAAATACGAACAATACCTTCAGTTGCTGAAGATGGACCAGGGTTGTAGTAATACATCAAGCCATACGCTTCAAATGAGGAAACAACAATACCAGTGCCCGAGTTATAAGAACCAGCAGGACCCGTTGCGCCGGTTGCACCCACCCCGCCATTTGTGCCATCTGTGCCAGCGGTGCCTGTTGCACCAACTCCACCCTGTGGGCCAGTTGCACCAGTCAAACCTGTTGCTCCAACTCCACCCTGTGGGCCAGTTGCACCAGTCAAACCTGTTGCTCCAACTCCACCCTGTGGGCCAG